ATTTCTGGACTTTATAGTCTGGATTTCTGGACAAACTTGTCCGGATTTCTGGACTTCATCATTTACTGTTTGACTGAGTTTGTCCGGATTTCCGGACTTTGTGCGAAAACCCCATAGGTTCCCTTTTATTGAGTAAAGATATCCTACTTTTTCTAGTTGTGCAATGGCTTCGTGATAAGTCGATTTCTTTATTCCCAACTTATTTTCAACAGCTTTCTGGCTCAATTCAAGCTTGTACCCATTAGCATTGTTCGCTAAGTAAAGATAGATACCAAAAGCTGAAGGTTTTAGTTTTATAAAAGCTTCAGTCCATTCGTCCTCCCCAATTTGGAGAAAATTTTTCTCATACTTTGGCTTTTCTATTTGAACTATTCTTTGATTTGGACTACTCATCCTTTGATTACCTCACTTTTATCTGCCGGTAATCTCTGTCATTGCTTCTCGTAACTGTAGAGTATCTATAAAAAGATATACGTCAAATTCTGGACGTTTGGGATTCATCTCCGTTCCAACGATTCTAAACCCTTTTTGCCGTAAAGCAATTGCTAATCTCCGGCTATATATTTTTTTGATATTCTGATTTTGATTCTGATTTTGAAACATTATAAGTCTCCTTTGCAATTTTGCACGCTTTTATTCAAGACTTCTTTAGATAAAACTCGATAGCATCTCGCAAAAAGTCACTAAGCCGAACACCCTTTTCCTCACAATACTTATCAATCTCTTCTTTGACTTCTTTTGTGACATTTGTTCTTACTGGATTATCATATTTGACTTTCATTTTTCTCACCCGCGCGGACTCCAAAAATTTGGGTAAATTTTTTAGCAACGAGACAAAAGTTAGTTTGACTGACTTTTAGATACTAGAAAAACTGGCAAAACCCAGCAAAAGGTTTTGCCAGCTAATTTCAAAAGAACACGTCTTTTGGCTTCAGGTCGTTTCCACGAAGCCATTCCTTAGCTACTTCAATGGCGCGCAACGCGATAGCTTTAGAACAAAAAGTTGGGCCAAGTAAAAGAATGTATGCCGGTGTCTCGGTGACTGCCCAATCCCCTATTTTCTTATCATAGCAAATAAAGTAAGCGCCTCCACCGCCGTTCTCTTCCGAAAAGCGCCAAAGAATTCGTTCTAGTACCTCATAATTCGAGCGCTTCTCCATAAGCGCCCTATTCGAGCAATAATTAGCTCCTGCGTAGAGTAAGGCATCAATACACAATCCTTGCTCTTTGCCACGAGATATAAGACCGTCCCTGTCAATATAGTAATAAGTTTCATCCTTTCCCCTCTTTTCAAAAGGAGACTTCTTCAGCGAAACCGCATTACAAACTTCTTTATACTGTTCCGGTGTTAGCTCAATCTTCTGCCCATTCAACACAAGATAGTTTTCCATTTTACTCTACTTCCAATACTTCCATAAAGCAGACCCAACAATCCCATCGGTCAAGAAAATCGTTCCATGTTACTTCCATAGCTTCCTCATCATCTTCGCTTTCCTCAATCAGTTCGTGCGCACAACTCTTAGCGTCAGACTCTTCATAGAAACAACGATAAGAGGGTTCACTTCCATCAAACTGATACTGACCAATCATATAAACCTTCATTTTCTTTCTCTCCTTTTTCAATCAAAAATATCACCAAAACCTTCGTCGGCATCTTTTGAATCCCAAAGCAGACTCAAACCTTCGCTCAGCTCTTGCGCCGACATCAGTTCATCACCGAAAATTTTTTTCAAAGACAACTCTTTCCTTATCGTCTTTCACAAATATATAATTTAGAATGCGCGCTTCAAATTCTTCAACGTGCGCGAACATCATAGCCGAAAAGAACTCGCGCAGGTTGTCTTGTGACCAGAACAAAACCGGTCGACGCGGGATGGGTATCATCAATCCAAAGTCTCATTCGATGTCCTCCATTCCTTCGATGGTTCTAACACTTTCCAAAACTTTCGCCCACGCTTCGTCATAAGAGCATCTCATTTCATGAGGAGTTGGAACGTCTTTTTGCCACTGGCTCCAATAAAAATCCTTCTTTGAATTCTTCTGATTGCACGAAAGCTGAAGCAAACGCCAAAGAAGATAACGAGCTTTTTTGATGTAACGCTTTCTAGTCATATTATTTCTTCCTTTCTTTTCTCATCTTGTATATATATTATACCAGATTTCCGGTTATTTTTCAAATCTGTCATATAAAATAGAAGTGGAGCTGAGGTCACTTTACGTTTCCTCAGCTCCAAAAATTTCATCCAGTGTTCTCGGCGCATAGTCCATATATGGCATCATACAGCCAGCATTTCTCATCTCACAACGGATTCCCCACTCATTCATTCGCGCGAACGTCATCACAAATTTTTTCCTCCCATGTATTATGAACATGCCCATAAAGATGATACCACCCATCATAATAATGGTTCTTGAAGGCAAAAATTGGGTAGTGGCAAAGAATTACATGGCGCCCCTCATCCTTTACTTCTGTATAATCTGTGATGCGCGCGAAGCACTTGTCGAAATTTCGGTCTCCAATTCTATCATGGTTCCCGCGCACAAGAAACTTATTGCCTTTTAGTTCTTTGAGAATAGGAATAGCTTCGTCTGCTTTCTTCCAAAACATATCGCCTAACACATAAACCTGGTCATCTTTATCAACAACCTCATTCCATCTTTTTACTAGCTCTCTATCCATTTCTTCTATTGATTCAAAGGGACGCATATCAAAGCGAATAATGTTAGAATGACCGAAATGAAGGTCACTAATATAACGAATTGCCATTTACTTATCTCCTTTTGTAACCCAGCCATAGATGGCCCAAGTCAAATAGAGAATTAGCGTTCCCACTGCGAGAACGCCGACTCCGCAAAGAATAGCTTGCCACCAGTTCATCAGTTGTTTGCTCCCTGAGAAATAAGAGCTTCTCTTGTAAAATCTGCGCCATTATAAGAAGCATAAATGACGCCCTCTGTTTTACTATAAAGTGTAAGGAAAGTGTCAACGTTTGTAACAGAATTGCCCATCAAGCAAAGAAAATCAAGATTATCACGAGTTTCATTATTCACATCAAACTCATAGAATTCATCAAAAGTAAAATCACACCAAATAGTGATGAAATACGCATCGCCTTCATCAGACCACCAGAAAGAAACATTATCTTTGCCAAAACTATCAATGAAAATTTCTTCCAGTTCAACTAATCCATCTTCGCGCGCGGTTGTTGTTTCTTCTACTTTTGCCTCCGCCTCTGGCTTAGTGGGTGCGGACGTCTCTGGCTCAGAAACAGTTGTCTCCGGCGCAGCCTCAATCGATGGTCGCGCGCATCCGTAAGCGCAGCTCATAGTCATCAGCAAACAAATAAAAACACAAATAAACTTTTTCATTTTCAAAAATCCTTTCTATTACTTTTCTTTTATTCTAAAACAATATCCTTTTGGTCCTTGGTCACTTTCCCAACCATTTTCATCAACCCAAATATCACGAATTGAGTAAATGCAGAAGTCACAGCAGAGAATACAACCTTCTCCGCACAGTGTCATCTATACCATGGCCTTCCATATTCATGAAATAAGTCAAACATTAGACGAACGATTTCTTCTGGATTTTCTCTCGTATCATCAATATCTTCAACAATTTCAGCAATTTTTACTTCGGAATTTTCTTCGATTTTTGTTTCTTCTACATCCCTGTAATGGCAATCCTTATAATTACATTTATCGACCTTATAACCAACTTGCATCGGGCATCTCCTGCCCGTACACTTAGCCATAATTATTCTCCTTTCTGCGGTTAGGGTAAGACCTTTGCACCACAGTATTTACAAAATTCAGCATCTCGGTCAATGTCGCTATAACAAGTGGTACACATAAAGCCAGTTTTGCTTATTGTGCTTCTTGCTTTATGGCAGAAACTCATACACGTTACACCGCTCTTTACAAGATAATCAGCCAAATATGCCGCTTTTCCAAAATTAAGCAATTTCGGAGCAAGCAACTCCACCAACTTTTTCCTAACATCCATCACTCAGCCCTCCAAATCCATCTTTGCGCCGCAGTTGGGGCAGTAGTTGAATTTATTTGTGCCGTATAGTGCTTCACAATTCAAGCACATATAATCTCCGCAATATTCTCTTGCGTCAATCCACCTACCATGCCGTACCGGGGCAACGTCTGCGGGTGGGGTGCGAGACACAATATTTCTGATTAATTTCTTTGCTGTAGCGATTGTAATAGCAGCCTTTTCATCGCTTGGGTCATTTGGTCGCACCATGCAAAGGAGTGCTTCACGCTCGATATACTCAGCCATTCCCGTCACCGTCCTTTCGTTCTCCGTAACTGCAAAAACTATCAATATTGAAAGTCATCTCATAGGCGTTTCTTCCGTCCCTGTGACAATAAAAATACCCACAAGGATGAATCCATGCGTGCTTGCAATCCCGGCATCTGACCACTTCCACGGCATCTACGGTTGGTTGTTCATCTACTGCTTGTTGTATTCCGAGCGTGAACATTCCATAATCAATAGAACCCTGTTTGGTTGCCAAACGATATTCGTGCTATCTAATAACATCCATGAGCGCATTTGCATCAATCAGCCGCTTTTCATTTACCATCGTTATCACTCCTAACACTAATTTCCAATACCATAGTCTTCATCTTCGCTTCTCAGTGCAACCAACATTGCCAGTTCATCATTAGTCAATGTTCGATTACTTGTAATGATAAAGTCACTATTGCTTCTGTTTTGGCAAGTTATACACTCACAGCGATTGGCATTGCTGGTTTCGTTTACTCGAAACGGGCATGAATGATTAAAACAGTCCATCAGTCATCACCTTCTTTCTGTTCTCCGTTTCTGTATCTTCATACAATAATTCCAAATAATTCTAAATCATTTCAATTACCCCGCGTTATAGCTTGCGCATAAACTGTCATAAACTCCAAGTAAAGCTTCCTTCATCAAACGCCGAAAGTCCTTAGACTTCCCATTTTCAAGCCAGCACTCCTTCATTTTATACCAATTCTCTTCACACTCGAAGAAAGAAGAAAGAACAGAAGCAAGCTCATCCAAGGTAATACCTTCTTTGACACCAAAGTGAAGATTTTCTCTTTGTAGATAAATATCAAAGAGAACATTACTCATCTACTTTATCCTCCAAAATCCAAATATCGCCACGTCGATCAACAACATCGTAATTTTCCATAATTTCTATAAAAGAAGTCGTATCATCAATCGTGCACTCATATCGAGTTTCTACTTTCTTGACTGGGCACAAAGCGACACCAAAGAAAATACATGCTCCAAACGCGCAAGCCCAACTTCTACTCCACTGTTTTTGACAAGCAAAAAATACCTCAAAGAAAATAAGTACAATTCCAAGGACAACGGAAATTGCGATTTGCCATTCTGGATTTTTTTCTACATATTCAAACGTATTCAAAATCTCCATTACGTCGCTATCCACTCCTTCTGTAAGCACTCCTTACAGCAGTAAACCGAACCACCCAAAAACTTTGCTTTACTCTCTGGAATAGCTGTCTCATCTACATCCAGTTCAAAAGCCACAGGATTTTCATTATCATGAATTCTACCGCAAAAATAACACTTTCGCGCGTACCTCGCTTCTTCAGGAATTACTTTCATTCTCAATTTTCTCCTCTACCCAAATCAGCTTCTCAATTTTCTTCCGTCGAGCAATCAGCGGTTTCTGGTCATACCATTCATTTTCTTGATGCTCAGTCAAACCGACTTCAGACCAAAAAGAGTAGTATTGGTCTGAGTTGAAACGGACAATGTCTGTGCAAATAATCGACCAGCGCGATCTGTCATCAAAGTCTTGGTAGAAATAGTCAATATTTTCACCATAATCCTCACCACCAAAACCATTACAAATAAAACGGACTAACTCACCATCAAACATTTCACCGCTGCGCGCGGCCTCCTCAAGGAATTCTCGGATAATCTCCGGTGTATCGCCACGCTCAATTCGTTCCTCAATTTCTATAAACGTAATCATCGTCTATTCCACTCTTCCAATTCACTTTTGGTAGGCTTACAAACCAGCTCCACAGTATTTGCTGGAATTTCAATCCACAGAACGTTATCATCATCTTGTGCGCCGAGTGCCTTACAAATTTTGCGCCACTGCCTCTTAGAGAAGTCATGATTCTCCAGCGTAATATCCGAATTAGTCTTGAATGAAACTACCATTTTTTCTTTTCCTTTCCTTATCTTGTATAGATATTATATCATTTTTATGGCCAAAATTCAAATTTGTCACGTAAAAAAGACCTGTGAGAACTTAGTCCCACAGGTAGAAGTAATATTCAGAGAAAAGGCGGAAAAATCTCTTCTTTGCATGTTCGCGCGCACGATAGTCGACTCCATCTCCCATATCACTAAGAGCAAGAGACATCTGGTCAATAATATTGTTCCATGTCTCCTCATTTTTTTGATTGTCTTCTTCATCGATAAGGTAAGGAACGCCAGAATGATTATTGCGAAAGTGGGTAAGAAGTTCACTCATTACCTGACGATGCCACTCAAACATTTCGAATCTAGCCTGTGGGCAATATCCATGTCGAAGAAGAAAAATAAGCCTTCTAAACCAAATATAAAGGTCTTTGAAGAAAACTGATGGGCGCCAACTAGTAAAAAGCGCCCAAGTTAGATGCGTAATTGGCTTCCCCATTAGGTCATCTCCCAATAGATATAGTTTTCAGGATCAATCTTAGGGTCATCCGGACTAGCGTATTTAACCATATCAATAAAATCCAAAAGGAATTCAAAGAAATTCGCACTGCGCGTGCAGTAGTCCATATCACACTTTTCCTCATCAATCATGTCATCGAGTTCAGTAATCAGACTATATTTTTCATCCATAGAATTCGTCCAACTGCCAATTTCTTCCTGTCGTTTCTGATACTTACGAATCATTGCTTTATGTTCACACGCGCGATTGTTTCTCTCATCAGCCATCTGGCGCAGTTCCTCTTCATGAAGCGCTCGTTTATTGCAAAAGTTACTGCTTCCGAACTGGATGTTCAAAGCTTCGCCAACCATAGTCCTACCACCAAAAGAAGCAATCGGATAAAACTCTTTGTTAGCTGTCTTCATATAAAAAGTATAATCAATGCTCATATTAGTCCTCCTTTGTTAGCCAAGCCTCTTCTTCTTCATTCGTTACATCATAAATGGGAGTATCCATATCGTCAGTGTATTCGAGTGTGACGTTTTGAATTTCGTCGGTGCCGTAATACTCTTCAATCTGGGCAAGAGCTTCTTTAGAAGAAGGGCCAGAAGCTACTCCCTTGAAAGTCTTTTCCGTATAAGTAGACTTGCCGCCATCGAGTGGATCTTCCCACCATCCAAGAACAACTTTGAAACGAACCATTTTATTTCTCCTCCCATTCATGTTTTACGAGCCAATATACTCTCTGACCACTACCGTTATTAGAACAAGCAGCTTCTCCGCGCGCCATCATTGCGCGCAGTACACCAGAAACTTGCGCCGGAGTTACTTCAATTCTGAATTTGCGCATTGCCATCGCGCTAATCGACTTAGAAGATTGACAACTACTTTCCTCAAGAATCTTTTTGACTACCTCTTTTGTCTCCATTACATTGCCTCCACAAACCAATAACGCATACGGCCGTCCTTACCCTTTTCCTTACGAATCGTTCCCAAATCGCAAAGAGAACTAAGACATCGCGCGAGCTTCTGCGGAGTGACTGATACTAGCTGGATATTAGTCGTGCGCAGCTCTTCACATGTCATTGCGCGCTTCTCTTCGGAAAGAGTAAGCATTGCCTCGATTGTCCATCTCTGTGTATCCTCCACAGAATACTTCGACGTTCTACGATAACCAACCATAGTATCAATCCTTTCTTATCTCATTTTCTAATAAAATTATACAATAATTTTACTAGAAATTCAAATTAGTCGCAATCCTCTTCCCTGTCGTTCATAACTCTATCTTCCATTTCATCATGCCACTCAAGAGTGACGCCGAATTCGGGTTTCGCGTGGTCATACTCAATTACAAAAATGCCGACGCCAATATCATCCCAGTATGCCTTTACTTGATAGTCTGCATCAGTGAACATACGAATAGCGTTGCCAATAGTGGTATTGAATTCTTCCTTTGTTTTGAACTTGCTGCGATCAAGAACGAAAGTATTAGGCTTCATATCAAATTCCCCTTTCAATTGTATCAATTTGATGATAGAGCGCGCCAATCAGTTCTTTGTGCGCGATCGACACTTCTCGCATTGTGTGCAACTCCTCTTCTTGATGGCGCAGTCTAGTAAGAGCTTCACGCGCGATTCTCTGAATATCAGTGTCCGGAACATTATTGATAATTTTATCAAGGTCCGCGCAAATTTCCTTAGTTGTCATCGCTCTTATCTCCTTTCCAGCAAGCAAAAATATAAAAGCCAAGCATCGTGAACTCAACAATGTAAATAAGCCAATGTGGATAACTATTGATAGTTGCCCACGCATTCCAACCAAAAATCGCACCAAGATACCCAAGAATTCCAAAAATTAGCATCTTCAACTTCATTTCTAATCATCCTCTTCTTCAGAAAGCTCAATAAACTTTAGACAGATATCAAGCCATTTATCAAAATTTCTTACGCTGTATGTTTGAATGATGCGAGAGGTTATTGGGTCAATTTTCAAAGAGCCACTTCGCACGTCCCATCTGAGAGTCATTACAACAGTACAGATCTCAACTAGATTATTAGGAAACCACTGAACAATTTCCCACTTATGATCTTCTGTTTTTCTTAGTTCATAATTCTTGTATCTCATCTTATCTTATCTTATTGCTCCTTTACTTCACAAAGCAGCTGGAACAGATAATCCGCCACGTCTTCCCGACAAATTACATTTTTTCCCTGTTCAAGGAGGTCGCGCACGATGCTAATCTCCTCTTCATATGCTTCAATAGTATCAGCAGGTGTCCATTTACGGTCACGGATTTTTTTACAATACTCACGGAAGCAAATTCCCTTCGGGGTAATTGTTGCATTCTTCATCTCCGCATACTCCAGTTTCTGAGAAATTTTCTTGAAGATACTCATCGTTTTTCCTCCTTCATTTTCTATAAATATTATATCAGATTTTTGGTTGTTTTTCAAATTCGTCAAGTTACTAGATAGAAATCCCACTTACTATAGTAGAGATATTATTTTTAAGAGGTGAAATAGATGTCAAAGCAAGATGTTATAGACTATGTGATGGAGACGCCACATAATACTAATAGAGCAGTATTAGAGGACTTAGTAGATACAGCGGTTGAAGAGAGTCAAGTTCAAGCAGATTGGAATCAGAATGATACATCAGCTTCCGACTATATCAAAAACAAACCCACAATCGACACTGCTCTTTCCTCCACTTCTGAAAATGCAGTCCAGAATAAAGTGGTAAAAACGGCGATTGATAAGGTACAGAATACGGTTAAGGAATATATTGACAGTAAAGTTTCAGACAAAGAACTAATCCTCTTCTCTTCCACTGAAAACTCCACGAAAAAATTCAAAATAACCGTAAATGACTCCGGCACCATCTCCGCCAAAGAAGTCATAGAGGGTGCATAACTCTTAGTTGATAAAATAACTGAATAATGTCAAGCCTCGCAGATAATTTTCTGCTTCCAAAAGAGAGAAATTATCTGTGAGGTGATTTTATCTAAAATGGCACTTACAAAACGAACATATGTTTCACGCGAGACAGCAATAACCGCGAAAAATCTCAACGAGATTCAAGACGCAATTATCGGACTAGAGAACACTCAAATACCGACTTCTCTAAAAAATCCCTACTCTATGAAAGTAATCCAAGGCGCGGTTACTACAACCTATGACGGTAGTGAAGAAAAAACAATCACTGTACCTACAACAACCGACGTCAATGCAAATACAACAGCGCGCCACTCTCACTCTAATAAATCTATCCTTGATCAAATAACAAAAGTTCCAGAGGACTATACTCTCCCAACGGCATCTGCATCTGTTCTAGGAGGAGTAAAACCAGTTGAAAAAACTAGCGCAATGACACAGTCTGTTGGAGTAGACGCAAATGGTCTACTCTATACTGCGCCCGGTTCCTCTGTTGGAGGCGGAGCGACAATTACAATAAAAACTTGGACGGAGGCTGATGCGACATAATGGCAACTCAAACTTCTTCTACCGAGGAAAACAAATGAAAAAAGACCAATTTTTCTCCATTATCCAAGACATTTATTCTTTCTATCTTTGGATAAAGTGCGTAGCAAACGAAACTCATCTAAATCTCTATGATACTCCAATAGAGGAATTCGCAGATCAAATGGTGCGCCGGGTCGCTGAAAATTTTCCTGACACAGAACACGCAATTGAGCTAATCTTCCATTGGTTTTGGGTTGATTATTGCTGTGCAGAAAAAATGGAAGAGCTATGGAACAAAATAAACCCCGAAGACAACTAAAGTCTTCGGGGCTTTTCTATATTTACTTCAGAAGGAAGTTCCAGGAATTCGCGCCGATGATGCCATCAACGCCAAGATTATGCTCTCTTTGCATCCTCTTTACGCCTTCTTCCATCTTCGCGCCAAATAGGTTATCCCAAGCAGGAATTGTATATGGATAATATCCCTTTTCCTTCATTAGAACCATCGCGGCGTGAACAGACTTATTGCTGCTGCCTTTCTTTAGGACTGGTAGTTCCACGTTTACTTTTTCCTCCTTTACTGGTGTTGGGGTCGGATTAGAAGTCTCTGGTTCATATTTCGGTCGAATAATCATCATAATACAAGACTTGGGGCGAGTTCTAATTTGGACTTCGCCACCGTTTGAATTGCTAGTAACCGAAGTATTGCCTTCAATGGTCTGGTAAGAGCCATCGTCATTATGAGAAATAATGAGCCCAACGTGGTCAGGTTGCGCATTAGCATTCCAGTCAAAAAGAACGATGTCGCCACATTGGCCGCAATCTCGACCGACTTGGAGCTTTTGTTGCTGACCCCATGATTGGATAGCGAAGCAACTGGCAGTTTTCTTTCCATAATAGAAAAGACTAGAAGCTCCGGCCATTCGGAAGATGTCCCAAACAAACGTGGCGCACCAAGGGAATGAGCAGCCCCACAGGCCATCATATACTTCGCGGCCATAGTAGTGAGTATTGAAGATTACGTTGTTAGAATTTGCTGGAGACTCTTTTGTTCCGACGTAAGTTTTTGCGAGTTTTATAATGTCACTAGCTTTTGCCAAGTTTTTCACACTCCTTTCTTCTTTTATTTTCTATAGATAGTATAACATGGTTTTGAGAATTTTTCAAATTTTTGAAGAGGAGATTTTTGTATATCATTTTATTCCTCGATCCACATTCCCGGTTCGAAATATATCATGCGGCTACCTCCTTACTCGATCGCCTCGTTGACCGTCACCACAATCGCCGCCGAATCTGTTGTCGAAGGATAACTGAACCTGAGCTTTGTGTAAAGCGCATTGCTGTTGCTCGTGAACGTGATCGTGTCTGTTACGGCATCATAAGCGTACCCTTCAGCATTTTGAAGGTGTATTGCTCCGGTCCAGGTTGTCCCGTTGAAGTAGCAGATTCGATATGTTGACGCATCCGTGTTTGCTTTAGACCCTTTTATTCGCACGGTTACGCCGCTTCCGCCGAGCTCAATATCGTTCGATACATTCTGCGAAGAGTTGGCTTCCAGCGCCGCGCCCGTAAACGTCAGAGCTTTGGGGTTTTTCAGCGCAGTTGGGAAGTCGGAAAGCTCAAATTCCGTCCCATCTGCTATGACCTTGCCTGCGATCTCCGTCTTGTCAGCCTCGGTCAGCTCAGGTCCAGAATAATCCTCCAAAACATTTACGTCATTCGCGCCGAGACTTCCCTTCGCTTTTATCTTTTCATAAACTTCTCTATTTGGAAATTTGTTTATTACCAAATTAGAAGGAATAGTTGAAGTAGAAATTTTTCTCGCCTCCTTTTGAACTTATGTTGAGATTGCTAACCAATCAAATTTTCTCGTTACCACACTAGAAAAACCACTTTCAAGAAGAGCAGTAAAACCTGTAGCACTAATATTATCTTTTAGTATCACAATATTTTTATCATTGAATACTTGGCTGACGATAACTTTCGGTACAGAAGAAAATGCAGTTGGAAAAGTTACAGTGACAGTAGAATTAGAGCCAGAAGTTTTAGTCGTAATACTGGCAGTGCCATATTGAATTCCTAGGTTTTTCTGCGCGCCACTTTTAGAAGTAGCACCAGTGCCTCCTCTTATAATAGGCAAAGTTCCAAACTTAGGTGAACCTGAACCATCATAATATAATGCGCCAGCTTTGTTTGGAATTTGTCCAAGAGAACTTCCATTAGGAGAATAAACTATCTGGCCTTGAACCCAAGAACTCCTACCAGTTCCACCTTTGTTTATTCTCAAAATTCCAGAAGTTCCACTAACTAAATTAGTCAGCGGAGTAAACCATTCTGAAGCTCCTTTCCTCTTTATTTTCATAAAGTAAACTTCTTCTTGCGCGCTATCATCAAACCAAATCATATCTTTATCGCCAGTTGGTTCACTTCCTGAGATAAAAATTTGCGCAGGCGCGTTGATTGGCACTATTTGATTATTTTTCCTATAATAGAGCAAAAAATTTTTTGTATCTACGCCAAGACCATACTCTGGTAAATTTGAAATACCTGGTGCGCCATTACCATGAGGTAAAATAATTTGATTCATTACCCCTCCTTATGGAGAAGAAAAATAAACATTATCAATAGAACAGATTGGCGTTCCAAAAGGATGATAATAACTTGTTCTAAAGAACATTATTCCTTCAATCTTTCCTTCTCCCATCACATATTCAATTATATTATACTGCGTAGGGAGCGGACTAGCATAATCAACATACGGCGCAACCGCCATAGTATTTATATCATGCGCAATATCCCAGATTGAACGGCCAGTATATTCTGATAGATTTAGAATGGCAGAACAAACGTAAACTTGACAATCCCAGGAAGTCGCGCCCGCTTCACAAAACAGTAATTTTGCTAGAATTTCAATTTCATTTTCTTCTTTCTCTATTTCTTCCCCACTTTTTGGCATTTCGCCATTAGCAGGGACACTTGGAATTTGGAATGCATCCAAAATAACTTTATTTGAAATTTTTAGTAGTTCACATTGTGTAATTGCTATTTGCGCGCGTGCTATTGTCTCAATCTCTTTGAAGCAGCGCGCGCTTGTATTAGAGAAGAGAAGAAAAGAAAGTATCAAAGCAATAATCACTTTTCTTACTTTCATTTTTCCTCCTTTTCGACGAAATCAATAGAACCTTATTCTAAAGTGGGTTTTTCTTTAGTGTTCTCTAAAAATTAGAAACCAGAGAAATCTATAATAACCGCGCGGCCGTTATCAAAACCGTAATTTCCAGAATGAAGGTCGTTGATATGAAATTTATTACAAAAACAATAAAGCTTATCAATATCTTCAAGATCATTTGTTTCTTCAAACATCGCGCGCAAAGAACTCTGGGTGGTTAGATTAGAAGCCTCTTCATAAACGGCGTCATCAAATTCATCATCGGTATCATACTCGTAGCGGCTTTCTTCCATCTGCCGGGCAGTCCAATCATAGAAATTATCACTAACATCACCGTCGCAACAATAAACTTTTTTCTGAATATAAACTGGAATATTTGAAATTTCAGCAAAGAAAAAAGTGGGAGCAAAAAATCTCTCAAGTCCAGCCTCACAGGCAGCTTTGTAATTAGCGGCCTCAATTGCGCAAAAATCTTTTCTTTTCTCGTTGAGAATGGGAATTTTCAAAACCCAATCACCTAATTTATCGCTTTCAATGACGATTTTTGTATAGCCATGAGCCATTTCAAAATGAGTATAGTTCTCTACCTCGTAAAACCAACAACTAATATCACTAGCACCGTCAAAAACATAGTCATAAATGTTACCATAATCAGTATCTTCAATAAGCTCATCAATGATAGAGGCAACCAGTTCAAAAGAAGGCTTCATGATATTCTCTTTCCTTTCTACTTTCTATAAATAGTATATCATAAATTTTTTTGATTTTCAAATTATTGGCCGAGCGTGGTGATGAAAGAACGGAATTCTCGGAAGAAACGAACCGAAATCCGAGTCTTTTCTAGAGCTTGCTCGCGCTGGAAACTCCATGCTTCACTAGAAGTTGCCCTCTTTCTGACCTGCCATTCCAGTTGCTCTGAATAAGTTTTGAATTCAATTTCAGGTGTCATAATAGCGACCTTCACAAAATCAGAAGGGTCACTCTCTGCTTGCTCAACAGCGTTAGCAAACATTGTCAAAAAGATAGAAAGAGGTATCATTATATTACCTAAATTCATTATATGAATAGCACGAGCTCCTGCTTTTCCTCTAAAATCACCAATCGTCTGATAATCATCAAAAAGCATTACGGCAATATCCTCTGCGATAATTTCTGCTAAACGGTCCCGCGTTCCTTCGGTATCCATTATAGCTCCGCCAATTGTATTGACCAATAAGCCAGTAAAAGTGCGTGCGTTCTTATTTACATTGCGCGTAACATCATAAAATGATTGAGCAGATAATGCCGATCCGGCAGAAAAGCCAAATTGCTCACGGAACCTTTGATTCAAAGTATAATTTTTATCACTAGAATAGATTATAAAGCCTTTATCTGCATTTTGCGTCAATTCTCCGAGACGCCGAATTCTTTCTATATTGTCTGCGCGCGATGAATCAGAAATCTCCATAATGTCATCAAGCCATTCATCGATGATAGAAGGAGCAAGACCAATTGTCATAATATTATCTGCTTTCATATTACCAATCTTACCAGTATGAATGGTTCTAGCCATTCCACCATTGGCTTCTATTCTGTCTCCAACCATGTTGAAAACCATTTTCTCAATAGCTTCTAAGGTTAGTCCTCCGCGCGAAGCTGATTGAATTTCAACTGGCTTTTTAGCAGAATTTTTTAGTTTCTTTTCTATTTGTTTCTTTGTTATGTGTCCTTCACCTTTGATTTGCTCTGTAATACTATCACTTAGCTTGTCTAGTTGATAAATTGAACGAATTCTTTCGATGATTTCATTTCTGTACTTTGGAAGAGTCCTAATTGCGTCAAGCAATTCTTGGTAAGCTTTATTATATTTATCGTCTTCGCGCATATCCTTCATCTCAGCTCGCGCGGACAACATTCTATTTATTGCTTCAATTGTCATATTATCAATTCTTTTATTGACCTCTTTTTTCAAGGCATCTTCCAATGTAATTTTTCCTCGCGCGAACATGTCACAAGTCGCTAAATAGATGTCTTCCCACTGTTCATTCCAAACTTGTAGAAAATAGGTTGGGAAGAAAGATACAACGCTTTTCATATTACCCTTAGAAAGCTCCAAAGTTCGAACATTCCTATTATATACATCTTTTATATTCAAAACACTGTTCAATGCCTCAATCAACGACTTTACATCATTTTTGTCTTGAAGATTTATATGAAGGTCTTGCCCAAAGACCTCGCGCAAAAGAGCTAATTCCTTTTCCTTTTCTGCCTCAGCAATACGCCTGTACGGTTCAACATTTTTTGAGATTTCTCTTATTTGATTCAAATGGCGATTGAAACTGTCTTCTGCCATTCCTTTCAAAACTGCCAGTGAAGGCCGCGCGGGGTCTTCTCCAAGATAATTATAAAAGACATCCATTTGAGAAAACATCTTTGACCTATCATATTTTTTCCAATAGACAGATTGATATGCCATTTATCTCACTCCATAAAATAAGGAGAGGACTCACACCCTCTCCCTACGATATATGAAAACAGCGCCGCAGGAAGTTCGGTGCTGGTTTTTCAATTTTCATCTAATAAGTCAGCCAAAGCGGAAACTTCAGAGCGTTCTGACTTTACCAAATTTACATAACCAAACAACTTATTACCGGCCAAGACTTCAATCATTCGTTTCAAGCCAGGAGAACGTTCAAAAACTGAACGGTCAATCTGAGCATGAAAATCTCCATCAAGATAAAGATAGGAACCCTCACCAACGCGTCCCAAAAGTAACTTGATATGGTCTACCGTAAGATTTTGCGCCTCTGTGACATAGATAATTGAATTACGAATATCGCGCCCGCGCAGATAGCCTAGATGGATTGGCTCAAGTTTTTCTTCGGAAATCATTCTGATAAGAGCTTCTTTCCCGCCAACATGGTCAGCAAATTGCATCAAATATGGAAGGAGCTTGTCAATTTCTGTTTTTTACTTACACTTTTATGTAAGAATAGACTATATCTTATACTGTGGATTTTATCCATAAATATTTATCATATTTCCTTTTCAAATATACTTTTGAATCATCATATAACCAAGATAAAATTTTCAACACCTGTTGGCGTCCTCTCCATGAGCAACGACATTTCCCAGGAAATTCTTGAATCTTATTGTGGTTAGTTTTTCCAATTTGCTTGTCAATATATGCTTGAAATTCTTGAACCGTTTCATAAAAATGACTTGTAAAATTACAGTCAATTTCATAAATATTGCCAGTAAAACTTAGCCCGCCGTCTCCGTCAAAAACCCCTCGAATATAATCTCTCCGGAAAGCCTCTGGAATTTTATCTATAAAAAGAGAATTTGTCAAATAAGTTTTATTTGGAACAATTCCATAATTAGATAAATCTTCAAAAATTTCTTTACTGGTAAATTCAATTCCACTGCATTCTTTCCCTGGTCTAATATCATGAAGAATTTTATTATCAAGGTTCAACCATCTTCTAATCTCTTCAATCATGTTCTCATCTTCTCTTTGAATAGAAAGGCGAATTTGAAAACTATTTCCCACTTGACGAACGCTTCCATCCGTAAATAAAAATCCTAGAAGCCATGCCTTTTCTGGACAATCAATAACTTTGAAAAAATCATGCCTCATATTTTTATTATACGGACGATAGTCATAAGAAAAATTATTTTCTTCAACAATTCTTTTTACAATAGTAATATCTCTATTGATTGCTTTTGAAGCTTCAATGTAACTGCCATGAGATTCTATAATTTCTCTTACTTTATTGATTTCTTCTTCGGTCGGTTGATATTTTCTCAGGCCAATAATAACTTCAATATCATGGTTATGAAGAACTTTAGAAATGGTTGATGACTTATGACAAGTCTGTTTTGCAATTTGAGTAATTGAAAGATGATTCTTAGTATATAATTGTATAATACGATTTTGTTCCTGTAGAGATAATCTACAAGGTTTATAATATTTATTCTCCATAGTATTCCTCCACTTCGGATTTCTCCTACTCCCTTCTGGGATAGTCGTTGAACTTTTTCCTCATCGGAACTTAGCTGCTGATTATCCAATCCAAATAATTTTCAAACCATCACGCTTGTATTTTTCTCAATACTACGTTGTGGTTTATTTGGCTCTAAGGAGTTTCCAGCAATTCAAAGGATTTATTTTTATTTCCAGAGCCAGATTATTTCAACCCTGGAAGCGCACCTAGTTCTGCCGTATCACGCACGGCAATATTATTACGAACGTAAACAATCTTATCAACAATGTCTTTATCTAGTGCTTCAACAGCTTGCGCTATCATGCTCATAGACTTACCAGAACCAAATCGACCTGTAATCAACTTCACCCTAATATCTTGGTCATGCAAAAGATGAAAAGCGCATTCTTGCTCTGGATTACGCGGTTTTATCTTACCAACAAAATCAGAAGAAAAAATGATAAAAGGAACTCTCTCTAAATGCCCCGCGCGCCAGAAGAACTTATCTACAATCTTACCGTTCTCATCACGAAGAAAAACATATTGATTCTCTAATAAGTTGAGAATTGGAAAATCTCCTTGATAAAATTGAGCTAATTCTTCTTGAGTAAGCGAGACTTCTCTAATTCCTGTATAATCCATTTAGGCCTCCTCAGATTAGTTCATCAATAGAAGAAATAATACCATCATATACACCACGCTCAACGCCTTCACGCGCGGATACATACCAATCACTCTTCATCTTTTCATCTACTTCTTCTTTTGTAAATGAGGTTCTATCGAGAATAACCTGAGAAAGACGAGAAACCTGCTCATCATATTCTTTCATAAAATTAGCAATCTGGTCATAAGTTCCCTGAATGCCGGAACAACTTCCTTGGTGGAAGAGAAGAGAGACATCACTGCTCAAAGCATATCTCTTATGACACATTAGAAGTATCATCGCAGCAGCACTATAAGCGCATGAAATATTGATACCAATAACAGGAGTTTTTGAAAGACGAATAATATTACCAATGGCAGTAAAAACATCAAGTTCTCCACCGGGGCTAAAAATGAGAAGACGAATAGGCTTTCGCGCAGAAACCTCAATTTCCTTGTCTTCACGGTTCCACTTCAAAATATAATGAATAATATTCAAGGAACAGCTATCAATTCCATCTGTTACCCAAAGTAATCGTTCTTCCAAATCATTGTAGAACGACAGGAGATTATCATCGGGAAGTAAATAATTCGCGCTTTCTGGAATTTGGACTAGCGGTAGTAGTCCGATATCTTCATTTTTCTTCATTCTATTCTCCTTTTCTGGGATATATATATATTTTCCTTTCTATCTCTAAGTAGTCGCGCGCCAAATAACCTTGATAAATTAGCACCAAATAAAGAATTCTGTGTGACTTCCAACATCAATCCAAGTCTCATTGATATCATTCGTCCATTCTCTTGTATAAGGGGCCTTATAGTTGTGCTCCTCTAAAAACTTGTAAACCAGTTTATACGCACTTTCCTTAGTGCTAGGGTGACCAATGGGCCGCCTCGGCTCATGTCCATTGTCAAAGTAAAGCGTCATTTGTTTTCTCCTTTCTATTTCTATTTTGATAAAAAGAAAGCGCCCAGTCAAGGGCGCCGTTCCTATTACATCCAACTCCAAAGAAAGTCGAAAAGATTATCAGAAGAAATGGAAGTATGAAAAGTTCCGTAATCATTACAGAATTTCTCAAGAGCTTCTGTATATGCCTTTCGTGCGTCTACGTAAGTCTTTCGCAGTTCATCAATTTCCTGCGCGCGAGCTTTGCGCTCGTCTGCACGCTTCTGTTCTGCCACTCTTTTCTCTTCTCGTTTTGCAATAACCTTCTTTTCAGCCTCTTCAAGGTCATCCATGCTATCGTAGAGTTTGTTTGTAATATCGCTATAAAATCTTGCCATAATAGTTCCTCTCCTATCATTTCAAAAATTTGACGTTCCTTTCCGTCAAAAGGGATTTGTTCCCTGAAAATAAAATATCTATGGGTTCTTCAACCTACCGAAAACTAACTTCAAGTATATTCAGTCAAGAGCACCATGGGGCTGAGCATACGCAGCGTCCCGCGCATACTTCCCATAGCCGCACTTATGTGCGCATAGTCTCTTCTGGATTGATTACCAGAACCTTTCACCAGCCATTCAGCAAGTTCTTGATTTTATCATCAATAATCATTATTGTGCTTGTCTTTGGCTACTCAGAGGCCACATACACGTCTTATACACGAATTTCTTCGTTTCACAACAAACTGGCTTGTGGTTATTTCCTAATCAAAGTTCCACCCACAGTCACCAACTAAGGGAGATTAGGATTCAGCTCTCAATTATCTTGAAAGCCTCTATACGCCAGCGACGCGCGTCCTACCTTTACTCGCGTTAGTCTCGATGCCGCCTCTTAGGGTTAGGAGTCCATCCTCTCTGGCACGCAACTCACGTCACGCGCACCGGTCAGTATCCACAAGTATCCTTGTTCGTTGTCTGCCGCCCTTTCCAAGACGCCTCGACATTCCTAGTCACAGAATGTTTGTCATCGAGTTCTAAGATATTTTATTTTCAAGGAACAAATAGAGAATTTAGCATTACCCAACATCTACCACGTGGAGGTATTCTCTTTAGATGTCTTGCGCACGAACGAGTTGCACGTTGTCTCCAGATAATGAGTCTGGCGTCCTACTGTTAGACGACCTGCGCAGTATTTAGGTCATTTATCCTATAACTCCCACGACCAAGGATGCACTTTTGGTAGCATTTCCACCAGTCTAAAAACTGGTTGGTAGCACTGGTGGAATTCGAATCCACACTTTACGGATTTTGAATCCGCTATCTCTGCCAATTGGATTACAGTGCCATATACAAGCCTTTTGTTTCACATAGGAGGTAAAAGGCTCCAAAGACCCAGCATGAGTTTTATAGGTAAGCCCACGCATCGAAACTTCTGAACGTCACGCCATGCCATGCCAGATTGCGCCTATCTATTTATATTGCGCCGTAGGAACTGCGCGAGATGGTTTTTGAACTTCAGAACCACGAAACTGATTTGACTAACAAATTCCTTTTCTCCAATGGCGGCTCCCAGGTTTATCTTGGCTCCTCCGAAGGTCGCGACTCCTTCGCCGTCGTTGTTTCATCAGACATCTCTACTGCCTGAAGACTTGACTGTCTCGAAATTTTGGATATTACATTGGCCACTGTAATACCGCTATTAGTCTCCCTCTGTGTTTGTGCAGGCTTGGGACTGCTTACTAACCACCCGAAGACCGGACTCGAACCAATATCTCCGCTTTATCAATGCGGTGTTCTAACCAATTGAACTACATCGGATAGTTTTCAAGTAAGCCACATTAGGACTTTCCGAGAGAGGAACTGGTAGAAAGGAAAAGACCAGTTCCTCTCTCATCTTGTATAAATATTATATCAAAATTTTAGGAATTTTTCAAATTTCGTTTTCTTCTTTTTCTCGATTCTTATGTTTGATTTTGCGCGAATACGGCTTTCGAGAAGGAAAAAATTGACACTTTTTACGAAGCGCTGTCCACTTCTCAAGTTGTTCGGGAGACATTTTCTTTACTTCGGGCTTCCACGTGGTTTCAGTTTCCATTTTCGTTTCCCTCAAAATACAAGAGTTTCAATTTTAGTAATTCCAAGTTCGTTTTCCATATAATCATTGAATATTGCTCTAGTTGCTTCTGTGATATCTTGACAATCTGGAACTTGTCCTGTCACAGAGAAAGAAGCTCGTGTCAAAGTGTAGGCAATTGCGTCAAAGATGGCTTTTGCTGCATGATAAGAACTCTTCACAAAATCCAACCTTTCTTCATCTTGTATAAGTATTATACAAAAAATTCAGAAAAATTTCAAACATTTACGAGAAGAAATTTTCAAATGTCCGACTATTACGGGTCGCCCAAAGATGGACAAGCTATTGATTCCAAATAAAGTGGTGCACTTGGGGCAACTCGAATGCCCGACCCATTGCTTAAAAGGCAATTGCTACTACCAACTGAGCTACAAGTGCATATAAAACCACCTTTATTCAGTCAACTAGTGCAATCTAGTAGTGGTCATGAGACTTATTGGAGGCAAACTTCCCATGGGGCGGTGGAGCGAGTGAGGGCAATCGAAGCCCCATCTTCTGCTTGGAAGGCAGACATAATAACCATTATACTACACCCGCATTTTAGACAAGTGGCGCGATATTATAAACGACCGTCGCGCCATCGGTCTCAACATAACAACCGCTAGGGATGTATGCAGTGGAGAACCCAAAGGACTATTTCTCCTCACAATTTAGAGCCTTCGAAGATGAGTGTGCTACCATTACACTAAAAAGGGGGTATAATACGCTTTGAACTTAGACAGGAGCGCTAACCTGTCACGCAATTAGCTTTCTCCAAAAGGAAGACATATCTAGTTTGCGCGTAAGATATGCTTGTATAGTTGCCTGTGAGGTCAAAAAGGTAACTTGTAAGTTTGCTCACAACAAGTTTTATCCGTTGGTCCTGCCTCTCGGATTCGAACCGAGATCGTGCCCTAATCTGGAGCCTTATGCCGGGTATAGGCCGGTTGCACTACCGTTGTGCTAAGGCAGGATAAATATGGAGATGGAGATTTTCTTTCGGTAGCCTCCTACGAGGTAGACCCCTAGGCAATCTGTGGAAATCTCCTAACCCTTGACAAAAGCTCCGTCATACTACCGAAATTGCCCCGGAAATATGACATCATAGCTTGGGCTAAACATCTAGTGTTTAGTCCGTAACCGGTTTCTGGCTACGGGATAGCCGACTCCCGCCCACCTCTTTGCTTCCTCAAAGTGTAGCTAATACTTTGTCTTGATTGCTCGGTTTTTTATAAAGTTGGTAAGCCTTCCCAACTGAGGCCACTTCAGACATTCACGGTAAGTTTCTGTCGTGCGCCAAATAGCTCAATAAGAGCTAGATAATAGCTTTCTAAGTCTTCGCTTGAGCTTTGCGAGAATTGGCGCGTTATCTCCGCGCTGTTCAAGAAGATGGATGCGATTTTCAAGAATTGCTACTTCTGTCTTCCAATGATAAGTCATTTTCTTTTCCTTTCCTCAACCATTTTGTATAAATATTATACTCGAAATTTAGTTATTTTTCAAATCTCGAAAACTTCGAGTATTCAATGTAATCTGATACATCAGCCAGTCATTATAACCGGGTAGTCTATAAAGTTGATTGAAAACCTCCTGCGACAGGCTTCTGTAAATCTTTGTAAAGTGCGTCGAAACATGCCAATCAAGGCCAAAATAGAATTCGTCATTTACTGTGGTTTCAATCAAAGGCTCAAGCTTGTTATCAAAATAGCTCTCAACCATCGAAAGAATTACGAAGAAATCTTTCTCAGATACTGGTTGGTTGAAGATTCTAAAAGAAGCATCCTCAATATCATCACAGAAAAGACAATGATGGCAATTCTTCAGAAAAGAAGAGTAATAGACCTCTTCACATCCAGAAGAGCTGAAAATTCCGACGCAATTCTCAATACTATCGACTCGCGCGCACTTCTGACTTTTCTTCACATGCGATGCTTTATAAATTTCTTTTGAACTTTGAATGTCCATTCCAGTATCAACTAAACTACTATTCACAATATATTCTGACTTTAGAACGCCATCACTTCCTTCAACTGTAGCACTAGAAGCAACATAATTACTATTTCTAATATTACTACAGTTGTCAATGTTTCCGCTCAGATAAATGTGGTCAGAATGAATAACTTTTTCACTTTCTTCTACATCATAACTTTCATAGACGCTAGAAGAACTATCAATATTCAAAACTTCACAGTATTTCTCTTTTTCTTTGGTAGTCCAAGGCAGCATTCGATAACCCCAGTATAATGCCTCAAGCCATGGACTATATTTACCAGCAATCGCTTCAGGACCAATTTCTTCAAGAAAATCTAGTGCTTCAACACCATTTGGAAATCTTCCAACAAATTCTTGGATTTTCTCTTCGCGCGCGCCATATTTTCGTAGCAACTCAACTGTTAGATACATCAAAATTCTCCTTTATGATTGACCCATCAATTCTTCTTTCTAAGTTGTATGGCTTCGCGCGCATATCCATAATCAATTCCATTCGCTTATTCAGTAGTTTTACCATCTGAAGGACTTCGGGCGTTTTTCTAAAATAAGCGCGAGGATAACGTTCACCTTTGCCCATAATCTTTGCTTCGAGGACATCGCGCGCGAACCTCAAGAAGTCTGCATAATCTAATCCAAGAACCCGCGCAGCCATCATTGAATAAGAGCCTCTAATTCCATTTGGAAAAGGCATCTTCTCAATATTGGTATAGAGCATACAGTAAGTAGGAAGATAAGGACTTTCCTCAAGATAAAAATACTTCTCCATTATAACGTCATCTCCTTCCAAAGCTCTTCAATGCGCGCGGCCTCTTCTACCGTATATTCACAGAATGAAGCCCAATCCTCTTTTTGAACAAAAATCATTGGGTCAAACTCAGGCAAAGGCCTATCAAATTTTTCCACTCTAACTGCTTCTGTTGGCTGATACCCTGTAATTACATACTTCTTTACTGTAGAGGCAGAAAAACCAGTCTGCCGCGCAGTTTCTGCATAAGTTCGACATTTATAATAAACATCATTGATATGAATTATATCCTCTTGTGTTACACGAGCCATTCTTTCTGCCTCCTTTATTTTCTATAAATATTATAGCAAAATTTTTCAAAAGTTTCAAATTTATGGATTATGGAATATGTGAGACCTCTTTTCTTTAGAAATATTTCTGAATGGAGGAATGGAGTATGGAAATGCTAGCTCTTATTCTTGCGCTCTCTGCTGTACTATGGTTTTTAGTGGACCGGTTTAAGCCTATATGGGAAGGACTTAGTTTTGGTAAATATATTACCCTACTAGTCGCTGGCATTGGCGCTTTCGCGCTAGTCTTTTCCTTCAATCTTGACCTTATTCTCGCCTGTGGTCTTGTTGAAGTGACAACTATTGCTGGCAAAATTATTACTGGCCTAGTTCTAATGTCAGGTTCCAGCGCAGTGGCTGAAATCATTGAGCGCGTAAAAGGTAAATAAATAGAAAAAGGACACGTCTTTCGATGTGTCCTTTTTCTATTTATTCCCTCAAATCTTTATCATTATTAACAATTGGCCAAGTTTTCATTTCATTATAAATATCTTCAATGAAACTATTACCACCTTGGTCGTGATAATCATGAAATAGCTTATTCAAAAGCTCGTGGCTATATTGAAGCATTTTCTTGTGTGGAAGATAACGATAATAAATTTTTACTATTTCCGCGCGCATCATATCATTAGAAGAATGAATAAGACAATTCAATTTTCTATCTTGCTCACTGTCTCTTTCTTTTAGTTCCAAAAGCATTGGCTCAATTACTTCTTTGATAGTCTCTTTGAGCTGCTTTTTATTTTCTTCTTCCTTTTGTTTTCGACGCTCTTTTCGACGTTTACTGAACCATTCCTTATCTCCACAAAATTTTACAACAACTTGCCACACTAAATAAATTAGAACAAGGAACCCGCCAATTGCACTGGCAATACTAGAAAAATTCAATTAGAACTCCTCCCGATTACTTCTTCCCGAAGAGAAGTCGAAAATTATTTAGATTCCTTCATTCTTTTGCGATATTCTCGATAGATGTCGTCATTATGATATTTTGAATGGACAAGAAACTTCTCTTGAAATAAGTCCTCTACACAATTGAGATTATCCATTTCCCAATAAGGAATTCGATAAAGAGGTATCTTATGCGCGAGACAGTAAGAATTTTTTATGCGGTCACGCTCTTGTGCTTTTGTAAAATCACTTCGCTTCTTTTGGAAAAATTTTGTATATTCAAAGTGCTGGAATCCGTCTAGTTCACAACAGACCTCTTTTTGAGGGAAATAGAAATCAAAACGAAGATAGCCGTGCTTGAGATCTTTGAAAGTCTTTTCTCTTATAAAAGGAACGCGCGCATCTGTAAGGATACGCGCGATTTTTTCTTCAAATTTACTCAACCGAAAATTGTCTCCCATTGACAATCGCGAGGCGCCTTATCGGCGCGCCAACCTAGGAAACGACTATGGCGCAATCCTCCTGTAGGCAGAACCTCCATACAAGTTACCTCAGCAACTTTTCCAATATAGTCCTTCCAATTCAACAAAATTTCATCATCTAAGCCGCTCAAACTACCAATCTGAACCGGTTTTCCATCCTTATACACGCCAATCTTTAGACTACCAGCACCACGCATATAATACATTTTTGTAACAGGTTCAATTGTATCACCCTCAAAATATTCCTTATAATGGTCGCCGCACATAAGTTCGTGCGTAACGGTATTTTGCCAATACTGCCAGTTTTCGATTTCTTTTCCAGAATAAAGACGGGTCGGAGGATTCCCACCATAGATAAAGACATCAAGTGTTTCTTGAAGTTCTTTCTTAGCTTTTTGCGTGTCCTTGCTGGGGCGTTTGTCTGGTTGATATAAAGAGCTATCTCGAATAATAACCATTCCTTCTCCGCCATTAGCCAGAATCTCTTGAAGCTTATTCCAAAGTTCTTGCCCATGATAATAGGTTGCAAAAGAAACCAAATCACTTGTATATTCTTTCCCAAGTTCCTCAATTTTAGCAAAACGCTCGCTAGCTGGCTTGTTCATATAGCTGGTTCCATCATAAGCCAAAATATCAAAAGCGTAGAAATGAAGTTTTTCGCCTTTTTCTTGGCGCGCGATGCATTTCTCTTTCAAGCACCCCAAAAGTGTGGTAATATTAGAAGAACCAGGCTTTGATGGGAGATATAACTCGCCAAGGATACAAGTTCCATTTGGGAGGGCTTCAAAGAAAGGTTGAAGCTGAGGAACCCATTCATGCTTTTCTGGATATTCTCCTTTGACATTTCGGCTTCTACTAAAAAGAAGAATATTGCCATCCTCATCTTTTACAAACTTTGAAAAATAACCATCCTTCTTTTCAGAGGCGCACCACTCACCACTATAAATTCTATTGATAAGAGTTGTTTTCTTTTTTTCTGTATCCCAAGAAGACGGTGCAGCCCAATACTTCATTGGATTCATTTCTTTGAAATTGTAACCATCAATATATCCAAACATTATAAATGCTCCTTCCTTTCATAACTCCAAATGAATCCACCTGTAGTTTTTCTTTTTCCAGAACATACCTGTAAAATTCTACTTCCGTCTGTTTTTCCAATGGAGCGAGCGGCCTCTGCCGCATTGGAAAACTCTGCAATATATCTACCGTCTTTTTCATATTGATATACAGGCCGAACCCTTGGTCGAATAATTTTACGAACTTCAGGTTTATCCGTGCCTCTCATCCAAAAATATCCAAAATAACTACCTTTTGAATAAATTGCACTTCTTATACCAGCAGCTTTTCCATTGATAGCTCTTGAAGCTTCTAATACAGAATCATATATATCTACTATTTCACCGTCTTCAGAATATTGATAAATTTTCTCTTCTGATTGCGCTTGGGCTATATCTAACGATTTTCTTCTTTTTATTTCTTCTTTGTTATATAAACCTAAATAGGACAAAATGTTTGAAATAGTTGCACTTTGAGTGGAAAGTTCTAAAGCAATTTGATGACAAGATTTTCCTTGTTCCCATCGTTTTCTTACTTCCTCTCTACTAATTTGAACCCGTCCATCTCCACCTTCAGTTTCATTATATCCATTTTTATAAGAATTATATTCTTTTATCCAAAATTTTTCTCTTTCGTTTATTATATCGTCATTACATTATTCTACTAACTCCATATGGAAATTGTCGATTCCATATTTCCGCATAGCTTTATATAAATGCCAATCATACTGAAGGTAATCGCTTTTATGATGCCACCATCTATTTTCCAATGTAGTGGTCGTTTTTCCTATGTAAACTTTATCATTTACATTATTTATAATTTTATAAATGTATCCCATTGACTGTTCCTCTAAAATCAACGCCATCAATTATAAAACTCATTTCAGAAGCTCCTCCTTCGTATAAGCCCAAGTCTGTCCATAATCTTTTCTCAAATAGGTATTATAATCAGGGCCAGGCCATCCCCACACAAATAAAAATTCTTCAGAAGCTACTTTTGGATTAGCAGGCCATTCAATTTCTTTTGTCTTAATTTCAATAATTTGGTCTTCGGGTGTTCGATAATTCTTCAAATTATAAACAGGGCGGCCATACATATAACCATAAATGTATTCATGGCTCATAACCTCTTCTCTAAAAGTCATTTCAAAAGTTCCCTTCTTTTTCTTTTATTATATAATAAAATGGGATAAAAATCAAATTTCTATTCCTAATTCCTTCATTTGTTCACTGACACCTCGCGCGAAGGAATCCGCACAAGCTGGACAAAGCTCAATTATCTTATAGCGTAAATAAGAACCAAACTCACCAATAAGCTTTCCATTTACATAAGTGCCCTTTTTTTGATAAAAAGGAATTTGAATATACCAAATATCTTTTTCTTCCTTGATATCCTTTTTACACAAATCACAGATAAATTTCTTCATTTATTTACCACCTTTTATCAATCATAAAATATTCCCCATCTATTTGAGAAATTCTTAGCTCGCCAATTCCTCGCTTAGTCATCTCTGGTAAAAACAACTCAAGCTCTTCAAGCGAGACTACCGCTCCGCCATACTCTAAAGTAGAGGAAATATCGTTATTTATTCTTTCTTTATCCTCATAATAATCTTTATATTCATTACTCATATTACCCAACCCTCATATTCAACTGTTTTTGCGTCCCATAAAGCTCAATATAAAATTTTTCTCTTTCTGTTTGCTTTTCGCGCGCAACCTCTTCCAAAATTTCAAAAGTATAGTTTTGAATTCCATGAGAAGCCATATGTACATGAAGAGTTGAACGGGCAACTTTCTCCATACCAAGCGCGGTTTGGACGTGTGATTGCCAACGTGTTCCAAAATCAGTCGTTTTCCCAATATAAGATTCACCAGTTGGAATATAGGTAATCTTGTAAATACCACCAACTGCGCGACCACCTGTTACTCGCTTTATCATTTCCTTCGTTGCGCGCGAAACCATTGTATCCCACATTAGTTTTGGAACTATTTCACGATGCCGAAGCCTTGGTGCCAAACTTTTCAAAACTTCTATATCTTCAATTTCTTCTGGCAAAAGACAAATGCGATAGAAATCCTCTTTTTCTTCAACTTCGCGCTCTCGCCGGATCGCTTCATTCACTGCTTGGCGCTTTGCTTGAAATTGAGAAAGTTCGCACTTCACCTTTTCAAGTTCTAATTCATAATCTCTTTTATCTTGGTCGATTTGCGCTTTATCTATGATGAGCTGATTTTGAAGTTGCTGAAGTTTTTGTAAACGGAGTTCTTGGATTTCTTCTTCAATTGAAGATTTTCTATTCACTTGAAAAGTTTCTTGCTTAGCAATAATTTCATTCAATTGCTGAAGCCGCTCATTTCTCTTTTTGTGATTATCTTCATAAACTTTTTGTTCTGCCACATCCAAATCTTTCCAAAAATTTTCAGCATCTTTTTTATTCTTTTCTTTTAGTTGCTCAATTTCATAATTTTTTTGCTTTATTTTCTTTTTTTGCCCGATGAAAAGAATTAGAAAAACAACAGCAGAAACCATAAAAAGTAATGCTGATATTTTTTCCATATTTACTCCCAACTCATCATTGAGTTTCTTCGAGGTTTCTTTTTTACAACTGGTTTAGTAAACCAAATTAGACGGTCACGCGCGCGAGTCGCCATAACATATGAAATACAAACTTCTTCTTCATTCCACATCCGTGCGTCATAGACAGCAACAAAACGAGCCTCTAATCCTTTTCCGCTATGGCCAGTAAGAACCTTCACAGTATCTGCTTTCATCTTTTCGTTTAGCTCATCTTTTGACAGGTCACCCTGCTTGAATGTATCACATGGAATTCCAGCATCAGTCAACTTATCAAAAATGTCATCTACTTCCGCATTTGTGCGCGCGAGTACCATCCAATCGCCATAATTAGAAGTAGACTTGATTTCATCAACAAGATACTTGATAGAAAAAGGAACTTCAATGACCCTCCCACGCACTCCACGCATCGGAATAGATAAATCACTCATTTTATTTTTTCTAATAATATCCCGCGCAAAATCAAGAATGTCACTACCATTACGATAGTTTTCATCCATTGAGTATATCGTCGCACCGAGTTTTTCCGCCCATTCCATCAATAGGTCTGGCCGGCTGCCATTCCAACGATAGATACACTGGCGCAAGTCATAGACAACAAAATATTCAGCACTTTTTATAATAGAAAAAATAAAGTCAAACTGGTCTTTATTGCTATCTTGCGCCTCATCCAAAAGACAAATATCAAGAGAAGGAAAAGCATTTGGATGGCTCCGCGCAAGATCAAAAAGACCATCAAAATTTTCATTATTCAAATACTTTCCTGCTTCTGTAATCCCAGCGCGCAACAAACATCTCGCGCAGTAAGAATGGATGGTTCCAATCCAAATTACGTCACTATTTTCAACATTCAATCTACTGCGAATCTCCGCCGCAGCCATGTTTGTAAAGGTAAAAGCGACCAGCTTCTTCGCGCACGAAATAGATTGGCGAATTTTCTCAGTCAGTAATCTCGTTTTCCCCGAAGCCGCACTTGATTGAACAAATACAACAGAAGCAGATGACGCCAAAATTTCTTCTTGAGTTTTGCTTAGCTCCAAATTCTATCACTTCCTTTTTCTTTTATTATATCAAAAAGAAGGGAAGAATTCAAATTTCTTCCCTTTCGCTACTAAGCCACATTTCAATCAGCTCTTCATCTGTCAAATCTGCCACTCCGTATGGACACTCATCCACTTCAAACTCGCATGGTGCAAACGACTGGTCGCAGTCGTGACCTTCCAAGCGTCCTATAATTGGAGGACATTTCTGACAATATTCCTTATCCAACCACTGAAGCCATGGTGCGTTCTCAACTAGTTCAAAACCGGCGAGCCATCTCACAAAATCCTTCTCAGAAAAATTTTTCAAAAATTCTCGATTAGTCAAAAGTTTAGCTCCTTTTCTACTTCAATAACTTCACCACTATCTTTTACATGAAAAGTAACCCAATGCCTGAACATTAAGTCTTCATCCTCAATAAACTTCAAAGCCTCAAAAGCCAAATCTTTCAAAGAACCATTATTCTCAATTTCAATATCGTATTTGTAATCAAGAATCTCTGCATCAGCATGATTTGAAACTTCTTCACATTCAGCGCTGTCCCGCCTTACAAGGATCGTCCTCGCATTCAGCCGTTCAACAATTTTTTTTATTTCCTCTGGTTCACGACACATAATAAAAATTGCACATCTTTTACTATCGATTCCGTAATAATCCCAGTCCTCTGTTGTTTCATATACTTTTTTCTGGATGTCTTTAAGGGGGATATCATTCCATTCAGTCAAAAGGTCCTTCAAGTCACTGAGAAATTTGCGCGCGCGAGGTGTCTTTTCTCCATTCCATCCAAATGCACTTGCCGCAATTGTTTTTATATAATCAACAGTAGAATAAACTCTTACATATCCTTCTCCCATAAATTTGGCGACCATCGAACAAAAGGTATCCTTGCCAGAGCGAGGAGCACCATTTACAACATAGATCATTTTTTATCCTCCATTACATAGTTAGTGATAAAATCGACGAAACGTAACTTGTAGAAATATACCACATCATTATCATAGATGCACGCAGCCTTCACATTATTGACGAAATAGGGCCAGTTATTTCCGTCTTTTAGAAAATCTTGAATGAATGAATTCTGTTTAAGAGAAAGAAGCTCATCTAAATAAGAATAGTCATCAACCTTACGATAGACTTGCTCCATCATAGCATTGTAAATATTGATGAGGGTCTGACATAAAACTGGCGCGGGAATGTCTCCTCTAATCTCATAAATTTTTTTCAAACCTTTTACCTGACCATAGATGTATTGACCATTACTGCGTTGGAAAAAAGTTCCTTTGTCTTGACAAGTAAGCGAATTTGGGTTTGAGCGCCAAATATAAAAGTATTCGTCTAGTTTATACATCTTATCAGTACAGTTACAAGCTACTAGATTGAAATAACTGTCTTCATTGAGTCGAAGTTCAGGGAGAAAACGGATATTGTTTTTTCTCAAATAATCAAGACGATATACTACTGAATGACAATTTGATACAATAAAATCTCCAGCGACATAACTATGATTATTTGCTACAGTAATATTATAAACCAAATCATCTTCAATTTTCTCATAAGATAGACCATAAGTTGTACAAAATTTTTGTTCTTGTTTTACCCATTTAGCCTGATGTTCATTATCAAACCAACAAACTTGATATTCATTTTTTCTTCGACAGATTCTTCCTAAAATCTTTTGGGTTTTTCCTTCGTAGGCATGAAAACTATAAGTAGGATTATAACCCAAAGTTCTTAAAATTAAAGAAGACTCATATGCTAATCTTTTGCTAACAGTCATAGTCTTGTTTTGATAAAGCTGACCGTCACGAAAAATTGTACATCCATCAGCATCAAAATACCCTTGAAAAAGAGCTTGAAGCGTATCATTATCCCATGTCAAAAAATCCTTTGGAAAATGCTTCGTTGAAGCATCTTCTCCGCAATCTTCTCCGCAATCTTCAAGATAACGAATAAGTTCTACATTCTTTTTGTATAAAGTAAACTCTTGTAAATGAGGCTGATTATGATAGCCATATTGAATACCGGCTTCTCGAAGATGTTCTTCTAATTCATCTTTTTCTTCTTTAGCGCAGCACAAAAAGAAGGAATAATAAATTTTTCCATTTGCGTTTTTTCTTTTTGTTTTCCACCCGTCACCGACATAACGACCAATTATATAAGCTAATTTCGGACTGATATATTTAGTTCTTTCTGGCAATTTGAAAAGTTGTAAACGGTCTTTTTTTTCTATCTCTTTGACAGGCTTTTTTACTATTTCATTTTTTTCATTGACAATAAAAAATTTATGATTGTCTGTTACTTTTACTGATAAAGCTCCACTTATTTTTGTCTGAACAAGATTATCAGCTTTATGGGTCATAATATTCTCAATAGACTGTAAAGTTCCGTCATGAGAATAAACTCTATCTCCAATCTTTAATTCTCTAATTTCCCTATAACCATCCTCTGTTAAAACCATCGTCTCACCAGTAAAACACCATGTGACAGGTATTGCCCCAACGGGAAAATGATGCCCAGGTCCAAAATTTTCTTCATGGATAAATGAACCACGCACAATATCGGCATTATTGACTTTAGCTTCACGATACAGTTGTTCAACCGCACGAGGTTGGAGGATGTCATCACTATCACAAAACATAATGTAGTCACTCTGGGTTTCATTGTCAATAATTGTTTGACGCGCGACGCCTGGTCCGCTATTTTCAGGAGTAGAAATTAGACGAATATGAAGACCGCGCGCACGATATGTCTCAATAATATCGCTATAATCTTCTCCGTCACAGTCTTGACACAAAGTAACTAGGAACATTTTGCGCGTTTGAGCTACTAAAGCATCAAGGCAATAGGGAAGAGTATCGCGCGCTTTATAGACAGGAATACCTATAGTAATCATACTTTTTCCTCCTTTGCCTTTACAGCAAGTCTATCTACATAGTCATTCCAATCTTTTTCGCCAGAATGACCCTTTACCTTCTCAAAAGAAAAACGTGAATTTTCAAAATAGGGAATGAGACGTTCCCAAAGCTCGCGATTTGCGACTGGTTCTTTCTTTGAGTTGCGCCAGCCATTAGTTTGCCATTTCTTATACCATTTTTGAGTAATACAATTGATAGTGTAGGCGCTATCACTATAAATGGTAGCGGTGTCCTCTTTGGGGGTGTAAGCATCGAAGAAAGCACAAGCCCCAAGAACAGCAGAAAGCTCGCAAATATTATTAGTAGCATTTTCTACGGGCATGGCAAATTCATATCTGAGTGTGCCTTCATTATCAATAATAATGAAAGCAAAACCTCCGACAGCGTTTTCTTTCCCATTGCCAGAACACGCGCCATCCGTGTAAATTGAATAATTCATTGAGCGTAATACTCCTTCCAAATTTCTTCATATGAGACACCTTCAAATCCACTCTTTGTAAAATCAAGAAATTCTTGAATATTGATTCCATCTTCAGCCGCGCGAACTGACTGCACGCAACGAATACGCTTCGGCGCGAAAATTTTTCTATACCACGGCATTTCTAGTTTTAGTGTAATCTTCTCATGTTCATAATTATTAGAAGCAATGGCCGCCATTTCAAACATAAAAAGATGAATAATATTATGAGGATGAAAATTTTTGAGGATTATTTCGTTGTTATGTCTGCGCGCGAGGCTAATTAGGTTGATAATCGCGCGCGAAATGATTGTATCGTAAATTTCATATTTTGTCATATTTTTCTCCTTAGAGCAAAGATTTGCCTAGAAAATCAAGCGGTTCTCCATTCTTACATTTATCAATGCGTTCTTGCCATTTTTCGATAAGTAAGTAGCAATGTGCAGTATCTTTGTCGGGGTCGCGCTTTGTGCGACGATTTTTTGCTTTATTGTTTGCATTTTTTTGAATACGCTTTTGAAGGTAACGAATCTGGCCTTCATAACCTTTGATTAGCTGTTCGCGCTTTTCAATATCTTCCATTTTAGCTCCTTTCAAGTTCGTGATGGGGCATATCGTGATGTTATGCCAACAAGAATAGAATTCTAACCCAAAATCTTATCTACAACATATTCCGCTTGCATTGCAGTCAATCCAAAAATTGGAGTGGCAGAAAGCATTTCAATTTGCTTCTCGCGCGCGAGATCATAAAAATTAGGGATATAAGTGTCAATCCAGCCTTCTCCTTTGAGGAGTGAGCCATCCTTTCCAAACTGGCTTTCTAGTTTTTCTATTTCTTTTATATTTATTTTATTTTCTTTTATATTATACACAACATCATGTTGTGCCTGAGATGGATTTGATGTTGTGCCTGGGGCACTACTTGATGTTGTGCCCGTGAAACCTGATGTTGTGCCACAGTTTGGGACACAACTTGATGTTGTGCCTTGTGCCCGAATTTCATCCAGTAAAAGATAAATACATCCTTTTTCAAGACGTAACCACCCTCGCTCTACAAGAGCCTTGCGCGCGCGATTATATGCTTGCTGTGACATACCAGTTCTTTCTTGCATCCATTTTTCACTAACCCTAAAAGAACCATCTCCAGCAGTACCTAGTAAAACCCACATAATTTTCATTTGATTTCCCGCCTTCCCTTCAAGGTTATTGAGAATTATGTCTACTAAGTCCTGTGGGGTTTGATAAAATATAGTTTTCTTTTCAAATTTTTTCCCTTGATGAATTAGTCTTGGCGCCTGCTGTAATGTTGCCATTAGTAGAATACTCCTTATGCTTACGTGAAATGCTTATATAGTTTTGAATTGCTGTTACCAATTCTTTAGTATTCTCGAAATAATATACGTCATCTTCTGGTTTCTTTTTATTTGGAGCGGCTCTTTTTATACGGAACCCCTGAAGTCTAAGATGATAGGCTAACGATTTAGAAAATACACAGTAATCCATTATTTACTCCTTCGGACATTCAGACATTTGACTTATTTATCTACTTACTCCTCTTCTGTCGGATGATTTTTCATATACTCGCGCGCGGCTACTCTCAAAAAATAACTAATCTTCATATCATTTTCTTCACAATATTCGCGAATTCGTGCGTCTAACTCTGCATCAAGCATAAAACGAATTATCATATCTTTTTTCACATTTTCACCTTCTTTCTAGTTTCTATCTATATTATACCTCATTTTTAGAAAATTTTCAAATTTTTTCAAATAGAAATTTGATTTTTGAATGAATTTAGATTACGCGCAGGCGCGACGCGCGCATTTATAATGAATATAGGAGAATTTGAATTTTTCTCTAAAATATGATATACTAAAAGAAAATGGACAGGAAGGAGAATAAAAAAAATGAGAAAGTTTACTACGCTTGAAGAAGTGAAAGAAAAATATCCCCTAGACCTGATTGTTTTTTCAAATACAAAACCGCCGTTAGGAATTGTTGGATATTTCTGTGACGGAGAATTCTATTACCCAATGTATCACGATAAATTTGAAGGTTATCAAATTTTGGAGGAAGATGAATGAGTTACGATGCTAATTCGATAGAAACGCTCTCATTCCGTGACGCAATACGCTCGCGCGCGGCAATGTATATGGGTAGTGAAGATAATCAAGGTGTTCTTCAATGTATCCGTGAAATTATTACGAATTCCATAGACGAAGCGACTATGGGCTATGGCAATGAAATTGAAGTTACTCTTTCTAAAGATAATCAAGTTACAATTCGTGATAATGGACGCGGCGCGCCGTTTGGTAAACGCGAAGATGGAACAGAAGCACTTGAGGCTATTTACACAATGCCACACTCTGGTGGCAAATTCTCTGATAAAGTTTATCAGAACGTGGCGGGCCTCAACGGTATTGGAGCAAAAGGCACTGCTCTCACTAGTGATATCTTTGAAGTGTGGAGCACTCGTGATGGACAAGTGGCTTATCTCCATCTAGAAAAAGGTATCAAAGAAAGTTTTACAATTTCTCCCACTGATTCAAAATATCATGGAACAATTGTTTCCTTCATTCCATCTCAAGAAGTATATCATCTTGAGCCAATTTCAATAAAATTTGAAGATATCAAAAAAATGTGCCGTGATTGGTCATATCTTTATCCTCAAATTATTTTCATTCTAAATAATGATTTGACAGGTGAAAAAATAGAGTACCAATCTAAAAATGGCTTACTTGATTTTCTCAAAAATAGTAGTGCGAAAACAATTCACAAAACTCCACTTCATATTGTTCTAAAAGAAGACCAAATTGAAGCTGAAATTGTAATGGAATGGACAGACAGTCGTGCTGAAACTTCTTTTACCTTTACGAATGGACTTGAAAATTCAAATGGCGGGACATCTCTAACTGGTGTAAAAACAGCTTTGACGAACTTCTTCAAGAAGAAAATCAAAGGAGAAGGTTCTCCTGACACTTTGCGCAAAGGTTTACTTTATGCCGTCAGTTGTAAAGTGCCGAACCCTTCTTTTGCTAATCAAACCAAGACGAAAGTAAATACGCCTGAGCTTAGGGGTCTTTGCCAGCGTGCGACTACCCAAATGCTTGAAGATTTTGAGCGAAAACATTCTGATGAATTTCAGAAAATTTTGGACTTACTTTTGAAAGAAGTAAAAGCCGATGCTGCTGCGGAACGTGCGCGCCGCCAAGTCTTAGAAACGGAAAAAGAAATCAATAACGAAAAGAAAAAACGTGCAATTCTTGCCGACAAGTTGAAGGACTGCCAAATTCATGGGCCAGAGAACGGCTCAATTCTAGCCATAACGGAGGGAGATAGTGCTCTTGGTGCACTTGCCCAAGGCCGGCCCATCGATCGAGTAGCCCTTCTCCCCATCCGCGGTAAAATCATTTCGGCTCTGAAGCATGACCAAGAAAAAATTCTACAGAATGAGGAAGTCAAAGCAATTTTTTCTGCGTTAGGCTGTGGCTTCTTCAACAATTATAACTCGAAAAAACTTCGTTATCAATACGTTGCTTGCGCTTCTGACGCTGACGTTGATGGCGCATCAATTTCAAATCTAATTACAACACTTTTCTTCTATATGTGCCCTCAGTTTATAAAAGAAGGGCGTTTGTTTAGAATGAAAATGCCACTTTTTGTTTTACGTTATAAAGATAAGACCCTTTATGCGTTTAGTGAAGAAGAAAGAGATATGCTTCTAAAGAAAAATGGAAAGCCAAAAGAAATTAGTCGTAAAAAAGGTATTGGTGAGAATACGCCTCAAGAAACAAAAGTAAGTGTTTTCGGCGCTCAACGTAGATGGGAACGCATTCAAATTGAGGATTTTGAAAGATATTCGGAAATGATGAATATGCTGATGGGACCAAACGTAGAAGAAAGAAAGCAATTTATTATGAAGAATGTTGATTTTTCAAATATCTGTGAATAAGGAGGATTATAGTGGTAGATTTTATTGATAGAGATGCACAGGAAGTTTTCGAGGAAGATTTCCTCGATTTTGCTGGCTATAACCTCCAACGCCGCGCGCTACCTGACGCGCGCGATGGCTGTAAGTGGGGCGCGCGGAAGCTTCTTCATGCGCAATACCTCGCAAAGCTCACTTATGATAAGCCTTTCAAAAAGGCCGCAAAGTCAGTCGCGCAGGCTACTAGCTTTAGTTATACACATGGCCCGGCCTCTGCGTATGGCACACTTATCCGTATGGCTAAACCTTTTGCTTATCGAGTTCCCCTCCAAGAAGCCAATGGCAACTATGGCACTTTGATGAATCCAAACGATCATTCTGCTGATCGTTATGTTGAGTTGCGCGGATCTGAAATTGCATACCAACTTTTGAAAGACTTGGAAAAAGGAATTATTGATGAATGGGAAGACACTTATGATATGGAAGGAAAATTCCCAAAAGTGCTTCCCGCGAAGGGCTTTTGGAATGGCGTCAATGGTTGTATTTCGATTGGTAGCGGTATGTCAAGTAGTTTGCCACCGCTCAACCTTAGGGAAACTAATGAAGCAATGATAAAGCTTCTTTGGAACCCCAATATTTCAGATGATGAAATTCTTTGTTATCCAGACTTTCCAACAGGCGCGACACTTCTAAATAAAGATGAAGTTAGAAAAAGCCTTTTGGCTGGAAATGGTCCTGCGTGTAAAGTGCGCGCGAGCATTGAATGGGAACCAAAAGATAGATGTTTTATTGTTAGAGAAATGCCGTATTCAACTTTTACAAATACTATCTGTAAGGAACTGGCAAATCTAATTGAAGAAGATGAAAGCTGCGGCATTCGTGATTTTGCTGACTATACTGGTGAGCGCGCAGATTTGAGAATTTTCCTCTCAAAAGGTGCTTCTCCTGAGAAAGTTTTGAAATATCTTTATAAGAATACTTCTCTTGAAACTTTCTTTGCCATCAATATGACTGTCCTTGATAAGGGCCTCTACCCTGTTGTGATGGGGCAACGTGCGCTATTCCAATCACATCTCGACCACGAGAAAACTGTTTATATAAATTGTTTTCAGTTTGATAGGCGCAAAATTTGTGCGCGACTTCATATTCTTGAAGCACTTATCAAAGCAATTTCAATGATCGATGAAGTAGTAAAAACTATCAAGCAAGCTGCGGATACAAAAAATGCGTCAATTGGGCTTCAGCGCCTGCTATGTATTGATGAAACGCAAGCAAAAGCAATTCTTGACCTAAAGCTCTCTCGTCTTACCCATCTTGATGTTTCTAAGTTGATGAGTGAAAAAGCCGAGCTAGAGAAAGAACTCGCGCGCATTGAAGCTATTCTTGCCGATGAGAATCTTTTGAAGAAAGAGATTGAAAAGGGGCTGCGCGAAGTAGCTGAAAAATTTGGTGATGCGCGCAGGACAAAAATTTTGAATATTTCCAATGAAGAAGAAACGGTCGAGCGGAAGCAGTTGGCTCTTTCTTTTACGAATGAGGGCGCAGTTTTTGTAAGTGAAACATCAACTCTCTATTCTCAAAAGCGTAATGGCGTTGGGCAAAAATTCAAACTCGATAAAGGCGAATATGTAGTTGACACGCTTGTTGGAGAAACCACAGATGGAATTCTTTTCTTTACAGGCAAGGGGCGTTTTTACTCTACAAAAATGGGTAATTTCTCTATTGGAGAAAAGCAATACCTAAACAGCCTTGTACCATTCCAGCCCGATGAACAAGTGCGCGCAAGCGTTATTATCTCGGAAGAACAACAAGCCTCTAACATTATCTTCATTACAAAGAATGGAATTTTGAAGAAATCTTCTTTGTCTGAGTATAACCTAAAAAGAGGTAATGGTGCACAGGCAATAAAACTCGACGAAAATGATACAATTGTCTCTGTTTTGATTTTAAGAGATGAAAATATTGGAATCTTGTCCTACTCTGGCAACTTTATTATGATTTCCACTTCTGATATCCGTCCGATTGGACGAGTCGCGCGCGGCGTTGTAGGAATGAAGCTCAATGAAGGAGATTATGTTATTTCCGCGCGAGTTATTCCAAAAGAGACTAAAGAGATTTTATCAATTTCTGAAGATGGTTCAGCGAAACGAACTTCAATTGGAGAATTTGGGCTGACCGGCCGCGCAACAAAAGGAAAATCAATTCAGCAATCAGATAAACTTTGTGATTTCTTACCGCTAATTGATGATAAAGAAGTTTTGGTAGTCTCTAATGTTTCTCAAATTCGGCTAAAGATAAATGAAATTCCTTTACTATCGCGCACAACGATGGGCGTGAAGGTAATGAAATTGAAAGATAAAGAAAAAATTCAGAATTTAGTTGGATTGAATTCTTGATTTTCTTTTGAATTTTGAGTATAATATTATTACAAAATGAGTTGAATGACAACTTATTTGATATGGAATAAATGAGACACTGTCTCGTTTATAATAAAATATTTTATAATAAAAAAGGAGTAAATTGTTATTATGAAGCTAACTGAAAAGAGTCAAATTGTTTTTGAGTATCTAAAGAATAATGGCGATAAAGTGTCTATCGAGGAGCTAGCTAACGCTACTGGTCGTTCTGCCCGTTCTATCGGTGCGAACGTTCTCGACCTTACTAAGAAGGGTCTTGTCGTTCGTGAGAAGGAAGAGGTTGAGGGCGCCGAGAAGCCCGTCGCATATGCCATTCTAACTGACGCTGGCAAGACTTTTGTCCCTTCTGACGACGAAGAGTAAATTGAATTCATATAGGCGAGGCTATTATTAGCCTCGCCATTTGAAGAGCCAAATATAATAATTGAAAAGGAGAAAAAATAAATGCTAAAGCAAGCTGAAAATAGAGGTAAGATTGAAGGTATTCTACTAGAGACAAATCTAAAGTATGGCTCTTTTGAGAAGAATGGACAGAAGATTGATACTGTCGGCGGTGAGATTACTGTTGAAGTCGACAAGGAAGTCAACGGTGTACCTGCCACTTATCAGATTCCAGTTTCTCTTTATGCTCAGAAGTATAAGAAGGATGGGAAGACCCTAAATCCTGCTTACACGAGTATTGAGACTGTGATGAAGGAGTATAAGTCTGTTGCCGCAGTTGGCAGAGAAGAGGCTGATCGTGTTCGTATCACTGGCGCGACCCTTAAGATGAATGAGTTCTACGCGCAGGATGGTCGTTTTGTTTCTACCCCACGTATTCAGGCTTCTTTTGTGAATAAGGCAACTGGCGAATTCAAACCATCTTGTGAATTTACTATTATGTTTGCTATTTCTAGTATCAAGCCGATGGTTGATGAGCAGGGTGTTGAACTTGACCCCAAGAAGCTTGAGATCACTGCTATTGTTCCGCAGTATGGCGGCAAGGTAGATATTATGAAGCTTCATGCCACCAATCCCAACGTCGTTGCAGCAATTGAGCAGTATTGGGAGACCGATAAGACTTTTAAGGCAACAGTTCGTCTCAACTTCTCTTCTACGACTGAGAAGATTGTTGAGCAGATTGGCTTTGGTGAGCCGCAGGAGCGTATGAAGACCACTTCTGTGAAGGAGCTGGTTGTAATTGCTGGTTCTCAGGAGCCGTTTGAGGGTGATGCCGCATATGATATGGATGACCTCGTTCAGGCAATGCGCGAACGCAAGGCTCGTCTTGACCAGATGAAGGCAGAGGCAGGCAAGAAGAGTGCTCATAAGGCTCCCGCGCAAACTAGTTCCCTTTCTAATGTTGGAGCCGACCTAGGCTTCTAATTTTAGGAGGTAAGGGAAATGGCTATTGATATTCTTTCTTTACAACCGAATGTTATTTCAAGGGATCTTCGTGGTAAATATCTGCTTCTTGCCGGTGCGCCAAAGACAGGAAAGACTACTTTTTGTTGCCAAAGTGATAAAGCACTAATTCTAGCGTAAAAAGATGGATAAGAGTAAAGATTTTTTTACTGTGTTGCGAAAAAGTAATAGTCCTACAAGTAATATTATTTGGACACAGGAACAGATAGATTATATTATTGCTCAATATAATTTACATCATAGCACCACAAGAATAGCTAAAGATTTCAATTTGACAAATGCTGGTTCTATAAGGACAGTCCTCAAAAAATATGGAAACGGAGTATTGAATCTTTCTGATTTACATAAAATTGGTTATCCAAGAAATTCAGATTATTTTGAAAATATAGATACTCCAGAAAAAGCTTATTGGTTAGGTTTTCTTTTCGCTGATGGATGTGTAGATAAGAAAAATAGTATCAAATTAGAATTGGCTTCTGTCGATGAGGAACACGTCAAAAAATTCCAAAAAGCGATAGGCGCTGTAAATCATAAAATAATTCATTCTCAAAAAAGTGTTGGAGATAAAATTTATTATCAGTCAATTTTAACAATTCGAGATTATAAAATGGTAAATGATTTAGCTAAATTAGGCTGTGTAAATAATAAAAGTCTAATATTAGAATTTCCAACAGAGAAAATTCCAGAAGGTTTATATTCTCATTTTATCAGAGGCTATTTTGATGGTGATGGCAGTCTGAATTATACAAAAAAAATATACCAAGGTCGCCAGCATCATTGGAGAATAGAATTTTGTGGGACTAAAAATTTTTTAGAAAAGCTGAAAAGAATTTTTGGAAAAGAAAATCTCGCGTTAGAAAATCGTGGTAAATATTACTGTCTGACTATTGGCGGAGCAAAGCAATTAGAAAGAATATTAGCTTATATTTATAAAGATGCTTATGATGAAATTTGTTTGAGCAGGAAAAAAGAAAAATATGAACTCTTTATCCAAGAGCGCATAAAAGGTGAACCCGTAAATTCGGGGTGTGAATCTAACTGACTTGATTTGCTAACGGTGAAACTCTTTATAAAGACAATACCGTGCTAAGCTTCTTTTATAAGAAGAAAGTGTAACGACTATTCCGCAAGGAAGTAGGATAGAAGCTAGGTGGAAGTCCAAATCCGAAGCGCCATTTCATAATTATATATGAAGAGATAGTCTATTCCTTATAGTAATATAAGGTGAAAAAGTTGAAATTGGTACTAACGCACAAGGTAACGCTATGGTTCAGCCAATTACGACTTGGTCTGAATTCAAACTAGTTCTTCGCCAGCTAGAAAAACCGCAAGCTAAGGAAAAATATAACACTATTTGTATTGACACTCTAACTATTGCTTTTGATCTTTGTGAACAATTTATTTGTTCACAAAATGGTGTTTCTAAGATTGGAGATGTGCCCTACGGCGCTGGGTACACACAACTCTCAAAAGAGTTTGAGAGTGTCCTCCGAAAGATTACGATGCTTTCATATGGATTGATAATGACATGTCATTTGAAAGAAAGCTATGATGATGAAGGCAAACTTATTAGCGCGAAGCCTGATCTCAATAATCGCTGTCTAAAAATTGCAAATGGAATTGCGGACGTTATTGGTGTCATCACTCAAACATGGAATGAAAAGGGTGAAAGTGAGCGTTGGATTCAAACTCGTTCAACTCCAACAATTACAGCAGGAAGCCGATTCCGTTTTCTTGCTCCTCGTATTCCATTTGATTTCCATGAGTTTGAAACAGCTCTGGCTAAAGCAATTGATATGGAGGAGCAAAATGGTGCACGCGTTGTCGATAACGCTCCAATTATCGCTAATGAAAAGCATGATTTCAATGCTACAATGAGTGAGGCTCGTGAAATTTGGACTTCGCTTGTAAATAAGGCACAAACGGACGAGGATAAGACGGATATTGTTCGCACGATGTCAAAGAAGGTTGAGATGATTTTTGGCCGAAAGATAAAACTCTCAGAAGTTACTGAAGACCAAGTTGATTTGTTATATCTTGCACTTCTTGACCTGCGCGACCTACGTGACAGTATGAACTAAATAGATATATGTTCAGAGGCATAGTGTAAGACTATGCCTCTGAATTTGTATTTTTACGAAATTTATGATATAATATTAGAAAGGAAAAGAATTGGAGTTGATAGAGTGAAACACGAAGTCAAATGCCGACTATGTGGGCAATATTTTGATGCTCAACTTGATGGGTTAGACACTGTCTATGTGATGCCCGCAAAGAATTATTATTATCATAAAACCTGTTATGATAATTGGAAAAAAGCGAATCTAAATGAGGACGACCAATGGCGCGACCGTATTTATGACTATCTCGCGCACGACCTAAAAATCAAATATGATTTTTTCAAATGCGAAGCTTTCTTCAAAAGCTTCATCAAATCAGAGAAAAAAGGAACATATAAAGGATGTTATTTTGCTTTGAAATATTTTTATGAAATTCAAGGTGGAGATAGGGAGAAAAGCTATGGCGGCCTTGGAATTATTCCATATGTTTACGCCAAATCTACCGAATATTGGTCGCGCAAAGAACAAGAAAATCGTGGCATCGTTGCTTCTATTGAAGAAGAAATCAAAAAACGTGAAGAGCTCCGCGCGAAAGCTCCTCTCCGTAAAGTCAAAAAAGAAAAGACTCAAGCAAAACCAAAGTGGAACTTGGAGGACATTGAATGACAGATAAAAATACAGTGCTGCAAGTTCTCGGGGCACTTATGGCAAAGCCCCAATATCTTAGCCATACAGACAAATATATACTAACTCCGGATGACTTTCAAACAAAACTTGATAAATATATTTTTGCTGCAATTGACGGTCTTTACCGAAATGGCGCGACACGTATTGCTCCTATTGATATTGAAGGTTATCTAAAAAATAATGCGTCTGCACGCGTTACTTTTGAAACGGCTCATGGTATCGAATACCTCCAAGACGCGCAATACTATACAGACGAAGATAATTTTCTTCTTTATTATCGCCGTCTAAAAAAGATTAGCTTATTGAATTCCCTTCAAAAAATGGGTGTTGACACAAGTGAGTTTTTTATTGAAGATGAAACAAAGCCAGAAGCATTTGAAGTCAACAAGAACTTTGAAGAATTAACAATTGAAAAAATCCTTCAAAAGGTCAAGTCTAAAATTCTAAAGCTAGAACAAAATTATAGCGAAAATGATGAAATACAGTCGTGGAACCTAGAAGAAGAAGTAGATGATGTGATTGATAGCTTCGGAGCTCCAGAAGGAATTGGTCTTCCAGTAAACGGAGATATTTTTTCTCATATCATAAATGGCGCGGAACTTGGTGCGCTAACTATCCGTAGTAGTGGAAGTGGCGGAGGCAAGAGTGCGCAGGCTGTAGCTGATGCTTGTCGATTAGCATTTCCTTTTTATTATGATGACTATAAAAGAAAATGGGTTAGAGTAGGTAATACAGAACCAGTTCTTTTTATAATGACAGAGCAAAAGCCAGAACAAATTATTCAAATGGTTCTAGGATATTTGACCGGAATTGAAAGAAGTCGATTCCGTTATGGAGATTTTTCAAAAGACGAATTAGAGAGAATAGAGACTGCACGCAAGATTATCAAGCATTATAAAACGTTGAAACTGATGAGAATTCCTGACCCATCAATTGAACAAATCAAGAATATAGTGCGCGAACAGGTAATTCTTTACGGAAGTCGATATGTATTTTATGATTATATCTTTATTTCTCCAAAACTGCTTGAAGAATTTCGTGGGCACTCATTACGTAATGATGAACTGCTTTTACTTATGACTACTGCTCTCAAAGACCTTGCAATTGAACAAAACGTCTGTGTCTTTACTTCAACTCAAGTCAATGCAAAAGCTGATGATAATACTGATATACGAAACGAAGCTTCTCTTGCTGGCGGTCGAGCAACCATCAACAAAGCAGACAATGGTGTAATCTGTGCGCGACCAACAAAAGATGAAATTGAAATTCTCAATCAAGATAGAGTTCTTGACCAAGGTATTATTCCAGATATGGTAACGGACGTTTTCAAAGTTCGTTCTGGTCGATGGACACAGGTTAGAATTTGGAGCCAATTCAATGCTGGTACGCTTCGTAAACGCGACCTTTTTGCGACAGATCGTTATATGCGACCTATACCAGAACTCACAGAAGATGAGGCGCGCGGCCTCGTAAATTGGGAACTTTCAAAAGAAGATGAAGAGTTCTTAGAAGAAATCAACAAGAAAGGAAAGAACTGATGGCAATCAATTATAAAGAAATAATTGAAAGTCTTGAGCCAGAGGACATTGAAAAAATTTTAGATAAGTTAGACGTCCTTTGGATTGATAAAGGAGACTTTTTGCTTTGTAAAACAGCTTGTCACAATCTAAATGTAGATGAGGCTTCTTGGAAACTTTATTACTATAAGAATACTCATCTTTTTTATTGCTATAGCTCATGCGGTGCAATGTCAATATTTCAATTTGTTGAACATTGGTATGAAGTACGTGAAGTAGCCTTTGACTGGTATCAAGATATTTATAGTTTTATCCAAAGCTACAACCAATCTTATTTTGCCGAGGAAAAAGAACTAAAAACAAAATATAAAAGTAATAGAGATAAGTATGTAGGACAAAAACTTCGGCGTGAGCTCCCAGAATTTTCTTCTAAGGTTCTTGAAACTTTTCAACATTATTATCCAGTTGAATGGTTGGAAGAAGGAATCACGGAACAAACAATGGATAAGTATGAGATACTTTATTCACCAACTCAGAATAAAATTATTATTCCTCATTTTGATGTAAATGGAAGATTAGTTGGAATTAGAGGGCGCGCGCTCGATGAATGGGAAGTTGAAAATGTTGGTAAATATATGCCAATTCAGGTAGAAAATACTTGGTATTCTCATCCTCTCTCTTTCAATTTATATGGACTTTTTCAGAATAGGAAAAATATTGAAGAAAGAGGCATTTGCTATGTGTTTGAAGCGGAAAAATCTGTACTTCTTTCTGAAAATTTTTCTACACCGAATTGTGCGGTGGCCATTTGTGGCAGTCAGTTCAATAAATACCAAGTTGACCTTTTGATGCGGTTCGCGCGCCCAAGAGAAATTATTCTTTGTTTGGATAACGAAGAAAAAGAAGGAAGCACAGAATATTTTGAAAAACTTTGGAAGATTTGTAATAAATATAAAAATTATTGTAGATTTTCTTTTGTTTATGATAGAAAAAATATAACAAAAAAGAAAGACAGCCCAGCTGATGAAGGAGAAGAAGTCTTTCGTCAACTGATAAAGGAGAGAGTAAAAGTGTAATGAGATATCGACTAAAAAATCCAGAAATAAAAGAAAACTTTGGAGAAAATCTCCTTCGCGCGAGAGGAGTCCAAGACATTCAAGAGTTTTGTCATCCAGACGAAAGTTGCCTTCAAAGCTGGCACGACTTAGAAAATATTGAAAGAGCAGTGAAAGCGATAGAGCTAACAATCAATGATGTGCGTCCATATGCACTAATTGCTGATTGCGACGTTGATGGCGCAACATCATCTGCCATTATCTATCAATATTTGAAAAGGCTAAATCCAAAAAAAGAAATTCAATACTTTATTCATTCTGGAAAACAGCATGGCTTTTCTGATTTGATGGAACAGTTAGAAGATAAAGATTGGAGTATAATTATTGCGCCAGATAGTGCCACAAATGACGGCGAATATATTTCCCGTTTTAGTTGTCCTGTATTGTGCGTGGACCACCATATCAAGGAAGAGAATACAATTATTCCTTCAAATATGATTTTAGTAAATAATCAAACTTCACCTAATTATAAGAATAAAGATTTGTGTGGAGCTGGTGTCACCTGGCAGTTGTGTCGCGCACTTGACTACTTTTTTATAAAAGACCTTGCTTGGGAATATATTGATTTATGTGCTTTAGGTATTGTCGCAGATATGATGTCAATGTTAGAGGTTGAAAATCAATATCTCGTTCAAACTGGCTTCAAAAATATCAAAAATAAAATGTTTAAGACTTTGCTTGAGAAGCAAGATTATTCAATGGGCGGGAAGATTACTCCAACCACAGTTGCTTTCTATATTGTGCCGCTAATCAATGCTATGATTAGAGTTGGGTCAATGGATGAGAAAGAACGCTTATATCTATCCTTCGTGATGCCAGAAGTAATGGTTGATTGTCATAAGCGAGGCGCGAAAGGCACAAAAGAACGTCTTTGTGTTGAAAGCACGCGCGAGTGCGTGAACGCTAAGTCTCACCAAGATAAAATGAAAGAACAGATGGTTGAGAAACTTGAAGCCAAAATTTTCAAGAAGGATTTATTATCTAACCAAGTTCTTTTCATTCGGCTAGAGGATGATGATGTATTTCCCGCAGAACTAAATGGGCTTATAGCGATGAGTATTGCATCGAAGTATAAACGCCCTACAATCGTAGCTCGTCTCAATAATGAGGGGTATATCAGAGGGAGTGCTCGCGCGCCTGGAAATACAGAACTAAAGTCTTTCAAAAATTTTATGGCTGGCACTAAGTTATTTGAGTATACGCTTGGCCACGACCAAGCTCTGGGAGTGAGTATTCTCGACCGCAATCTTTCTACTTTTCATGAAATCGCCAATGAAGAGCTCTCAAAAATTGATTTCGGCGAAAATTACTATGACGTAGATTTTGTGATGCGCGCCGACGACCCAAAAATTGGTGAAGCTATTGAAGATCTTTGTGCGATCGAACAGGTTTATGGGCAACAAAATGAAGAACCAGTTATGGCAATCACTAATTTGAATGTGTCTCAAAACGATGTCAAAATCATTGGAAAGAATTTAGATACTTTGCGAATTGAGAAGAATGGAATTACCTATGTAAAGTTCCGCGCGAAAGATTTGATTAGAGAGCTAAAAGACTTTCCAGGTGATATGGATATTACTTTAGTTGGCAAGCCAAATATTAACACTTGGAATCATAAAAATATTCCACAAATCTTTATGGATGATTGCGAAGTCGAAGACGCAAGATTTGCTTTTTAGAGAAATTTGTGATATAATAGAGATAAGAAATTAGAAAGGAAGGTGATGAAAAGTAATGAGATTTGAAACACACAGCCACTCTCATTACTCAAATATCCGTCTAATTGATAGTATCAATAAACCACGTGACATGATACTGACCGCCTCAAAACTTGGATACTCCGGCCTCGCGCTAACTGACCATGAAGCTCTTTGTGGCCATGTTGAATGGCTTCAATTAGAGCAAGAACTAAAAGAGAAAAATCTTATTGCCGGAAATTTCAAATGTGCGCTTGGTAATGAAATTTATCTTACGGAGACTAGAGAACCAAAACAAAAATATTGGCACTTTCTCTTGATTGCTAAAAATACAGAAGGTCATCGTGCGCTCCGTGAGCTTTCATCTCAGGCATGGCTAAATGGTTATACGGAGAGAAGAATGGAGCGCGTTCCAACGTTGAAAACCGAGCTGGAAGAAATTGTAAAGCGTTTTCCAAACTCTCTTGTAGCAGACAGCGCCTGTCTTGGCTCAGAATTAGATGCTCTTGTTCTCGCGCTTGATGATGCCGAGAAGCAAAATGACAAAGAGCTAATTCTTGAAAAGAAAATTGAAATTGATAAGTTTCTTCGATGGTGTATTTCACTTTTTCATGACGATTTTTATATTGAAATTGCTCCAGGCATCTCATCTGATCAAAAGCGTTTCAATCGCCGAATAAAACCTATTGCCAAATTCTATGGCCTAAAAATTGTTATGGGAACTGATGCTCACTATCTTACTTCTGAATACCGAGAAATTCACAAGGCTTTTCTCAACTCAAAAGATGGCGAACGTGAAGTTGATAGTTTTTATCATGACGCGCATTTTATGTCTGATAAAGAGGCTTATGAGAATTTGAAAGATATTTTTTCAAAAGAAGAATTTGAAGAAATGTGTCAAAATTCTCTTGAAATTATGAATAAGATTGGAACTTATGAAATTTTTCATAATCCAATTATTCCAGAAACAGAAGTCCATCCGCTTCCTCCTATCGTTGACGAAAGCCTTAGAGATTATCCTCATCTTTTTGAATTGAGAAAAAGCGAGAACCCTCAAGAAAGAGAATGGGTAAATTCTTGTATTTCTTCCATGGAAAAGAAGGAAATTGGAGATAAAGAGCATTGGGAACGCCTTGAATTAGAGGCTGATATTCTTTGCCATATTAGCCATAAACTAGGAAATTGTCTGTTTTCATATTTCAATACTTTCAAAGATTTTATTGATACTTTCTGGGAATGTGGTTCAATTACTGGCCCAGGTCGCGGTAGCTCTGGCTCATTTCTCTCAAACTATCTTCTTGGAATTACTCAACTAGACCCCATTGAATATAATTTTCCTTACTTTAGATTTTTGAACAAAGACCGCGCGGAGTTGCCAGATATTGACCAAGATTTGTCTCCGTCAAAACGTCCTCTAGTTTTCAAAAAACTAAGAGAAAAGCGAGGAGAACTAAATGTCGCCCAGGTAGCGACATTCGGGACGACCTCTGCGCGTGCAGCTGTAGCAACAGCTTGCCGCGGCTACCGTTCAAAAGAGTATCCAAAAGGAATTGACAGCGATATCTCACTTTATCTTTCTGGCCTTATTCCTTCAGAGCGAGGTATTACTTGGAGTCTTACAGAGTGCTTTGAGGGGAATGAAGAAAAAGGAAGGAAACCAATTCGAGAATTTTGCTCCCAGTTTGAGAATTATCCTGGTCTAAAAGAAATTGCTCTTGGAATTGAAAATCTAATTGTCCGACGTGGTGTTCATGCTTCAGGTGTTATCTTTTATAACAATTCTCCGTTTGAAACAAGCGCGCTAATGAAAAGTCCTGGTGGTGATATCACTACGCAGTTTGACCTCCACATGGAAGAAAAATTGGGTGGAACAAAATTTGATTTAGAAATAATTCTAACGAAAAATTTTTCGGGGGATTTTTATGAGAAAGAAAACTTTCCCGATAGAAGAAATTATAAATTTGATTGAAAATGAAAATTATACTACTCTATTACTAGCAAAACATTTCAAAACTTCTCGTCCCACTATCGAAAAATTTTTGAGAGAGAATCAAATACAAACTAATTATCAGAAAAATAAAGAAAGATACACTTTTTTACCTAGAGAAAATATAAGTAAAAAATATCAAGAAGGTAGCACGATTAGAGAATTAGAAGAAGAATATAAGTGTTCACAAAAAGTTATTGAAAGAATTCTACAAGAAACTAATACTCATATTCGAACTAATTCTGAATCCCATACTGTTTATCCTTCTGATATTTCTTATTTTGAAAAAATTGATACTCTAAATAAAAGTTATCTTTTAGGATTTATTTGCGCAGACGGTTTTACAACAGATAGACATGAAGTAGGTATAGCCGTTCAAAAAAGAGATAATGGAGTAGTTGATTTCTTCAAAAAGGAACTAAAAACGAGTAAACCAATAAGAGAGAAAGATAATTGTTTTGAATTGCGACTTCAAAATAAGGTGTTATATGAGAGTCTTCTCCGTTTAGGGGCCGTTCCTAGAAAATCTTTGATAATAAATATTAGAGATGTAATTGAAAAAGCTGAACTAAATTCTTCTCAAATAAAAGCTTTTTTATTAGGATATTTCGATGGAGACGGCGGAATCTATATGTCATATGCCCAGAATAAAAAGACAAAACAATGGAGCTGCTCAGTTACTGGGACGTTTGAAACTTGTAGCTATTATAAAGAATATTTTCAAAACGTTGGGTTTTTTACAAAAAGACATCCAGACGAAAAAAATAATTATACTTATTGTATTAGTGGTAGAAATAGAGTAAAAACAGCTTTATCGGAGCTATATTCAATCAAAGACGAAATTGATTTCTTTTATCAACGAAAATATGAAAAATTTGTAGAATTATCGAAAAGTCCACGCGCGAAGTGATTTGCACGTGAATAAAAGTGAACTCTATTACTCAGAGGTGTGTAGAAAACGAAAGTTTTAGCAGGAAATGGCTAATTAGTTTCTATGCTAACAGGGAAACCTAAACTTCAAAAGTAGGCAATCCTGTGCTAAGCCTTTATAAAAAGGAAAGTCTATCGACTATCGCCATTGGCGAGTAGAGGAGAAAATGAGTTGCTCCTCGAAGCGCTTTTCTCTCTTGTTTTATATAAGAGATGAAGATATAGTCAGTGCCATTAGAAATAATGGATAACACGTTTCTCGTTACAGAAATCTGCGACAAGATTACTGTTGCACTAAATCTTCTTCGGCAAAATGGATACTTCTCTGAATGTAATTCGCTTAGAGAAATTTATAATAAATATCTTCATCCCCAAGTCCTTGACTTGAAAAATCCTCGTATATGGGAAGCGCTTGAAAATGGCGAAGTTCAAGACGTATTTCAATTCAATACAGCAATTGGCCTTCAAACAGTTCAAGCAATAAAGCCAAGAAACCCAATTGAGATGTGCGCGGCGAATGGCCTAATGCGGCTAGTTGCGCCAGAAGGTCAAGAGCGACCGTTTGATAGATATATCCGTTTCAAAAACAATCCAAAGCTTTGGTATGATGAAATGGATAGAGAAGGGTTGACGAAAGAGGAACAGAAAATTCTTGAGCCATATTATGCAAGAGATTATGGCGTTCCATTCGACCAAGAAAGCTTGATGAGAATGGTTATGGACAAAAATATTTCACATTTTACATTGGCCGAAAGCAATAACACTAGAAAAGTTCTTGCGAAAAAGAAAGTCAAAGAAATTCCTGCCGTAAAAGAAAAATTTATCTCTCAATGCCCTTCAAAACGGCTCGGTGAATACTGTTGGCGGACAATGATGCTCCCCCAAATGAGTTACAGCTTCTCAAACGTTCATGCAATGCTCTATTCCTTTATTGGCATCCAAACTCTAGTAATTGCTACTCAATGGCCAGTAATTTACTGGAACACGGCTTGTCTAATTGTCAATTCTCAGTCAATTGAGGAAGAAGAAACTACAGAAGATTTCCTTGAAGAAAATCCTTCAGAAGCAGATTGTCAAGAAGAATTAGAAGAAATGGATGATGATGAAGAAGAGCCAATAAAAAAGAAAGAAAAGAAAAAGGTAAAAACTGTAAATTATGGCAAAGTTGCAACAGCTATCGGAAAGATGAAAAGTGCTGGAATTGAAGTTTCTCCTCCTGATATCAACCAATCCGCATATACTTTTATTCCAGACGAAAAAAGAAATCTTATTCGATATGGACTTCGTGGTATCACAAAAGTTGGCGATGATATTGTAAAACAAATAATCGAAAATCGTCCTTACACTTCAATCCCAGACTTCCTCTCAAAAGTAAAAATCAACAAGCCTCAAATGGTAAATCTCATAAAGTGCGGCGCCTTCGACAGTTTCGGCCAACGAGAACAAGTGATGCACGAATATATCAATCTTATTAGCGACGCAAAGAAACGTATTACTCTCCAAAATATGAAAATGTTGATTGATTTTGGACTTATTCCAAATGAATATGACTTTGTTTGCCGGGTCTTCAACTTCAACAAATATCTAAAGACATTCAAAGCAGATGATTTGTTCCTTTTAGACAATATTTCGATGGCCTTCTTTGATAAGAACTTTTCAATTGACAAGCTGGTTGAGGACGTTCGCGCGGAAAGTGGTTTTAGCATAAAGCAAATCACGTGGAAGAAAATCTATGATGAAGTCATGGATAGAATTCGCCCCTATATCAAAGAAAATAACCAAAAACTTCTTACTTCTGTAAATAATCGATTGACAGAAGATGTGTGGAATAAGTATTGTCTTGGAAACACAAGTAAATGGGAAATGGATAGCGTTTCTTGTTATTTCCATGAACACGAACTCGCGCATGTCAATAATGCCTATTATGGCTTTTCAAATTTCTTTGATTTGCCAGAAGAACCAGAAATTGAACGAGTTCTTGAAATCAAAGGTAAACGTGTACCAATCTTCAAAATTCACCGTATTTACGGAACTGTTCTTGACCGAGATAAGATGAAAAAGCTAGTTACACTTTTAACACCAAAGGGCGTCGTCACTGTGAAAATTTTTGGTGAAGTCTTCAATATCTATGACCGCCAAATTTCTGAAAAAGGTGCGGATGGTAAGAAACACGTCAAAGAAAAATCTACTTTTGCGCGAGGAAACAAAATTGTTGTATGTGGTATTCGTGATGGTGACAGTTTCCGTGCGAAGAAATATAAAGCAACCCCTTACCATCTTTGTGAATTGATTGAAGAAGTTTATCCAGATGGTAAAATAAAAATGCGCCCAAGATTGGAGTTAGATGAATGATAGTTGGAATTCATGATTATGACTTTTTTCATTATTGGAATGTAATGCCCAATCTTGAGTGTGCGAAGCTTCTTGCCTACTACAAGAAGAAAAGAGATATAACGCTTTTGGCTCCTACTTTGGAGCCAGAGCGCTATAATTCTTTTTTTGTAAGAAAAGACTATGAAGATGGATTATATCCAAAAGAACTTTTTTTACCTAATGTAGAATACGGTGGCCGCGCGATATCATTAGAAAATTACGCTCCTTTTTCAAAAGAAATTGAAAGTATTGTTCCTGACTTTTCTCCGTATGAGAAGTATAAAGACTATTTTGGAAAAGATGAAGCTACTTTCAAAAGGATTTTACGCGCAGGACATGGGCGTCTTTCGCGTGAAGGCCATAGTATTGATAACTTTGTGGAAAAACAACTAAAAGCGCAGATTTTTCCAAAAACATCAGGCATTATTCTTCATGATTATAATCTTGGACAAGTTGAAGGAGCCGTTAGTTTCCTGAAAGAATTATCTAATTCTCGTTTCGGTGTAAATAATCCTGAAAAAATCCACGTGTTACCAATTGGGATGAAATTTCCACCAATTGTAAGCACAAAAGAAAAGCTCTATGAATGGCTTAGCCTTCTACCCCTTTCAGGTATTTTTCAAGTTCAATATAATGGTTTGATGCCTGATAAAATGGTAAAAGAACTATGTGATGATATCCCTGCTAGAACTGCGCGGAAAATTATATATAATCCGTTTTCCACAATATCTTGTGATGAGCAAATTCTAGAAACACTACCTATTGTATACAGACAGTGCTTATACTTATCTACTCATAAGATAAATTTTCTACTCACTCTTGGTAGAGAATCTCCATTTTCACAAGAGTTAGAAAATCTTTTTCGACTTTGGAATGAATTTTTTCAAAAAAGCCAAGATAGAAAACTGACCACATTATATTATTATCTAAAAGCAAAATCTCAGTATAATTCTGGTCCAATTTTTACAGAGAAATCTCTCTCTCCAAAGACTTCCCTTGAGGAAAATCGGAAAAGCTTTATATATATTCGTGAAAAGAATTATGAACTTTTCAAGATGTTCTACGAGACAATCTCTGTCCGTTATGAAAAGGAGATGTTTATAAATGACTAATTTAGAAATAAAACAAAAAATAGATGAAAATAATAGTATTATTGAACAACTAGTAACACCAAATAAATTCACTCTAAATAATACTGTTGCTAAATTATTAGAAGAAAATAAAAAACTTCAAGAACAATGCCAGCACAATTTTATAAATGGCTATTGTGAATATTGTTACACGGAGGAAAAAGAATGACAGTAAAGGACTGGCTTGGAGAAAATAATCAACTTGGGCAAGACATCTGGCAACGTAAATATCGACACAATAATGAAAGTTTTGAAGAATGGCTAGATAGAGTAAGCGCAGGAGATAATGAATTACGAAAACTGATTATTGAGAAAAAGTTCTTGATGGGCGGGCGCACTTTAGCCAATAGGGGTCTTAATAATACTGGCAGTTTATTCAATTGTTATTCAAGAGGCTATATTGAAGACGATTACTATGACATCATGGACGCCGCGAAAGACATTGGCATTACTTTCAAAGCACAAGGCGGCCAAGGAATTTCCCTTACAAAATTACGCCCAAAGGGAACTCCAATAAAAACTGAATACTATTCTGATGGAATCGTTCCTTTTATGAAAATTTTCAATGAAGTCACAGCGGGAACTTCACAAGGAGGCGCGCGCAAGGGTGCACTAATGCTTTCTATTGATGCGCGACATAAAGAGGCTGAGACTTTTATAAAGATAAAGTCAAAAGAAGGGGAAATTGAAAAAGCCAATTTGTCTCTTGAACTTGATGACGAATTTATGCGAGCTGTTGAGAAATATTATGACACTGGAGAGGTTGTAACGCTGCACGAAAAGCGAAACTACTCTGGGCATGAAATAGAATATGATGTTACCCCAATCGAAATTTTCAAAATGCTAGTTGATAATTGTTATGATTGGGCTGACCCCGCTTGCCTCTTTACCAATAAATTTAGAAATTATAATTTGATGCAATTCGATAAAGATTATGAGATTGAGACTTGTAATCCTTGTGGCGAGCAACCGCTCCCCAAACATGGCGCTTGCTGTCTATCTTCCCTAAATCTTTCTGAATTTATTGTAAACCCTTATACACCACAAGCTCACCTCAATACAGCGGACTTACTATCGGCAATTGATGTTGGTATTAGAACTCTTGATAAGCTTATTGATGAAAATTATAACAGACACCCTTTGCAACAGCAAAGAGATATGTCTTATAACTATAGAAATATCGGTCTAGGCATCTTTGGCTATGCAACGGCCCTTATGAAGCTCGGCTTCCGATATGGCTCCCCAGAGGCTATTGAATTTACTGATGATGTCTTTTCTCTTATCTTTAGACGCGCGGTCCTTGCAAGCAACGAATTGGCAAAAGAGTTCGGTCCGTATCCAAAATACAAAGAAGAAATTTTTGATAGTGATATCATAAAATTTCATTTTAGTCCTGATGAAATAACTAAACTAAAAGAATATGGCTTAAGAAATTGTAGTTTAGTTTCAATTGCTCCAACTGGTTCATTAGCTACTCTACTAGGAGAAAGTGGTGGTTGTGAGCCAGAATTTGCGCTAAAATATACAAGAAGAACAGTAGGCATGACAGATGGAAAAGATACCTACTACGATGTTTATTGTAAAGCAGCGCGTGAATATATGGAGATAAATAATACAAAAGAGCTACCAGATTATTTTGTCGGTTCGGCTGATATCTCTTGGCAAAGTAGAGTGCTAACACAAGCCGTAATGCAAAAACATGTTGATACAGCAATTAGTTCTACAGTAAATATGCCAAATTCTGCAACTAAAGATGATATTGCACATATGTATCTACTTGCTTGGTCATCTGGCTGTAAAGGCATTACCATGTTTAGAGATGGCTGTAAACGCCTTGGTATTTTGACTACTGGAAATAAGAAAGAAGAAGAAATTTCCCATAAAGAACTAAAACGTGGAGAAATTATGAAGTGCGCGGACGACTTGATTGGAAAGAAAAGAAAAATAATCAATGGTTGCGGCTCAACTCATGTTCTTGGATTCTTTGAACCAGTTTATGGCGATTTAGTTGAAGTATTTTTTACTAAAGGCAGTTTAGGTGGTTGTTCCAACTATATGGTTGGATTATCTCGAATGGTTTCTCTTGCGTGCAGAGCTGGAGTAAGTATCAATGATATTCAAGACCAACTCAATTCAACTGGCGCTTGTCCTAGTTATGCTATTCGGACAGCAACAAAACATGATACCTCCAAGGGAGCTTGCTGTCCTATGGCCATAGGTAATGCTCTAATGGATATGTGGAAAGAGGTTCAGGAAGAGTTGGGCTATCTGGAAGAACCAAAGAAAAAGAAAATTCAGCTAGGAGAATTATGCCCTGAGTGCGGTGCTATATTAGAGCATAGCGGCGGTTGCGATATTTGTAAAGAATGTGGTTATTCTCATTGTAACTAAAAAGGAGAAGAAAATGGAGAGTAAAGAAATAAATGAAGTCACAACAACAAAAGAAAAGATTACAAAACTTTCAGAAAGTTTGCTTCTCTATCCAACTGACTATCCGATAAAATTTTCCTATGTCATAATGCGTCTTTTCCCTAGTGTCTGGACTAACGTTCAAAAAGCATTGAAGGACGCATATACAAATGGCTATCTCCAAGCAAAACAAGAATTTGAAAAAAACTAAAATTTTTGATATAATATTTTTATAAAAAGTAAAGGGGACGAGTTTGATGACGCATAAAGAAGAACGCTTTTTCAATATTGCGCGTGAAGTCAGTTATTTATCTGATTTCAAGCAGACAAAGGTCGGCGCGGTTGTTGTCAGTGGTAATAGGATTCTTTCTTCTGCTTGTAATAGCCAGAAGACTCGTCCTCTTCAGCACCGTTATAATATTTATCGAAATTTTGATGACTACGAGAATTCAATCGCGCGAGAACACGCAGAGGTAGCTGCACTCTCTCCTCTTATTGGAAAGGATATTGAATGGGATAAAGTCAATATCTATGTTTATAGAGAACACAAAAATGGAGATAGAGCTTGTAGCAGACCCTGCGCGGCGTGCGCGCGACTGATACGAGATTTGGGAATAAAGACAGTTTATTATTTGAATGAAAGTGGAGATTATGTGAAGGAGAAAATTATTTGATGAGAGTTGAAAATGTAAAGATTTATGACTTGGAAGAAAGTCTTCATGCTTCAGGGTATCCTTTGAGAACTACAACCGATTGGGAAGAAACAGAAGAAGCTGCGCTAAAACGAGCGAAGAACCTATCTCACGCCGCTGATTGGGTTGGCGCGCATGACCAATTTCTAACCGGAATTCTTGTTAGCTTTGATTTGACTTTTTCTAATAAGGCATGGGTTGAAGCTGAGCGCTACCGTTTCCTTTCATTTGTATCAAGTTCTTCAACCATGCACCGCATTACAAAGTTTGACATAAAAAAGCAGTGCAACCGTTATGTAGATTCGCGCATTATTGATATTATCCAGAAGAAGATTGACGAATATAATCGACTTTCTTCGCTAAGTGGGACAGATACAGAAAGAGAACGTCAGAAGAAAGAACTTTATCTAGAAATTCTCTACAATATTCCTGCTGGTTTTGAACTTACTGCGCGGCTTACCACAAATTATCGCTGCCTAAAGAATATATGGCGCCAACGACGCGACCATAGACTACCAGAATGGAGAGAATTTTGTAAGTGGATTGAGACACTTCCTTATGCTAAAGATTTGATTTGCTATGAAAAGGAAGAAAAGAAAACCAGTAGCGCAATTATGCTTGACCAAGTTATGGAACGACTAACAAAAATTGAGGACAAGATTACTAATAGTCCGCTAATCACAACTTCTCCTACAACTGTTCCTTATACGCCAAGACCTTATGAAATTGGCATTCCTAGTCCATGGTATCCTACGTGCAACTGTAATGAAAATACGAACTATCAAGTGGAGGCAAAAAATAATGACACTCTATAAAAAGACAGAAGAACTAATTACCCTAAGTGAAAACGAAGCGAAAGAAACCATTGAAACATACCGTCAAAAAGCACGCGAAGAAGGCTTTCAGATTACAGCAGCCGGTTACACCTACAAGACAAAAAAGGCCAAGGGACAAATTGTGGATACCGTATTCTTAGTAAAAATTCAAATGACATATTGCTCTCTGTGGGGTGAAGAGGCTGAATGAACGTAGAACCAAATTCTAAAAAAGTTATCGAAGAAGTGCGCGACGCACTTTCTCAACTAAATAGCCTTGATGGAAATTCTATTGACGCTATTGGTGTTCTGCTATCAATGGATGATGCTCAATTTGAGCTAGTGTCCCCAGGCATTCTGGATAGTTTCCTTCGTAGTCTCAATACTACGAACGCGCGCCTAATGCTCACGCAGTCTATCAACGCTACTGGCTCTACAGCAGAAAGTGTTCAGAATGAATTCCTCCAATTGGTAAATGAAATTGATACAATTACTAACCTGACTGCGCCAAAGCGAGATTTTCTCAAAAAGCTACTGCACGGCATCAATACGGCCATTAGTGAAACAGAAGGTGTTGCAAAACGTTATATCCAAATCCCTTTTGTAAAGTGCCATCCAGACGCAAAAATGCCTGAGTATGCGCATCCCGATGATAGTGGAATGGATGTTTATGCAGTGGATGACTATGTGATTCATCCCGGCGAAACAAAGCTTATTCCAACTGGCATCAAGATGGCTGTTCCAAATGGCTATGAAATTCAAATTCGTCCAAAGAGTGGTCGCGCCCTCAAGACAAAAATGAGAATTGCTAATTCAATTGGGACGGTTGATGCTGGATTTAGAGGAGAGCTTCAAGTAATTATTGAAAATATTGAGCCTCCCATCAAGGATATCACTTACGATTTTGATGATAATGGTCGCCCTATCATTACCTCAATTCTTAGAGGTAGTGATATGACAATTGGAAAAGGCGAGAAGTTCGCGCAACTCGTTCTAATGGAAGTTCCCAAGGCAGTTCTTTTCCAAGTTGAGAATCTTGATAATACAGAAAGAGGTAATGGAGGTTTCGGCTCCACCAATCTAAAGTAAATAACGGAAGTGAGTGAATGGCTAAGATACAACTAGACGACATAAAAGCCGAGATTGAAAAAGACGGCTGGAAGCTCATTTCTACAGAGTATAAAAATCTTGATACTATAATGGAATTTGTATGCTCAGAGGGGCATCAAGTATTTGCGCCATGGAAAAAAATTCGTATACGGCGCGAATGTCCTTTCTGTAAAGACAATCCATATAAAGAAATAAAATTAGAAGCAATTCCAAAGAAAAAAGGAAGTTTTCGTGTTCTTGGGCTTGACCAAGCGACAAAACGAAGTGGTTTTTCAATCTTTGAAGATAAAAAATTGATAAAGTATGGATACTTCGATGCGCCTGAAAATACAGATGAAATTGCGCGTGACCATCGCATAAAAGAATGGATGATGTCAATTATTTCTACTTTTGAAATTGATTTTGTTGGCATTGAAGGAATTCAATATGAACAGAATTATGGAGTTACGACATTTCAAACACTAGCACGCCTTCAAGGAATTTTGATGGAAACATGTTTCGCGCGCAACATTTTATTTGAAGTATGTCCTACGAATACATGGCGCGCGCACTGCGGTGTAAAGGGACGCTCAAGAAGCGACAAAAAAGCTTCAATGAAAAATCTAGTAAAACAATGGTATGATGTAAGTGTAAATGATGACTGCGCGGACGCCATTGGAATTGGAAAATTTGTTTCTGATAGAAACTTTCCTCAGAAAGAAATTGTTCAATGGGAATAAAAGAGAGGAGCCAAAGCTCCTCTCCCAATTTCAATAAGATTTGACTTTTCTTTCTATTTTATCATGCCATTCTTGTAGAGCTTCATGAGCCTCTTCCCACATACATTTATGAACAGTTTCCATTGAAATTTCCTTTTCTTTCGAAACTTCTTGCTCAAATAATTTGTGAAAATCAGAGAAATGTTGAAGACGATATTGCGCGTACTTTGCTATTTCATCCGCGAGAGTTTTGTCACCTTCTTCTCGGATACAAAAAGCATAATCAATCATCATTTCCGAATCTTTCAAATCGTCATACATTCCCTTATAAAGCGCTTTGTATTTTTTCATTTCAGGACCTCCTTATGCGAGTTTTGTAATTACTACACTGACATTGGAATAAGTAGTATCTAAACCCGCATTTTGGAAGGTTAGAGTGGTAGTGTTATTTATGGCACAACAGGAAGGAAGTACTTGGACAATTTTTGAAAAATTCACTGTACGAATATCAGTGGCCGAAGCTGATGTTTGAGTGGCTGTTGCTCCTGGCAGAGCTACACCATTTTTCAGTAAATTTACAGTAATTGCGCCAGCGGTCGCGCCAGTAATAGCACCAGTGCCTGTAAAAGAAACATAGTAAAAAACCTGGACGTTTTAGGGTAAACGAAGTAGAACCAGCAGAATGAAGCACAGTGCAACCAGTCAAGACGTCATTCGTTGCAAAAGATAGCAGCCCTTCTGGTGCTATGGTTTGAGAAGTATTTGTATAACTTTCAATCATTTTATTACCTCCGATACGAATTTGTACTCTCGGTAATAGCTGTTAGATGCCGCAGCCGCAATTGTAACTAGAGCCGTAAGTGCTACCTACTGACTGATAAGGGCTGCAAGTAATATAGGCGGGCTGTGGAAATGGACGTAAAGTCCCAATAAGAGTGGCGTTCTGAGCCTGTTGAGCTAGTTGGACAAGGTTTTCTTTTGTCAATTTTGGTGCCATCTGACAAAAACGTTGAGGGTCAATAGGCGGATTTTGAGGTCGTTGCTGTTTTTGGGCCATTTGTATCATCATTTGTAATGGATTAGAGTTCATTATTCAATTTTCCTCCTTTTAGCTGCTTTTTTAGTTCAGCTACTTCTTTTTCAAGAGCTGCTACACGTTCATCAGAGGTTTGATTAGCGCGAGTTTCACATGGAGTTAGAGTATATGCCAGAAGCGTTGGCGCTCCATTCTGCATTGATTTCAAAAACATTATTGCTTCACTAGGACATAATGCTACTGAAATCCCTCCACCAACAGGAATATTAGCTATTTCCATAGAATTATTTATTATATAAACATTTCCCTGCGGTTGCGGAAAGAACTGTGTCGCTTGATAAGAGTTGGTTTGATAAGGATTATAACCTGCCATTTTTATTCCTCCTTTACTCTTTCTATATATAAGAAGCTTAGGAACTAATAAAATAAAAAGAAGAGACTAAAGTTGTAACAAGTTTTGTGAAAAGCTACAACTTTAGTCTCTTTTATTATATTAGTCCCTAATAAAAGGTAAAATCACTTGAAGATTTTCTGGTGATAAATTTACTTCTCCAAAATCTTCAATAGAAAATGAAATATCAGGCAGCGCAATCTCCAATGCGTTCAATTGTAGAACTTCGGATTGACATTCAGCCATCTTTTCTGGAATAACTTTTATATAAGTGCCATCCTCTGACCAAATAGGAGCTCCGTTCTCATCTTTCTGAGAATATGCTGTAATAATTTCTTTCATTTTATTTGTATAGAAATCTATTTCTTGGCCAATCGAAGAAAAAAGCTTTGTAAGTTTATATGAAGTTTTGATTGGTAAAGAAAGCTTTTCAAAAGCTTTTTTCTGCTCGTTTAGAGCAAGAATTTGCGACATTGTTAGATTCATTTTATCATCTCCTTTTATTTTATTATAACAAAAATCAAAAGAAAAATCAAATTACCAACTGCCGCCATCAATAATAAAATTATTGATTGAAAGATTTTCCATATCAATGGTAGCCATACCGTTTGCGCTCAAAAAATATACCATTTTCTTACCAGTCGCCGCGCCAATAACCACAGCACCATCAGCATAATCGGTTGGTTCAACAACATTTATTCCTAATTGGTTCCTTCTTATAGCAAAAGTTGGAGTGACGTTATAAACCAAATCGCTATTGGAATAAGAGATTTTTCTAGTTGTAATAGAAAGACCCGAAGGATAATTTGTCGTAAACAATGTAGTTATTTTAGCCCGAACGTATTCAAAATCTCCGGACATTGAATAACTGACAGATGAAGATTTCCCAGAAATAAAAGAAACCCAAGAAAAATTATGTGGAACCCACGCGATGCCAGAAGTTTGCTCTTGAAGGGCTCCTTCTGAATGTTGAATTATTATTGTTCCATCTGTGAGAGAACTTTGAGCTAGACCCAAGTCATTTATTTTATAATTGAAGGTAAATTTATTTGAAGCATACTGTAATTCTGATAATGTCAAATCCATAGCGATATGTTTCGCGCGAGAAAAAGGACCTACAACAGAGCTCGTTACTTCATTATTATAACCGTCATTTATTCTAACTCTGAACCAGCAAGCATTATTATCTGTAATTTCTTTTATTGAGGTACGCCCGATTTTATAAGAACTAAACTCTGAAGGCGAATTATAAGATGGCTCACCACTTCTAGAACAAGTTCCTTTTGTGAATAGATCCCAAGGGCCTGAGCTTGTTGCTCTTGAAACATCTATAAAGAAATTTATCTGAGAGTTATTATAACCCTTGATAGTGGGAGAGAAGCAAAGAACTAATGTTTCTCTAATAGGATTATCATTGAGAGGATAACTACTATTATTATATAGATATTTTACATTAGCTTTTTCAAAAGATATTGTCGGACTAGAATTGAAATTGACGCCAACCGAAGAAGTTCCTATAAAATCAAATTCTCGACCATACAGATTTACAATTTTTATTGCGCAATTCATTGCGTATAAACCATTTTTGTTTGGAAAATTTTGAAATATTCCAGGAACAGCGCTTTTCTTGAAAGTGATTCTAACTAAATCTTCCGAAGCAGCTGCGGCTATTACTGGATCACTAATTATATAGTAAGTTCCTTCATATACAAAATAAGCAGTGACACTTGAGTTCAAAGAAGTAATCGACCAATCCTCAAGACTTTCTCCGTCTGCGTAGAACTTTGTAAAAGTAATTGTAAAAGTATCATTTGCGCCGCCAGTATATACATTTAACTGAGTAGAAGAAGTCAAAATTGGCAAAATTGAAGAAATTGCTTTTGCCTCTACCTTTGTAATATCTGTAACTGAACGATCTTGATGGCGCGTATCATATAACGCTGCACTAAGAGTATATGAGCCAGAAGGAATTGTATCGGCAAAAGTAGCATCATAATATATATAGTCTTTGTTATTATCTGCTCCAACTTGGACATCTAATATTTCAAGAGCACTGCCAGATAAGAAAAATCTATTTTTGTCTCCTACAAACGTGCTATCATAAGTATAACAAAAACGAATTTTATTCCAAAATTCATTTTTTTTTGTTCCACTAATATTTGAAAAATCAAATTGATTATATGTCTTTTGAAGTGTTGGATAGGGTGCAATTGAAAGTTTTTTCCCCTGAATGGTATCAATAAATACTTCTGAAGAATTTTCTATTCCATCATTATAAACTAAAGAAACTCCATAGCTAATTCCGTAAGGAACATAGTTTAGAATAGAGATTTCCTTATCCTTCAAAGAACCTCCATCTATTTTTTGAATTTCGACTGTTTTATTATATAAAGTTGGCGAAGCTGCATAGTTTTGATATTTTAGCTGGATTTTGAAGTAACCATTAGATTTAGAAGAATTACCACTAATTTTTATTTTTGTCGTGTATATAGAATTTGTAGAAAAAGCACTATTTTTTGTGATTGCTGTCTCAGAAGCTGTCACTGTTACATTGGATAATATAGGTTTTATATTTTTTGTAATAACGCAAGTAAAACTATCGCTATATTCTAGTCCATCAAAAGTATAAAAGTTATAAGACTGCGAAGAAGCCATAAGAGGAAGTTTTGTTGAAGAAGTATATTGATTTTTAGTTGTTGAATTATTTAAGCTATAATATAATGTAGGCGTTTGCGAAGCATCATTTGAATTGCCAACAATAATTTCTGGATGACATTCTGTATAAGTAGAACTATATAAAAGAGACACTGGGCCGGTCGGCGCGGAAGGTTTCTTATTTACAGTTATCACTGTAGAGCAAGCCACAAGCGCAGAATTCATTCCTAAAGAACCAATTGCTTGAATAGCGGCACGAATGGTCTGTCCTCTTTGTGAAGTTGATACTGGTAAGCTAAAAGTCCTTCTAATTGAACCATCAGCCTCTCTTGTCAAGTCTGTTGTTGTAAATACTTTGGAATAATTGCTTCCAGATGGAACTGCTCCTGAGGAACTAATTAGAAAATAAATTTTATATGAAGAGACAGTATTGCCTCCATTTCCGTCAGAAGCTGGCCACCAAGCCACTGTCATATTAGTAGTCGTAGGAGGAATAATAGAGCCTTTATCCCAATAAGGAGTTCTAACATAAGCTCCAGAAGGCGCGCCTACGTTAGAGGTACAGGCAGGGAAAGTAATAACTCCATTCACAGATAGTGATGCAGGAGTATATGCTGAAGTTACTCCACTTACCCATTGCGCACTAGCAGAATAGGAAGTTTTAGAACCCTCTACTACAACTGTGGTCGTTCCTAATGTATTCCATCCAACTGAAGTCCAATTGAAAGTTTTGTATATTTTATTGCCAGCTAGTATGTAATAAGCAGAATTTGTAAAATTATTATAAGATGGCGCAGTCCCATTATACACTTTCAACGTAAGGGTAATAGTGGTAGAGGTGCCTTGAGTGTATGACCACTCAAGGCGCGCATACCAGCCCCTACTCGTCTTTGCACCATTAAAATAACCAGTAGTTGCCATTTATATCTCCTTTTATCCAGCAATCGCATAACCTGCAATTGCGATATCAACAATATTCGAACTTACATCAACATTCTCATTGGTATAAACATAGACATCATAGCCCTTAGCAACTTTTTGGTAAGAAACATAAACAGTATTTATGTCTCCCATAAGAACATTGTCTCGTAAAACTGTTTTCTTATCAAAAATTGCTTCTTCATTAGTAAATGAAGCAATTCTCTCTCCTACTATAAAATCAATTTGTTCCTTATCTCCAGTAGAAAAATCAATTTTTGAAAGAACTTGTGTATTACCACTATCAACCGAAATTCCCTTATAAAGAGAAGTCCCTTTCATAATAAGAGAAGCATTTTCAAATTGAGTTTGGAATTGAACCATCTGCGCGCTATTGCCTGAAAATTGAACGCCCTCATCTTCAAAGGAAATAAATTCAATTCCATTTTGAATGAAGCCATCGGCACTAATTCTAAAGGTTTCTTGACCACCATTCTCTTTATTATTTTCATCAAAATTCTTCTTGAAAATAATACCTGCGGCGGTATCATAGATGGTCAGGGCTGCAACGCCATCACTTTCTTGAGTTCCACCATGAATGCGCGCAGCATAGATATCTGCACCTTGAATTGTTGAATTAGTAAGAATCGAACCTTCAAACACACCTTGGCGTGCAAATAAATTACCATTATCAGTTACAAAAAAAGGAGCATTCTGGATAGAACTTTCATCAAAATTACTTGCACCAGCCCAAATAACAATTTTACCTTGAGTCGTGAAACGTGCTTTATTAGAAAGTACTCCACTCAAAGTATTGATACCAGCATAGGTGTCTGCACCAGTTTTTGTTGCCAAAGTGCCTTTTAGAAAAACATTATCACCATAAAGACCAAAACCTGAAACATTTTGAATACCAAGAGAAGAAAGATTACCCAAGAAGAGGCTTGGAGCATTATATTCTAGAGATTTTCCATCTTCGCCAAGCTCAGGCTCAATAAATGAAAAGCCACTTCTAAATAAATGAGCATCTTTACCAAGGCCAGCTGGGTTTGGATTTACACCAATAAGTAATTCATCTGATAGGGATACAGCTCTACCGTCCACCCAAGAAGCTGAAGCTAGTTTTGTAATTGCTTCCGCACCATCAACGCTATCTGCCAAAGTGACCTCTAAGCCATCTTTATCAACAATATAAGTTTCAATAGAAAAGCTTCTTTCTCCAACAGAAGTTATACTAACAAAGTCTCCTTTTTGGAAAAAGCTATTTTCTTCATCAAGCGTAAAAATATTTCCATCTCCTACTCCATGACTTGTTGGTTTGAAAACCATAAGACCACCAACAGTTTGAATAGAAGAAGTTTTGAAAATTACATTTTCAATTGTTCCACCTTGAGCGACGACATTACCAAAACGAGCCTCGTTTGGAGTAATTCCCCAATTCTTTCCACTGATAGTTGAATTGATACCATTGAAAACGAGAGAGCCAAGAGTAAAAATTCCAGTGTCTGTTAGTGAAATAATTGGCTTGCCATTTTCATCTTTGATTTCAATAAATTTATTATCATGAATATCAGGATTTTGAAGAAAAGCGTTGCCTAATTTGATATAATCTTTGATAACTGCGCCGACACCTAATTCAATGTCGCGCGCAGCAATCTTACCTTCAGTTCCTTTTAAGACTATGTTTGGTGAACCATTCTCATCTTGCCCAAGAGAGTATAAGAGATTTTCTTCAATTACGAAACCACCAATTGTACCAGTTGGCGCGCGGAGCTCTCCACTAAAATAGCCACCAGCACCTTCTAAGTCACCAGTAATTTTTAGATTACCTTCATCGTCAACATAGAGAAGTTTCTCAATGGTTCCATCAGTGCCGGTTTTTGTAATTTCAAAACCACCATTACTAACACTGAGACCTTCATTAGTAATTTGAATAGAACCAATTGTACCACCAGTCGCATTTATGATGCCAGTAAAAGAACCATCAGTGGCATTGATAACTCCACTAAAGAAGCCGTCAGTGGCATTTATAGTACCAGTAAAATTACCATTGAGCGCATGGACAGATCCGTTTTCATAAACAATAAAAGTATCATTAGCATTGATAACTTGCGCGAGACCACTATTATCTTTTACTCCAAGCTTACCAATTGCCACCTTTAGGCCATTATCTGTTGTCTCTACATTTAGGCTGTCTTTGAGCCAAAGAGTTCCATCACTGTTTGTCTCCATAACGATCGAACCAGCGGCGTCATTTATTCTAATGCCAAAAATATAAGGACTTTCAACAGTTCCATTCCCAGAAAGTTTACCAATACGAATACGGTCATTTGTCCCATCACTTATATTGATATCTTTCTCTGAGGAAATTTCAACAAGACCTGCACCATACTTATTTTTGAGGAAAAAGCCCTTCCAAGTCAAACCGAAAGAAGCATCATTCCAAATTTGGTCTTCACTTGAAGGTTTATATTCTCCAGAAGCGCCCTGAATAGTAATATCTTTTACGCCATAAATACCATACTGGTCATATCGGACAAACTGATTAGAAGTATATCCAAGTAAAACACCCGTATCGGAGGTATTCTTTTTATATGCTGTGATACCATAGCTATCCCAGCGGAATGATGGATTTATACCATCAAGTATTGTAATATTCTCAGTGTTGATAGCTCCTGCCGTTAGATATTGAGTAGCAATACCCTCGCCGCGAATAGCATTCTTCCAAGTTAGTCCGCCATCCGTTGTAATGAAAAGACCGCCCGCAGTGATTTTTGTCTGATTAGATGGGTTACTCGCATCAATAACCGTTAAGCCTGTAGCATCTTTGACTATTGTATTGTTTTGAGAGCTAAAAACTAGTTGCTCATTTCGCGCGATACTTGATTGAAGTGTTTCATTATTGATTACACCTGTTCCTTCAATTGCTTCAGAAGCTCGTTGGTATTCGCCGGTTGAATATTGAAGAGACTGAGTCGTAGCTGTAATCCTCTGGAAAAGGTCTTCAAATTGAGTCTTATAGTTTTGAACCTTGAAACTGTCTTTTTCAGGACTATCAAAATTAGAAGTAATTTCACTAATTAGAACTTTTTCTCGATAAGGGCTTCTTACTTTTCCACTATCAGTAGTAATGTAAGTATATCCAAAGAACTCTGTGTCTTCAATGTAACTAATATCGCCAATTCTAAAAATTTTGTTCTTAAACTCTTCAAGCGCGCTCAACCTTAGAACAGAAATATTATAAGAGATTTGAGGCCGTGCACTTGTATAAGCCACAGACTTTGCATCCAAATAGTAAAGATTTTCGTCTAAGTAATTTTGGGAAGTCCATGAACCCTCTTGGATAAAACGAGAATATTTTTCATAAAAAGCTTTATGAAGCGCACTCATCTCTTCTAGAAGCTCTTTTTGACGGGTTTCTGCTGTTTCAATTGCCTTTTCAAGAGCATCAACACTTTTCTTTAGGTTATCATAAATTTCTTGATAATCTATTTTCTGTTCTTCTAAAGTTTTTAGGGTAACAATAAGGGTTTCTAATTTTTCAAAACCAGGATGTTCTTTTATATAGTTAGTAACTCGCACAGCATCATAGGAAGATAAACCTGCTAACCGAGCAATATCAGATTTTGTTGAAGTAATCTGTTCAGCTGTTGAAGTTAGATATTGCTGATAAAGTTGAAGTGTTGCGTTTTGTTTATCATGTTCAAGCTTTCTTATTGTATTTTCTTCAACAGACTTATAATATTCTTCATTCTTTTCCTTGAGAGAAGGGTAATATCCAAGCCCACCAGAAGCTGAAGAAAGCCACAAATCTTTATTTACAGCCCCGCCATCTAATAGTCCTTGATTTATATAATAATCAAAGTTGAGAATGAAATTCTCTTTACACGGATTATGTTCTGATTGTGCAATTTCACACACGCCATTTTCTGCATATTGTGTGGTATTTGGAACAACAATAACTTTTGATGTAATTTGGTCTGAGTTTATAGAACGTGAAATTGTCTTTAAGTCAATTCCATAGATGAAGCCGCATCCATTTTCTTCTCCAACTTCATTTTTGAAATAAACAAATTTTTGTGGCTTTCCATTTTCATAAAGAATTTTACCAGTATTTTCATTATGTTTTATTTCAAAACGAACCCAGCACTCAAATGTTTCAGCAACAGATTGTAAGAAATTGAAACGATTTGAATTTTTCCCACTAATACTACGGATTTTTTCATACGTGTAATTACCATCAGCATCAACTGGGTATTGTGGTTCTGGCGCGCTGCTTCCAGACCAATCAGAAGTAGATTTCCAAAGGTATTCAATGTCCTTTTCATCAAGTGCAGTTGTTGCGGGGTCAAAATAACAATAGACTTCAGTAGCTACGCTATTCTTATCCATTTCACCTGGATTTATCCGGATGAAATTGCCTTCGCTATCTTTACCATAAACTTCTTTGAAAAATTGGAATTCTTCAATCCAGCAGCTCGTTACTGGCGTAATAAATAAACCAATATTTGAAGTTGTAATTTTAGAACGAGGAATTGATACCTTACAAGTCATTGGATATTCAATCCAATCACCATTCTGAACGGCTGCCCCGACATCAAAATAATCAATATAATTGACATCAGAAGTTGTAAGTGGAATAAAGTTATTATCGTGAGTGCAGACCTTTGGGTCCATGTGATGATTGGTTGTTAGTTTTACGCCACCAAGGGTTTGATATCCTTTTACACGGAAAATATATTTTTCGCCTTTTTGGAAACCGCCCTCAATATACATTGAAGATTTCTGAAGGCCAGAATTATAAATAGTCTTTCCACCTTGAAGACCTAAATAAGTAGTGGCACTATAAGTTTCTATATTGCTGATGTCTGTATAAGGTGGATAGAGTTGCCAACTAATTCCCTCACCAATCCAGCCAGTAGTGTCTTTGAATTCTTTATTGTTGACAACTAAATTCAAAACTACTGTTGGGTCATTATATTCAGTAGCAATATATTTATAAATTTTCTTGCCAGCGTATCCTTTATAAACGTAGCAATATCTTCCAACAAGAGTGCTATATTCCTGTAGAGGCGCGCGGACTGGTCTATCGGCCCGCCAATTTGATAGCGCTTGAGTATTTGGGATTGTTAGGATGGTTGCATTCCCAGATTTTAGAGTAAAAGTCCCACTCTCTGTTATAGAATAGACTGGTTCTTTGAGTAACGAACAATCTAATCCAGTCAAATGGACACTATTATCTTCTTGGTACTTGGCATAATTTCCATCTTCATCATAAAAGAACTGGAAGATAATAGGGTAAGGAGTTTGAGTGGCAGAATAAGGGACAAGTATTTTTTTGCCCGAAGGGATAATATAACTATCCCTTCCATTACTTTTATAAGCCGTAATAGCTGCCTGAGTCTGAACAAGAAAAAGCGGTTCTTCAATCGTCTGCTGGATAATATCTTGTCCTTCAGACGCGACTTGCCAATCTGTACCCTCTAGTATCTTCGCACCGAGCTCTTGCGCGGTTCCTTGGTTATTTTCAAGTTCGTTATCAAACTCTAAGTTGAATCCTGTCTTGCTCAACTCATTTATATATAAGTCTTTACAAGTATAAGTAATTGATTTACCAGAACTATCTTCTTGGATTGATTTGATTACAAAGTCATACCATTGTCCTTTCCACAAGCATTTTACTTTTCGTTCATTCACTAAAAGTTTGATAAAAGGATTGTCTTGACGTTCCCCAGTCTCTGTATCAATATAGGTATAATAAACTTTGAAAGTAAGAGTATTTGTGCCATTGATATTTTGAACCAGTTTTGGTTCAGTCGCGCGATATTCTGCGGTCATTGTATCTGAGCCGATAATACCTAGAAGCTGTTCTTCATAGTGCTCAGAGACTGTACTGGTTGCGGGGACTATATAATCTTCCCATAAAGAGATTTGATAAGTATCTTTTTTCATTCAAACCTCCTTAGTAATAAATATAATCATATAGTAGTTTCCAACAAGAAGGAGTACCTACTGAAATAAAATTCTTTTTTTCTGCTTCATTAGACATGGGAGGAATTTTGAAAAAACTCCCACCAGTCATAAATTTATTATAAAGGTTTCCGGTCTTTTCTCCGTTTGTATCCAACCCTTCTATCAAGTTTGTTTTTGAATTTATTTCAATAAACTCGTCGCTGCCCTGTTTAGTAATAGTTGAAAATTTCAATATCCCTACGCCATCCATATAAACATCCGTTGGTACATTGGGAAATACATATCGCGCGCGCCAATCCATTGGCAAATCCCCAACATTATAAACAGGAATTGAACTACCAGTCAAAATGGGTGCTTCTTGAGGTAACCGACTAGCTGCGGCCCACTCATTTTTATTTTCAAGTGATGTAAGATTAGTAGCACCAAGAAAAAGTGCGGTACTCTTGGCATAAGGATAATAAGCAGTAAATTGAATTGTACCTTCACCTTTATAAATGCGCTCTTGCCCTGTTTTTCCAAAGCAAATATATTTCAATTGCGGCTGGCCTGTAATTTTTACCATATAATATTTATATGGCATTTCATCAAATATAAGCTTGCCAATCTTTTTTTCTCCAAAAATCTTTCGGAGGTTACTAATTTGTTCTTCCTTTAGACTATCAAAGGCAATAGAAATAGAAAAAACTTTTGATGTGTCATACGAACCAAAATAGTAGGTTCCATCTCCGCCTGGAACTTGGACCGTCAAATCCTGAGAAGCGGGAAGCAGGTAATCACTATACCTGCTTCCATCACTTACTCTCATAATCCCAAGGTCAGAGGAATGATGACCATCAAAAGAGAAGCCAATGAAGTCTCCGCCTAAAACGCCCATCTATTTTTCCTCCTTTACTCAATCTTTTTATAAGTTGCTTTATCCTTGGTTGCCTCGATTTATCTGATAAAACTTATTGTGTTGACATTACGATAAATGCTATCTTCTACAATTTGTTCTTTGACACGGCGCGCGAGTTGGTCAACATCATAATCAGAAGCAATTTTATCAACAGAAATGTTTATATCATAATAATTATCTCCGCCATTATTTGAAGTTCCAGCATTCTTGACAGCAGAACTCAAAATATCCTTGAGAACTAGGAAGTTTTGAGTATCTTTAGCATTGAGAACTAATTCTGGATGAGATTTTGTTCCATCAAGCCAAGCAGGCCCGGTGAAATCAGCTAAGCCACCAGTCTTATACGCTTTTACATCTGTTTTCTTGAACCAACCAGTTGAGCCAGAAGAAGCTCCATGCCAACGAGCAAGCCAATAATCGCCAGATTCACCAATTGCTACATAATAAGGGTCATTAGCAAAATATTGCCGCTGAGCTGAACCGCCCGGATATGGATAAATAGGAGCGCCGGTGGCATTGAATGTGCTACCAACAGAAATTTCTTTCTTCTCCGCTCCACTAGATGAACCGGTGCTGCCGCCTCCTGGTGTTGGCGGTGTAGCATAGTCAATCGAACCATAGGTAAATTGATTTTTATTAGAATCAAAATCAATTCCATTATAAACATTGCCATTACTATCCTTCCATTGCTTCCCATCATAAGTCAATAGAGTTCCGTCTGGTAGAACCAAAGACTTATCCACTTGTTCAGCTTTATACATGTTCCAGTTAGCATAACCTTGGCTGGCAGCGATAATCGCCTTAGAAATTTCTTCTTGCCAATTAAGCTGGCCAAATTTGCTTAGACCATTCCAGCCCTCATCAGCTTTGAGGAGTTCCCATAATTGAGCTGCTTGATTGAGAGAACCATCTGCCGCGAAGCCTTCATTTATCAATTCATATGCTCTATTCCAGAATTCGCCATTCTCAGAAGCATAATCAAGTTGAGCTTGCATAAGTTCAATTTGCTTTTCACGTGCTTCTTGTGCATCTTGATTTTGTTGAGTAAGGCGTTCAAGCTGTTGGTCAACTAAACTATCAGAATAATCTTCCCTAGCATCGCTCAATTCTTCTTCCAATTTTTTGATTTCTAAAGCGTTGGCATTTGAAGTATCACGTCGCAAGAAAGCTAAACGAGCTTCTTTCTCATTGATATCTTCTTCTGTTTTTGTATTATCTCGAATTTGACGCTCTAAATCAATGCTTTCTCGAAGATTTTCCAAAATTTTAGAATTTGAATCAGCAATACTATCAGATAGAGATTGATACTCGTCAATAAGCTTCTGTTGAGCATTTACAAGAGCGTCATAGACACTTTGTTCAAAATCAAGATAATCAGACATTTGACTTTTGCGTAACTCATCAAGAGTATCTTTCATATCTTCAATTGTTTCATCTGTTGTTTCAAATTGATCTTGGAGTTCCTCAAGACGACTGACATAAGCCTCAACAGCAGAACCAAGGTCATCATCAGTAATCATATTAATAGCATCCCAATCAATAATAATACGATTTAGACTTTGGTCATATCGTGCATATTTTGTTGCTCCTGTCTGCGCGAACGTCTTACGATTTCCTTCGCTATCCGTATATTTTTCATTACTAATCGCATCAAGCTGTCCCTTACGACCCGCGCGCAGTTTCTCTTGAAGCTTGATTTCTTCTTCAAGAGACTTGACTTGAGCGTTGTAGTTCGCACGAAGTTCTTTGAAAGTCGAACCTCTGCGTTCAAGAATTCTGTCATACTCTCGTTCAAGTTTTTCACGCTGACGTAGGGCCTCATTGATTTGTTCTGTCAAATTATAAAGCTTATCATAAGGATTCTCCCAAACAGTATCTTTAGAAGAACTTCCTCCTCCGCCGCCGCCTCCACTAGAAGAACCGGAGTATCCAGAGCCGCCATAATTATTTTTTGTGCCAACTGCCTGAATAACTTTAGGAATTTTTACAGAAGTAAAACCGCCACTCGCGCCTGCCTTCTCAAGACCGGCATAAGTGGAACTCATTGCTAACGAAGTAGGAAGAGTAACCCACTGCCAGTCAACAGTATAAGTAACAGTTGAACCTGTCAAAGATTCAACAATCCGCGCGGCCTCAGCTGCTGTGTTACCCGCAAGGATTAGTTGTTGAACTAATTGAGATACATCAGCAGTACCATTGACCTTGAACTCGGCTTTTACTCCATCTAACCCATCAAGCGCGCTTCTAACTTGCTGGAGATTAGTATCAAAATAAGTCAAATCTTCAACTGCTTGCTGAGTGGCTTCAGAAATCTTCTGTTGAAGGGAAGTAAAAGCTTGCTCGCCAGCTTCTCCGCCTTCGGTCAGCTGAGAAATCAAATCAGCATTTTGCTGGATGAAATCTTGAGTGAAATTCTCACCAAAGACTTGGCGGCCTTTACTCTCAATTTTAGAAAGAGCTTGCCAATAATCGTCAGCAGGAGTCTCACCATTGGCCAAAGCTTCAGTCCCTTTATCAAAAGCATCCTTTACATCTTCAATACCTTCACAAAGTTTTTTGATTTTTTTCTCGTTCTCTGTATACCGAACGCCTTGAGTTTTCATCATGTCAGAGTTAGCTTCGCCGTTTTCTGTATTGGCTTTATAATCATCCGTTAGTTTTTCAACGGTTCCACTTAGTTCGCGCGCGTTGACAATATCATCGATAGCATCTGTATTTCCTTGTAGAAGGAGATTTTGCGCGTCGGTATTCCAAGCGGCCGCCTGATTCATATAGTTCTGATAATTTTCTGCTTGAGAACGATTATCAGCTAAATTCAAATAATCTGGCATATAGGCGCGGTATTTAGACATAACTTCTTCCGTAGAGGCGCTCTTATCTAATTGAAGAATGTCTCGAATTACATTTGCATCAAGTGTCGCGCTAGCTTCTCCGCTTAGAATTCGATTTTTTTGCTCATCAGAAATCCCTTTCCAAGATTCCTCTTGATTGAACATTTCTTCAACATATTCGCCCTCACTAATTGCTTGCTTCAAAAGCGCTAAAGTATTCTCAATAGCTGCTTGAGTGTTCGCGCGCACTGCTTCTGCTAGATCGTCCATAGTAGAAGTCACTGGAACAAATTCCTGACCTGTAAACATAAAATCAGAGTAGTCAGCAGCACCACTAGACACAATTTGTTCTAGTTCGTCTTGAGTAATGCCCTCTGAACGAGAACGAGAAGAAATTTCATCTGCCAAATCTAATATTGAAGTCAAATCTGACATTGCAGTTTTCAAGTTGACTTTTTTAGTAGCTTTACCTAGTTGAATAAGAGCTGTCTCAAAATTATTGAGTTCGTCTCCAGCTTCAGGAATAAGTTCTTTTATATCAGAAATTGCTGCTTCGACACTATCATAGTCAGAAAGGTCGGTCATTCCAATAATATCTTTGATTTCTTTCTCATACTGAGGATTATTAGAAATCAAAGCTTCAAGAGAACTTTGGAATAAATCTACTGCTTGTGCACCATTTTCTCCAGCCTTAGCATAAAGAGTTGCCAATTGTTCAAGATACTTGGAGTAGGTTTGGAAGTCTTTATCTCCCATCAAAGAACTTGCTTTTTCTACTTGGTTTTGACCAATAACATTAGCAGTAGTTGCTTCCCTTTCCTCAAACTGTGAAGCAATTGAAGCAGCATCTTGCGACCACTGATTGAAAAGAGCAGTCCAACCATCATCAAATCCCAAAGCTTTTGCCATTTCATCATCAGTAGCATATCCCATTTGAGATGCCATTTCCTGCAAGTCAGCTCTTGTAAGTGGCTTTTCTGCTTGAGCTCGCGTTAGGCCGGTTCCACCAGCAATTCGCCCAGCAATTTCATCGGCTAAGTCTTGATTTTTCATTGCTGTCAACTTATTTAGAATTGGAATAGCTTCTTCAACTTGGCCATTCAAAACTTGGAATTGAGCTACATAATCCTTTATACTGTCAATATCAACGCCCTCTGAACTTTGGCCTGTAACGGCTTCATAAACTTGACGGTAAGTGGCGTCACTTCCGGTCAAATCCGTAATACTTGTATAGCCTTGATCTTTCAAGTCACGAGCCATTTTAGAAATTGTCGTATCCAAATTATCACGCGCGGCGTCTATTTCAGAAGCAGTCTCATCCAGGTTGAACATTTGAGTAACCATACTCCAACGTTTATTAGAAGAAACGTCCCCCGCTAAAACTCCCAAGGCATTCCGATAATTCTCTTCTTGAAGACCATAAGCTACCATATCTTTATTATAAGAACGAGTAATATCTACTAAATCCGCCATTTGATCGACAGTAAGGCCAGTAATATCAGCCAATTTGGAGAGTTCTTCCCCTGCGCCTCCAGCCGAAGTCCGAAAATCTTCGGCTGTCATATCTGGATTTTCTTTGAGATAATTTGAAAAAGCTTTTGCTGCTTCGGGGTTTGGGGTAACAATACCAGTATATTGGTCATAAGACCAGAAGTTTTGTTGATATCCTTCTTGAGCAATTCTTCTCTTATTGGCTGTTTCAGCATACTGGCTTGTAACAGCTAAGGCTTGAGCTCTACGTGCTTGCTCTTGCGCGATATCTGTAGCTTTCTGAATGCCTTCCTCTGAAATTCCTAATACACCATTTTCAGAAGTCAAATAAGATGCTAATTGAGGATATTTATCCAAAAGTTCCAAAACTTGATTATTTACATCAAGAAGTGCATTTTTCCATTCTGTAGTTCCAACTGTCAAATCATTGATTTTATCAACAGCTTCTCCATATTTGTCAAAACTTTCAACCAAATTGGAGTAAGCTTGTTGTGCTGCTTGTGCTGCCTCTGCTGCCTTCTGGGTTTGCTCTGCTAAACGTTCTGTCTTTTCTGCTTGAGTCTCTGGAGCAAATTGTGAGAAAATTTGAATAAGAGAAATTACAGCAGAAATAATTGCTGCAATCCAACCAATAAATGGAATATTTTTGATAGCAACAGATACACTTTCAGCGCCAATTATCATAGCAGTTTGAACCATTGTAATAACTGGAATAAGACCCATTAGAGCAGTAGCTATGCCGCGAACGATATTGGCCGCTTTTTCCTTCCCATTGTTATCAAGAATAGTAGCTAGTCCCATCAAAGCACTCGCTGCCACTCCTGCCGCGATGGCCATTGTTCTAAAATCTTTGTCAGTCTTTGACACAGAAATACCCATTTGCTGAGCTTCTTCGCCAGTCAGCTTTATCTGGATTCCAGCTTTTTCAAGAGCAGTTATTGCTTCATTGTATTTCTTTGTATCCCAAAGAGAAGAAAACTGTGCTGAAAGGGCTTTAGAAGCTTCATCGCCTTGCGATAGAGAGTTTGTAATGTTCTGTTTGAACTGTGTGAGACCCTCTGGCTTTGCATTTGAAAAATCAAAGCTCCATTCCTTACTTTTGAAAACGGTTGTCAAATTTTTTGAAAAGTCAGAAATAATATAGTCTGTCTTAGGCAGACTTTTGTTCTTTATTGCATCTGAAAGTCCAGACAAAAAGCTTTTCCCCGCTTGTAGTCCAGCTTTTTTCTGAGAAGCAGTATTGCCAAAAGCTTTGGAAAAAATTCCGCCGTCTTTTGTATCTACCATATTTCCAATAAGAGAACTAATAATGGACTTTCCTAACTTTAGACCACCAATCGCTGTTCCTATAGAAAGAACTGATTTTATAAGACCATTTCCGCCTGAAAGGGAGCTAATAATTTTATTGATCGTTTGAAGCAGACCAGTTAGAACATCTACTGCTGTTTTTATGACTTCATTATTAGAAAGTCCCATTACAAATTCATCCCAAGCATTTTTTAGCTTTGAGAGTTTTGTTTCAAGACTTTCGAGCGTTTTTTCATATTGTTCCTGAGATGCGCCAGCGCTATCATTTGCTGCATTTACTAACTCCATTGTTTTGGAGTAATCACTGATAATGGCCAAAAAACGACTTTGTTCTATATCTAATAAATTTCTCTATTAGTCTGACTATATCTTCATCTTACGATGCTCCGCACTTCGTAGATTTTACTCTACTACAAATTAGTCGATGAACCTTATTCTAAATTTTTCCAAAAATATCCACAGCTTCTATAACCTTTTTTTATAGCTGCTTGAATTGATTGAGGTTTAACACCCACTGCTCTAGCAGCATCTGCATTATTTCCATAGATTTGGATTAAATTTCCTTCCAAATCGAATTGCGCGGTTTTTGGATATTTTTTTACTTTTGTTTCATAAATGGCCTTCAAATTATTTTCAAGCGAACTTACATTTTCAAGATTAGAGATATGATTATTTAACTTATTCCCGTCAATATGATTTATGATGTCGAGTTCTCCGCCCTTCCATACTTCATAAGTAATACGATGGGCACGAACAGTCATTTTTTTCTTATCAATTGTTAAACAATATTCTCTATATCCGGCGCTAGTAATTTTCCCTTTCATAATTTTATTTGTTTTAGAATTTTTTACTCTGCCCCACGTAGAAACCATATAAATAGTATTCCGAAAAGTTTTCCATTCTTCAATATCATCGTATACTTCATAATTTGTATGGTCTATTCCCGATGGATGGCGATTTATTGCTAGATTATTTGTTGAAGCATCTACCCACTCTAAATTGGACAAGTCATTATTTAGTCTATTTCCATCTTTATGATTTATATATTCTAAATTCTGAGGATTTTCAATAAAAGCTTCTGCCAATAAACGATGCTGACTTTTAGCATATTTGCCATTCTTATATCTAAGGTCAAACCATCTATATCCATTCCTAATGCTTCCAGAGTAAAAATGGCCTGTTTTTTCACTCATAACTCGACCGTCAGAATAAATTCTAAAATAAGTTTTTTCGCCATTTATGTAAATATATTTATATTCCATTATATCCCTCCTGTTTGTTTTATTATAAAATAAAACCGACAAGAAGTCAAATTTAGAATCTTGGCTGCGGATTGCCCAATTTTCAACGATTTTACCATACCTTAGTCATTACCTTCGCCGCATGATATGTTGCCATTCATGTTTGGTTGTTGAAACTCTAAGGGCGTTCCCGCAATTCACGGAGTATTTATTTATCTGTATTATTAAGCCGCAGAAAGAAGCAGGCAACGTCGTTTAATTCGCCTGCTTCCGGCTGCCAAGGTTGCTATATAGCGCTGAGTTGTTATGTCTAAACTATCCCATTTTTTGGACAGATTTAGAAAAACTTGGTCTAACCCTTCTTCACCAACAAAGAACTTTGTCATATCAACACCCGCTTCGCGGAGTGCTTTTTGAACTTTATTTACATTGATTACTTCGCCGTTTTCATCGGTGCCAGTAATTTCACCTTTTGAATACAAAGATTTGACTTCTGAAAAACGACCGATAACGGTCTTCAGCATAGTACCGATGGTTTCTGCGCTTTCACGCGTCGTCTCAATACCTTGAGCCAAAAGAGCCGCAGTAGTCTCAAACTCCATATTGACACTATGTGCAATAGAAGCCGTCTTTGACATAGCAGTAGAAAGCTCTTCTACATTGGAGGCTGTAATCGCTGCCAGTTCTGAATAGACGTCATTGACCCTTTTTGCTGAAGTCTCATTTAACTCCATGTTAAAACCACGAAGGGCAGAAGTCATTGCATCAGTAGCATTAGCAGCTTCCATGCCAGCGATACGAGCCATCTTCAAAGTTTCATTAGATAGCTCCATTGAGTGTTGTAAGTCTAGACCTTGTTGTATATAGAGAGCGGTAGCATTATATGTATCTTTGATTGCTACGCCTAGCTCATTTGCTTGCGCGGTAAACTCTGGAAGTCTCTCCCACATATCACCAACAGAGAAATCAGAAACTACCGCAATCTCAGTCATTGCACTGTCAAGTTCTTTTACTGTTTCAAAAGCAGAACGAACTGCTCGTTTGAACAATTGAACAGAGTTAGAAATTGAAAAGAAATTCTTTAGTTGATCGGTTAGACGTTGAATATCTTTATCTCGGTCAGTTAGTTCTTGTAAATCTTGTCCTGCGGCTTGAGCATTTCTTCCTAGAGCCCTAAGCGGTTCGGCTCCTTCAGAACTTGCATTCCGAATATTTTCAAGAACTTGCTGCGCGCGAGCCCCTGCATCACTAGAAAGAATTGAAAGTTTATCATTTAGTTCATCAATATTATTGATACTGTTGAGGTCAACACCAAGAGATTTCCAATCAATACCGCTAATCTTTTCAAGTTCTTGACGTACCTCTTCAAAAGCTTTTGCTTGTTTCTGCGGCTGCGTGTTATTGAAATCACTAAGAGCTTTCTTCGCTTTATCAATTCCATCAGCAATCTTTTTTGCTTCTTCTTCAATTTGTGCAAAACTTGGTTTAACAGCTTTTTCAGCACTTTTCGCTGCTGCTTCTAGCTGAGGTAACTGTTCCTTTAGTGCGTTGTATTGCTTTCCAAGAGAAGTTCGTTTATCCGCACTAACTACATTGCCGTCTCCATCTGTTTTCAGGTACTTAGTTGGATTATTTCCGCCTTTGGCACGCAATTGAGCCTCTAATGAAGCCAGTTCCTTCTGCGCGCTCAATAGCGCATTGGTAGTTTGTTCGCGTAAGTTATCAATAAATTGCGCTCTTTCAGCTTTAGAATTTGTTTTTTCTTGAGCGTTAGCTAAATCTTTTTGAAGACGTTGCTGCTCCTTTAGTCCCGCTGCTGTAACCGAATTGTATTTCGTTCGCGCGCTAGTCAGTGCATCAATTGCCTTCTTATCATTTTTGAGAAGCGAACTATTTACTCCAGAAGAACTTGCAAGACGAGACAGCTTATCATAAAGTCTATCAATAGCATCGGTGCTTTTCTCAACTTTTTTTATATCGACAAAATTTACTTTATTACCATCTGTCAGGCCTTGAAGCTTTTTTAGCTCACTTGTCAAAGAAGAAAAAGTATCTTCAAATTCGCGATTTAAGCCTTTACCTAGGCTTAACTTACTAAGCTCATTTTGAATAGTCTTAATTTTAGAAGATACTTTTTCTATATCGCCATCAAAGGCAATTTGTATTACTCTTTTTTCTGCCATTTCTCCCTCCCACATAAAAAATCAGCATTAGCGGAAAACTAATGCTGATATCACTTAGAAGTCACTATCTATATCATTGTTCAAAATATAAAATTCCCCTACATAAGAACTCCCTTTTGAACCCACTGGAACGCCTACTGCCGAGAAATTAGCAACCACCGGTGTAGCTTGTGCGCCCAGCCGAATAGATAAATCAGACATTAGTTTCAACTTTGGAATTTTGAAAAGTCCAGTTACAACTTGCCCGGTTGTATCGTCCTTTACTCTAGTTCTAGCTTCAAGTTCCACGAAGCCAGTCAATAAACGCTTGCCCAATTGAATTTGAGAAGCACCATCCATATAATTATAGGTATATTGCGCTACCACTTCTGTATATGGATTTTCAATTTTTACTCTTTTTCCATCCAATCCAAAAGAAATTTTTTCTCCAGTTTTTTCTTCGTATAAGAAGAGTCTTATTGGAATTTCTTTTAGGTTGAACTCTCCATTCTCATCACTTTCTATTTTCTCGCTAAACAAGACTGGAATAGGGTCATCTTTCTGAAAGTCCACCAATTTTGAGTTCATCAGAAGAGCCAGCTGAGTTTTTGAAAAGACTCCTTGAGAAAATGAAAGAGGAAGTTCTTTTGTTGTTTCCCAATAGACATGTGCGCGATTATCAAAACCACCTCGCGCAGTTACAAAATTTTTTACTTCTTTCAAAGCTCCAATTTGAATTTTATCAAAAGTAGCAAGAACTTCTCCTTTTTCAATTTTTCTATTCCCAATCTCTATAGGATAAGTAGCTTTCAAATAGCATGGCTCTAATTCCTTGAAAGAAAATAAATCTACCATTTTATCCTCCAAAAAAAGAGCGATGGAGGCCAACCTCCACCGCCCTATTTTCTCTATTCAGATTTTAGATATCATACTTGACTAGCTTCATCATTTCGCCGTTCTTTGGACGGAGAACCTTAATCTGCATATCAAAGACAGTGGGATCGCCCTCAGCTTCCATTGTTAGAGTAACGTCAGAAAGCATCTTTGCCTTTGGAATTTGAATTTGGAAGAAGCTATCCTTACCGGTATCTTCACTGCGGCAGTAAGTGTCGCCAATACATGCATAAGTTCCGGGGAACGTCTCAGCATTGATAACAATTTCAGTGTGGTCTTTGGTAGCAACATTGTCGGTGACATACACGGCACCAGCACTCCATTGAAGGCTAGAAGAGCCAGTAGCTGTATAATAAACAGCGTTAGTAGAAACGGTATGCTTCTTACCAAGGCCTAGATCTAGCTGAGTAGGAGCGGAAGTAAGAGTGCCAAGCTTAGTTAGGTTCCAAGTACGAAGCACAGAACCACTAGAAGAAGCAGAAGCACCATCAGCATCACCAAACATGATTGCCATAGATTTAGCAGAGAAAAGAGCATCCTGAAGGTTTAGGGTGATTTCACGACCAAAGTCCCACATAACCAATTCACTATTGCCCTTGCCGCCACGAGCAGAAATGCTATCAGCTGTTTGCTCGACGGTTGAAATTTTTAGAGTCATCGATATTTATTTATAAGCCAATTCTTATAAACCTTCATTGCGAAGCTCAAACTTTCGTTTGAGATTAGACTATATCATCTCTTGTTTCAGAGTCGCGCGCTGTCTCAGTTGGATTTTCTGAGCGCTTAGTCGTTGAACCTTCTTGAAATCTCCAAATAAACCCTCCGGCTGTTTTTCTTTTCCCTTTGCAAACAAGAGAAATACCTCTGTTATTCACATTTGTTTGTCGAGCAGCTTCTGCTGCACTTTCGAAAGAAGCAATATAATTCATGTCTAAATCATATTGAACAACAGACTTTTTTACTTTATCAATCATCTTTCTTTGTACGTCTTTTCTCACCGTTTGATATTCAATTACTCGTCTCTCACTCTCATATGAATGTCGAGCATTTTCAGAACTTGTACACCATTCTAAATTTTCTACTTTATTATTATGAATATTATGGTCAAGATGATTTACATAAGGTAAATTATTTGGATTCGGAAGAAAAGCCAAAGCTACAAGTCTATGAACATATCTATCTTTACGAACGCCATTACTATGTAGAGCCACTGTATAATATCTTTTCTTATTACCAAAAGACAAAATGTGATTAGTTTGAATTCTTTTTACTAAACCTGTATTTGAAATCATATAATTTGTATCTTCAGCAATTATCCGCCATTCAAGCTTGGCTGCTGATTGCCCATTCTCACTTTGTTTCAAGTTCAATACCTCCTTAGGTTTTTAGGGGTTTCCAGCAATTCACGCGATTTATTCTGGACTACTCTTTCAATCCAGATATAGCGCAGGGGCGCCAATAGAACCGTTGTCATTGATATTATACAAAGTGAAGTCACAAACTTCCTTGATACCGTAACGACTTAGAATATCAGCCATTTTATAGCCTCCTATAAAAATTTATTCATCCATATCAATGTTTCTAACCCAATATTTGGGTTTTACTTTTTTAGCATCAGCGCCAGCAAGTAAGCTATCAACATCAAGTTGATATTTTTCCTTTTCTTGATAGTAACGTATCAAAATTGGAACTGAAGCATAACTCAACTCTCCAAGAGAAAGTGGATTTAGTCCAAAACCCATACAACAAAGTGAAGCCAGTGATGAACCTAATTGGAGACCTTTTCCTGATTTTGCCTTCACTCTATCACGATAACGAGCTTTGGCCTTCATCCTTTTTAGACGCGGATCCTCATTTGGATTGGGAGGATCAATTTTCTTTTCGCCAAGTATCGCGCGCACTTCATTCTGAAAATTGAAAAAATTAGAATCATCAATAATCTTCAAATCATCAATTTTTTCAATTTTTTTCAAAACTTTTTCAATGTCCCCAATAATAATTTTTTTCTGCTCATAAAGAAGCGTTATGGGTTCATGAATAAAAAAGAAAAAAGCGTCATTGGTCAGTTGCCGCATTTCTTCACTATTATAAGCATTAGTAAATAATGTTTCAAAAGGCGACAACATATTGGCTAAATCTAGCCCTTTTTCAGTGAATTCATCCTCTATCTCCTCTTGAGACAAAGTAAGAATTCTTTTATATAAAGGGAATTTATCATTCCCAATTACATCTTTTATCTTGGGCGGGTATATTTTACAGAGATTATCAAAATTTTTTGGAAAGCCAAGAAAAACTCTTTCGTCAATCATATAGTGAAAAATAATATGTCATTTCATAACAAGAAATTTCATCTGTAAAGAAATTAGCAGCAAAATCTCCACCATGAACTCGACCGAGGCCATCAATATTCTTCCCGTTCAAAGAATTCTGAATTTCTCCCATTATACAAAATGGTCGAAGATTTTCATCTTTGATAATCCATTGAGTCATAGGAACAAAAACTTCAATAGCAACAGATAAATCTTCAATTTGATTATTAGCGTCATTTTGATGTCCATTCACTACTCGAATAGAAATCAAACTTTTCGCAGTTTCTTTCGGTCCAACACGAGGAACGATTTTTATCAATTTATTGAAAATTTCTTCCTGTATCTGTTTCTTTGATAAGTCCTGATTTGCTAAAGGATCTTTATCTGTATAATAAAGATATTTGAGAAGATTTTGATTTGATTGGAGTCTAGTAACAATTTTTTGAAGATAAGGCCCAATTTCTCTTAGATTTCTAATCATTTATTTCCCCTCCATTCAGCCAAAAGAAATCCTTATCCGTATCATTCTCTTGCTTCTTAGGCGCGGGTGTCAAATCAAATTCATAAACTGGGTCAATTGTTACATATTCAACTCCTTCACTTGATTGGAAGTCGTATCCTGTTACTCGATAATATTCCTGAAAAGGTTTTTCACCAACGATAAAATAATCGTCTTTTTTTATATATTGATTTCTTGGCATAATGAAGAAACTAGTCTTCAAGTTCTCTGTATAAAGAGTATCTATTCGGCTTCTTGAACGAAGTTCATCTATCAACATATTGTTTTCTTGACCATACATGTAAGCCCAACTATTTTGGGTTGAACCATCTCGCGCGGTCCAGGTCAAATAGTGAGTCATATGAAGCATAATATAACGGTTATATCCACTTGCTTTTATTCGTTCAAGATAATATACCATCCAAGGTTCTTCAATTCCATCTTTATTAGGTATCATAAGAACCGTTCCGTTTGGAATTTTTACTTCAATTTTTGTCAAAAGATAATGAAGAGCTTTTGTTTCATCTTGTTTATAGCGTTCAAAACTACCTTCAACATCGGTGTTGTTGTATTTGAAAACTGTATAATAAACAGAACGAGAAAGATATAACTCAAATTGATGCTCGCGCTTCCCTTGAAGTCGTGACTGATAATCATTGCCATAGCGATTCAGTCGCTTATTATAAATATCATAATAGTTCATCAGTCTTCCCCAATAAAGTCATACAACTAAAAATTGTATTACGAAAATATTCATAACGAAGATAACGAAGCGAAGAAATTTTAGCCAGCAAAATATAATAGTTTATCGTGCGTAAATCCTCTGGAAAACCAAGAAGCTCAGTAATAATCGAATCAAGAAATTTTTCCCACTCGCCATTCTTTTCAAATTCACACAATAAACCAAAAAGTTTGCTCTTTAGCTTGTTGATATATCCTTCAGCAAATTCTTTTTTCATGACTGCTCAGCTAACTTACGATAAGCAAAGGGCTTCCGCTTTATAGAACGATAATAAATTGCTTCTAATTGCGCGGCTGTCTTCTGCTCTGTTTTTAGCATCTGGTCAAACTTATCAAGAAGATTCGCTTGAGAAAAGTCTCTTTCCTCGTAAAGAGGTTTTACATTTTCCCAGCAGAGAATGGTTCTATTGAGCCATTCTACTTTCATATAACAAGCTAAAATTTGAATTTCTTCATTATCTAAATCTTCAATGAAACCTTCGTTATTCCATTCAAGAGATTTGCGCGGGAACTTGAAACGAGTGACGGCGCCAGTTAGAAGTGTTTCTAAATCAGTCTCTAATTCTTCCTGTGACCATCCTTGCCACTCATCCTCTAAAATCTTTGACAAAAAAGCTTTATATACTGTTTGTAAAGGAGTCGCCATTTATTAGCCCTCCTTAGCCTGCCTATTTAGTTCAATCGCTTTTAGAATATCCTTTTCACAAGCTTCTTTGATAATTTGTGCTTTTTGAAAATCTCCTAGCTCGTTATAAATAGCATAATCAGATAGCGCAAGCATTTGCTCATATGTAAGCTTTTTGATAAATGCTTTGAACTCATTGATTGGCATAACCGTCATCGCGCGCTTCATTTGAGGCTCTTCTAGTGGAATTAGATTGACTGGTTCTGTAGCGTCTTCTGGTTCAAGCCCCAGATCTTTCTTTACTTGAAGGTCATCAATATAAAGCATTCCGCTTTCTATCATATAACGGAAGCCATAATCATACATCATCTCTTGCAAAAGTTCACTATCCACTGTAAAAGATGATCCGCGTGCAATTAGTTCACGACGGAAATTCAAGTCTGGAATTTTTACCAAAATTGGACCAGAATACTTACTAATAATTTTTACCTTAGACATTATGAATACTCCTTTTACTCCAAAATTTAGAAAAAGATGGAGGAGGAGCTACCTCCCCCATCCATTATATATCGTAGGGATTTATCAAAGATTGACGTATGGGTTCTCGTAAGTTTGCTTGATACCGGCATTTTTATAAATACCCCAGTTATGATGAGCAAGAATAGCACAGCCCATCTTTTGCTCAGCATAAATTTCGGTAGAGCCATCACGGTTCTGGTAGTCACGAATTAGAGAGCCACCTTCGAGTCCAACCTTGACAACCTTCTCACCGCCAGTGGGAAGAACATAAGCAATCTGTGGGTCAATCCAGGTCTTCTCATTGCTCTCGTCAATAAAGGACTGACGAATTTGAACGACTGGGCAACCGCGGAAGATATTGATGTAACCAGTATTATGAATAGCATCGATATCTTGAGGATGATAAATGCCTTTGGTGGTATTGGCAATACCAGAAACAATGGCGTCAGCACCCATCGCACCAATGAACTCAGGAGGAGCAAAAATAGCAACGCCATTGCCATACGCACGAACAACATTGACTAGCTTGACCATCTCCTCAGCATCCCAAGAAGAAGCGTTAACCTTATTAGCGGCAGGACGAGCAGAGGAACTGATAGCTGCACGGAGGGCTTTATAAACCTCATAATAAACAGCGTCAGTTAGACCCTCATTTAGAATAGCCATACAGTCGGCTAGAGACTCCGCGCCGTCAGCAACACGTTGTAGGTCAACAGAGACACCGCCACCAACATTGTGCATATTGAGTGTAAAGGTGTCAGAATCAAGACGGAAAGTCTCATAAACACCATTGATAGCAGCCTGAGTTAGGAACTTCTTGGCGCGTAGCTTGCCCTTACGGACCTTGAACATAACCTTCTCGTTATTCTTCGTGATTTGGACATCAGCAAAAGCGCCAATGGCATCAATAACATTTGCAGGAAGAATTTCATTATAGGCCTTCATGACAATTTCATAAATGTCATAACGATTCTTCATAAACTGATTATAGGAGCCCATTAGCTCGCTAAGACCATCAGCAAAAGCGGCCTGCATATCAACTTCCTTATTTGCATAAGTGGCAGGCACAGTACCCTTTACGGCGTGAAGGGCAATTTCTTGTAGTTCAGCAATAGTCATTTTATTACCCTCCTATTACACATCTAAAACTTGTAGCTTTACGCCCCTCTGACCGTCGGGCATAGTGCCATACTCAACAACCTTTAGCTTTAGACCAACGGTAGGAGCAGTAGAGGTCAAACAAACAGCACCAGTACCATCAGCCTTACCATAAACAGCAGCAGTCTTACATGCCTTTAGTGCAGTAATGAGGGCGTCTTCATTAGTATATTCTTCGTCAGAATAGCAAATAGTGTTAGTATGCCACTTGTCGCCAACGGCTGGATAACCTAGACGAGGTAGGAAGTCATCAGAGCCATTTAGCTTGAAATTCTTTAGACCAGGCATTCTCTCGTCATACATATGCTCAGTAGAATAAACCAGAGCGAGAGGAAGAGAATTGTCAGTAGCAAACTTTACAGTGCGGTTAGCCTCGTCAACAGCAAGAATCATACCATTCTCAACTGGAACAGAAGCAAAATTGGTAGCATCGGGCGCGCACTGAGCCACGATACGTCCATCACGACGGAAGGCAACGTTGTTTAGCTCAACCTGGCCATAACCGTCGATTACTAATCTCTTAAGAGCCATTTTTTAGTCCTCCAAAAATTTATTACTTTACATAACGAGCAAGAATCTCGTCGATGCCATTCTTCTGGACATCTTTGCGTAAATAACCATTATCCTTTTTCTCATAGAAAGAGAAATTTGTTTTCTTCAGTTCATAAGCTAATTCTTTATCTAGGTCAGCGACAGAATATTCTGCTGCCTTCTCACGATAAGTATCAAGAATTTCTTCAGAAAGCTTGTCCTGATACTCTGTGAAAACCGCATTCTTCTGTTCTGCTTCGATGGATAGCTTATACTGTTTTAGTCCTTCATTTTCAGCAGTTAGACTTTCAACTTTTTGATGTTCAAGTTCATAATTTGACTGAATTGCAGACTTCTCTGTATTCAAAGTTGCAACCGTAGTATTTAGCTCGTCAATTTTGAGTTCAAAACCAGAAATTTTTTCAGCATTTTCTTGCGCGTGCTCAAGACTTTCATTTACAAGCTCATACGTTCCGCCATTGAGGTCGCGCAATGTATCAAGAGTGGTCTTTTCCTTTTCGGTAACATCGACAATATAAACGCGGACTCTTTCACCAAGAGCTACACTATCGGTCTCATCATTTTTAGTATAATAAACACGTTCATACTGTGCAAGTTCGTAATTATAAGTCAAAGCATAATCATCAAAAATATCACAAATGGCGTAATTGATAGTCCAATTGCCTTCTTCATTGTAATTTGGATTTAGAAGAGTCCAAATAGCATCATGCTTCTGACTATCAGAAAGTTTGAAATTTATCTGAGGCATTTCTTTTTGTCCTCCTTTTGAATATGTCATTTCAATCTCTTGAATTTTCTTTACAACTTCTTCAATATTTTCCTGTAATTGGAAAAAAGCCGCGCCTTCAAAACATGGCTCAACATCCTTCCCTAGGACTTGAAGTCCTAAGAAACATCCTTCGTCAAAAACAATATATTGTTGACCATGAATAATTTCTCTGTGGTATTGTAAGGAAGGTTCATAAAGTTCCATTGATTGTGCTTTACCAATAATATCGCTGGCTTCTTTATAAAGTGCAGTAAAAATTAGGACATCAACACAAGCATATGTGCGCACAACCCCATCCTCATCTTCATGTTCTTCCCATTGAAGATGTGGATTTTCTGGCACAATACCATAAATTCGTCCTTCAGAACGCCGCGCGCCATGGTCAGTAAAATCATCATATTCATAAATACCTTTGACTGGCGCGTAAGCTATTGTTGACAGAAGTTTTTCAGAAAACTCATCCGTTATATAAGTGCCATTACGGTTGCCGTATTTATAAAAAATACGGCACCGTCCTTTTGAAAGCACGTCATTATACTTTTCTAATTTCCCATAAACGGAGACAGGAAACTCGAAATTATTCATCGGTCTTCACGCCTCCTTGCTTATTGATTGATTCTTCTTTCTGAATCGTTGAAGGAGCTTTTTGTTCTGTCGTTTTTGTGGGACGTCCAGGGTCATTTCCAGCTGACTCAGTATAAGAAGAAGCAAGAGGAATTAGTTTATCACGAAGACCTAGTGCTTCATTTTCTAATTCCTTTATTCCAAGAAGTTCTCTTTGTCCAACACCAATCGCGATAGACGGCAATAGATAGCTATATCCAGCTTGCGCGAGCTTCATGGAATCAGTAATAAATTCAGATTGATTGTAATAAGTAATTGGCAGAATGGTATATTTGAAAGAGATATTCGTATTTCCAAAAAGTCCATTCACTAAATCGGTAACAAAGCGGGCAATTTTATTCATAAGTATCATCATAAAGGACATATCATTACGAATAGAATTGTCAAGAGCTTGTGCTCCCGTTGGTGAGAATAATTGCGCACTGACACTAGCTTCAGCATATACATTTTGAAGCATCTTTTCCAAATTATTAGAAACTGCATCTGAAGATGTTTTAGAAACAATTGAATCAACATCAGCATATGTAGTCAATACTGAGACATTCTTATTTCCAGCCATCATCTCGACTGTGCCAGCGTGCATTTCAACCGCTTCCTCTGGTTCAAATAGAAGTGAACCATCTTGAAGATGAGGGATTTTTTGAATTAGAATTTTTCTAATTTCGTCCAAATCTCTTTCTCTCTCGGTATTTACTGCTTCGTCATATTGGATTGTTGCGGGAATTGTAGAAAGAAAGAGTGGGGCACCATCCTCGGTAAAAGAGAAGCAAACTCCTAACTCTGAAGGCACCTTTACCCACGAGCAAGTTTCCCTACCTTTTGCATATCGACGATAGTACTTACTAATTACTGATGGGAAAAGAGATAATTCTTCTTCTCTCTCTTCTTTATCAGTAATTTGAGAGAAATAAGTAACATCAAATTCAATTATATCTCTGCCATATATATCCTTATAGCATGAACGAGAGAATTGCGCAGGCAAATCAAGAAGAACCAAATCATTCTTATCAAGCCTTTGAATGACGCCATAATAGCATCCGTCAATAAGTGCGCGCAATGCCACTTTTGTCTCGAATTCCTCCAGATGAAGCTTGTCTATATAATTCAGAGCATTATAATAACGTTTTTGAATGTGGTCGGCGGAGAGTTGTTTGCCATACGCCGGGACTGGCGCCAGCAATCCGGCCCCTTTCATCAAGGTAGCATAATACAAAAGAATTCTCTTATAAAGCCCATCCAGCGAAAAATAATTTCGAGATAAAATTCGTTGTTCTGCTAAAGAACCAGAACTAATAATTTCATCTATCTCCTTCAAGGAATATTTGCGCAATCTTCGAGAAGCTCGCGCGCCAGATAGATAATCATAGCCTCCATAGGCCTCTCGGCTTTTGGCTACCATTTGTTCTCGCGCGCGGGAAAAGGAGGAAATATCGCGCGCGGTTTTTACTTTGTTTTGTTGATTTTCCAATTAGGTTCCTCCTGTAAAGAATACGAGTTTTCTTTTATTGAGACCTCGTTTCCTTTGTCGTTTTTGTTCTTCTTCCTCTATTTCTTTGATGCGCCAAAGGCCATAAGCAAATGAATAGTATTTATCATCTGGGAACCGAGTATTGATTGGTTCAAGGACGATATCATTGCCCGTTTGCTTTGCACGAAGATTTCCCATTTCATTGAAAAGTTTTGTCGTATTTTCGTGCGGGATAAGCCGTTCCGCACGTTCTTTCATAGACATCTTCTGACCTTTTTTTGTGGCAAGAAGTGAAGCGCGCGCCTCTTGTTCAGAAATCAAGAAACGAACAAGGCCACTATTTAGACGAGCATAAGCGTTGCCATTGATTTTTGATTTCAATGGGCCATTTGCTTTCATTGAGTATAGAATTGGAATACAATTTTTTGGTTGAATTTTTTTATAATTATCATCATTGAAAAAGCCGTAAGCAGGAAGTTCACGTCCTCGGCCATCAATATGAGTTTTTATCATTTCGTCTGCGATGCCTAACACTTTTATTTCTTCTACATAAGTCGTTACTTTATGTACGTTCTTTACAGAACTGCTGTATATTTCTATACAGGTGAGACTATATCTTCATTCTTATGAATGTTTCCCATTTCGAGCGACTTCGCCTACTCTCTTTCGAGATAGTCGTTGAACGTTATTCAACATTACATAGAATTTCTTTCCAAGTCTTCTTGTTTCTTATTAGCCCGATAGTATCTGGATGAACTCCAAATTCTTTGCTCAAAGAAACATTACTTTCTCCATCCCAACTTCTGTGATAAATTTCAAGAACTTGTTCAGGGGTCAATTTAGAAGCTCCATTGGTTTTTGTCCGAAGCCCATTTGCCATTGCATGATGAATATTTTCTTCACAAGTAGTCCATTCAAGATTTGACAAGCAATTATTTTTCTTATTTCCATCTACGTGATTTACTTGTAATTTTTCCATCCCCTCAATTGGGCAAAAGTTTTCCATGATTAGTCTATGGACAGAATAACGATGAACTTTTTTTGGTGGCAAATCAATTGAGCATAAGCCCACTTTCATATAACCATTTTTATCTTCTGACTGTGATAAAAATTTTTTAGATTTATCACTCCAAACCCTTCCATCATCTGTTACATAGTAATCAAATTTCAAAGGATACTTGCAAATTGAGACTAGTTTCATTTCCATATATACTCCTCCAAAAAAGGTGTCTTTGTTGAATCTTCGCTGCTGATTGCCCTCGCCTTTATGTTAGGGGTTCCCAGCAATTAGAGAAATTTTACTTGAGCATAGGTGTCTACCCAAGCCATTAGTGTCAATAAGGACTTCGCGCGGATTATATCTCTCAATTAGGAGTTTTATATCAATTGCCTGTTGAGAGAAAGTTTTAGTTTCCGCTTGACGACCTAGAACATAGATATTTACTACTGTTGAATAGTATTTGCCATTTACTTTATTGACTCGAAATACTGTTGCTACTGTACTATCGTGAATTCTACCAATATCTATCGACAGTAAGTAGAAAACATTTGGATCGTCTTTATATTTTTGATGCCACTCTGGATTTTTTTTCTTTCTGTATTTAGAAAGTTTCTCAAAATCATACCAAGCTTCACTGCTTCCGCCTTCCCAAATTCCTAAAAACTCTGCTGCGAAAGTAGCTTCGTTGTAAGAGGATGAGAATTTTTGACGTTCAACAAAGGCTTTGTCTACCAGGCCATGCATTGCTGGCAATCTATAATCAAGTCCCATCACAAAAGCGTGCGCCGGGTCAATTATAGCCTGTATCATTGTCTCACAAAGTAACGCGTAAGCATAAGACGATTTAGTGCCCGCAGAAGTGCCACTAATCATTTGCTGATTTACAGCTTCATATGGATTTACAAGGCCAAGTGCATTGCGACGGGAAACATTCAATTGAGGAATAATAATTTCACTAACTGCGTCTTCGTCAGCATCGCGGGTCTCGTCGAGGAAGATTGAGTGGCGTCTTAATCCTCTAGACGAATCCGTGGCGCCCTCGACAGTAAATAGCGAACCATTTTTGAAATAGGCTTCGCCCACGTCTTTTGACAAGTTGATGTGAGGTTTACCCATAAAAACTTCGAGTTCTTTTTCGAGAAGCGGCCAAATCTTTAGTATCTCAGCTATCTTTTCTTTGAAGATTTTTACGCCTTGTGTTTTGACTGGCGCGATGAGAGAACATTTGTGGCCAGGAATGAAAACGCATTGTAAAAACATTCCTAGAACAGAAAGAAAAGATTTAGAGGCTGCGCGTGTTGCTGTTATATAGACTTGATTATAACGCATCAGAGACCTCAAGAAGCATCGCTGATACGGAAATAGATCAAACTGGCTATTTTCCGGTTGGATTGTGTCTAAGTATACGTCAGGGTATACGGTATAAAGCTGCGTCAAATCCGCAAAAAACTTTTCATTACGCAATAAAAAGTCTTCAGTAACTTCAACGCCTTTTTCAAGTAAAATACCATCTCGATAGATACGATTATCTTGAAGAAAAGGAGAAGTGGGCGGGCGCAATTGAATTACATTACTCATATGCCCATCTCTCCTTCTGTTTCAAAGTCTTCACTATCATCATCTTTGAAAACTTCTGCTTCGTAGAAGTCTGCGTCGAAATCTTTTTGCTCTGTCTCATAGAAGTTTTCGCTTTCTTGGACATTTTTGAGAGATTGGAGGCGCGCGGTAATTTCTTCACTTAGACTACTTTCATTTACATAGAGACGCTGGTTCCAAGCTTGAATATTTTTGATAGTCTCATCGATAACATCACGTGTCGCGCCATCGTAGAATTTATTTTGATTTCCGCGCTTTTCAAGCCAAAGTGCCAACTCACCAAAGCTATCAAAGTCACGCGCGTTCTTTATATTTTTAGGTGTGAACTCAGCGGTTTTGACTAGCTTGTCATAGGTTGCCATAAATTTATCGACGTCTTTATCTCCCGCGCGGATGCGACTATCAATCTCATACGAAACTTTACAAAGTTTTTGAGCTTGGTCAATTTGAAGAGCGCCGACTACATTTTGAGACATCAAAAGCCCTTGGTAAAGGTTTTCAAGATAATCGAGAGCTTCTTCATCGTAATTCGCGCCCCACCGCGCGCGCAGCTCATCGAAATGCTTCTCCTTCAAAAGCGGAATCTCTTCTTCCACTAGACCGACTGCTTTTAGTTCTTGATATTGCTTGAAATAAGAATCCCAGCCAAGTCCTTCATAGTCTTGCGAAGCAAAAACTTTGGAGTAAGCTGCCCACACACTATCAGGAGAATTGAGTTCGCGCAATCTCTCCCATTCTTTTACAATAAAGGGAATATCGGCCCATTGGCACAACTTATCAATAAAGCCCCAATCAAAGTCGTGTTCGCGCAACATCGAAGTAACGCATGAATTACAAAGTGGAAGATGGTGGTCGGGATAGAATTCGCTGTGAGTGAAAGCGAAATCCTCTTCTGGTTGTTCTACCTGACATCGCGCGCACCGTTTTGAGAGAAACGAACGCTTAGGGCGAGGAATTTGAGGAATTACTGGCATTTGGAGGCCGCCTCCTCTTCAAGGGCCGCGCGCATTTCTTTATTGTCCTTTTCTACGCGGCGCAGCACTTTTATAAATTCTCGTTTTTGCTTTCGCCCCATTTCCCCGAAAGCAACAACCGTATCAATAAACACATCCTCAAAAGGACGGTGATCGCGCGCATCCGTAGTCAGCGGAACATTGAGAAGATTGGTAAGCCCCAAAAACTCCTCTACTTCCAGCGACGCCGCGCGTGCGACAAACTCGTTTACTAAATCTAGTTTCAATTTTTCCTCCTTTCGCGCAACGCTTTTCCGCAAGCTTTACAACGGGGTGAAAAGCCATCTGAAGATTTTGCTTTGCGCATAAAGTAATCTGGAGTCCTAAGTAGCGTGCGCGCGCAATCCTTACACGTTTTGAAGTTTTCGGGGAAAAAGATTTCACATGTAACTTGGTAGTGCGCGGACGCCGCTGCGGCTATTTTTGGCAATATCTTTTGGCGATAAAGAGTTGAAATATAATTTTCGCCATAGGACTTGCCGTATTTTGATGCTATCTTCTCTACAATTTTAGTGTTGGTTTCGTGTGCGATCTTCGCGCGCAATATATCGAGGTAGAGAGGCGAAAGTCGTGCGAGTTTTTGGTAATAGGTAAAAGTGGAAAAAAGGGCTTGAAGGCCTTCATCAGAGTTTTGGTCTGGCAAAAGCTCGGAGTAAAGAGAGATAAAAGAAGCGAGGTGCGCGGGGTCACGGAAATCAAATGAGTTCGGCGCTTTTGGGGGTTCACGCCAGATAGTTTTGGAGAGAAGCTTTTCTTCGTCTGGGGTTAGAGTACCAGGAGTTGGAAACTCACCGGAGGAAGGGAAAATTTTTGGGGCCAGTTGAATTGGGAGGTCTCCGAGTGGAAGAATGGGGATGTCTGCGTTTAGGAGTGGAGGAGGCGCTGGGTCCTGGGCGATAGTGGGGGTGTGGCGTTGGACTAGAGGGGTTGTGTATGTGTCACGCCATGGGTATTGTTCAGAGCGTTTTTCAATTAGAAGTTTTCGCTTTTTTAGATAGGCGTATTCGGTTAGGGACTGGGCGTGCGCGCGGATTTCTTCTACTTCCGCCGAAGTAAAGCGTTCGAGCAGTTGACTGCGAGGGGGTTCCGTCGTTTTTCCGATGAAGTTTTCGTAGAAGCGGGTTTCGAGGTCAAGCGTATCAATTTCGCGCCAAAGGTCTTCAAGGTGCGCGAGCACATAGGGAGAAGCGAGAGAGCGAGCTTCTTCACGAGAAAAGACTCGACGCGTTTTTTGAGTTTTTGGAGCGACGTAAGGAGAAGTAAGACGCGCTTCGAGGAAAGTAGGGTTTTCTCGTAACTCGTCAAGAGACTCGACTTTTTTTTCTTTCTTTTTCCAATAGGTTTCTAATTCGATGGCTTCATCAGAATTCTTATCTCCCCATAGAACATAGTCGGCCATTAGCTTTAGTTCGGATGAAGTTGGCGTAAACGCCAGGGAATCTAGGTATTTTGTTAGGAAGACTTGACGTTCTTCTGCCGAAGAAAGCGAGAAGTCTAGCTGTAAGCGATTTCGTTTAGGCATTTCTATTTTCTCCTTTGCGCCCAAAATCAAGTTTTGGGCGCATTTTTCGTTCCTTTCTAATTTAGATTATACGGGAATTTGGGGGCAAAATCAAATTTCAGTTTCTAATTTCAGTTTCTAATTTCAGTTTCTAATTTCAGTTTCTAATTTCAGTTTCTAATTTCAGTTTCTAATTTCAGTTTCTAATTTCAGTTTCTAATTTCAGTGAGAAAAGTTGCGAGGCCCCGAAATGTAACGCGTCATAGAAAAAGTAAAATTACTAAATGTACCCCGGTCTATATTTTGTCATGTCAAACGACAAAACCCACCCCGTTATACGCCATTCTGCGGTTCGTCATTCTGCACAAGAACCTACTATATAACATGACTTGAGTTTGTTGAAATTGACGGAATATTATATGACAAACTGGTGAAAAAAGTTGTTGACATTCTTAGACGCTATTGCTATAATAAGAGCGTAAACAAAAACAAAACATTGACAGCGGGACAGACCGCGGAAAGGAAACTAAAATGACAATTGAAAAGTATGGTTACGCCGACAGCGATTGCGGCCGCAACGGTAAAGCTTTTGAGCGTCTCTGCAAAGAAAGATTGCATATGCAGTCTAAAGTGGCAGCGCCCGGTCGTACGGATATGCGCCGGGCCGCGCAGTGCTATGAAGTCAAAACCGGAGCAGGCGAGCTTGGCAAGTTAGGTGACAAGCTGGTCAAGGGGTCGCGTTATGTGATTTATTGCCCGGTCATCAATCCCGATAAAGAATTGACAGAACAGAAAGCCTATGTTATGACACGCGACACTTTCCTTGAAGTGCTTACAGAGGCTAGACTTCTCCGTGAAAAGACTTCTACCAACGGTGAGCGTAAAGTGACAATTCAAACGTTTTGGAACAATAAGCTGAACGCACCGCACGGCAAGAAGTATTTCAAGTTACTTGACATTCTTGAATTTTCTGTGTCTGCGGGGCGGGCAATGCCGTTTTCCGAATGGCTGGACAATGGGTGGGCGCTCTAAGCGCCCAGCCCCGTAAAATGAAAGGAACTATAAGAAAAAGTCGCATCAGGCGACATCGTAACCATAGATGAAAATGGAACTAATATTGGCGGGTGGCGCAACCTAAGATGGAATGCGTAATCTAAAATGACATGACGCTGAGCTATCGGCATGACGGGCAGAAAGGAATATAAAATGAAAAAAACTATTACTTTAGCTGACTTCTGCGACTATGTCGCGTATGCTTACCCCGAATACGTTTATGACGATGAAACGGGCGCTGAATGGGTGTATGACAATTCTAATTATGAGAACGACGGCTGCGGCCTCTATGTCAACTCTGCAACAGGTGAAGTCCTCTTTCCCGATGAAATTGAAAAATGGTATGTCAAGGGACTTGAGTTGACAAGAGACCATGAAATCATCGTTTATGTAGGAAAAGACGCGTAAAGCGTCTTTTCTTTTATCAATTGATGTCACTTTACATGACATCACCCGGTCACGTCTAAAAGCAATGTAGTATGACTTTTAGACGTGACTCGTCTAAGTCATCTTATGTGACTTTTATTCATTTTTAGACGGAGTTCGTCTAACTATTAGACGCCATTCTGCCATGTTAGAGGACTTGACTTTTCACTATTATGTGATATAATATAGGCAAGGACGGCGGAAAATGAATATTGCCCGAAGTTTATTAGAATGACGCATAACATGGAAGGAGTAATATATTATGACAGTTTTGGTAGAACATGACAACGGCTTCAGGGGCCCAACATGGTATCAGCGAAGACAACATTGCTACTTTGAATGAGCTGCCTTCTCTCATCCAAAGCTACATACAAGTTGGAAGCTGCGTTTATAAGCTGACAATTTTACCAAATCTAGAAGGAAAGAGCTGGACTTGAGCCAGCTCTAACTTCTTAGACGTAATTCGTCTAAAAAATTTTCTTGACTTTTTCAAAAAATTCTGATATAATGTAATCAAAGAAAGGAGAAAACAATGCATACTTACTTTATTCAGAATTTGGAAACCTTTGAATGCTCAATGATTTTTGGGCTAACTTTTGTGGACGCAATGCGCCGCGCGAACCTTTGTATTGGAGATTGGATTTGTTATGCGCAAGTCTATGAAGACTAAAAAGTTTTTTGGAAATTTCTTTGGTGTAATTGGAATCCTTGTAATTCTTTGGCTTATTTTTTCTTATTTCAATGTAATTTTCGCGCGGCCATATCTCGCAAATTGGAATATTTTCAAAATTTTTGAAGGTGTGTTTTTGAAATGAAAGTTGAAAATATTACCATCAAAAGACGGCAGATTTCTTTTTCAGACAAAGAACTTATTGATATCAATAATGCGCGGCGTTGGTTGAGAAATGCGTTGCAAATTACACAGACAAAGAATTACAAAGAGCCGTTGATGAATTAGAAAATGTTTTGAATAATATCGAAATTCAAGACAATGGCAAATACTACGTTTTTAGCGAAGAAATTTGGAGAGATGACGCATAACGCGTCATTTCTCTTCCAGAAAATTTTAGACGTTTTCCGTCTAAATAAAATCCTTGATAAAATCAAAATTCTATGATATAATACAAATACCAAAAGAAAGGGGAATAAAAAATGACTACTATTACAAAATATGTTTGCGGCATCTGCGGGGGGTTTTTGACAATGAAATTGAATGCCAGGGACACGAAATTTTAGAAAAAATCGGTAACCATCTCAACGGCGTCATCCTTTTTGATGGGAACAAGCATGTTCTTTCTTTTGATACTGTAATTGCTAGTTTTTATGATGAGGTTTTTGGAATTTATATTGAAGATGAAAGCGCAATCCCTTTTATCGAGGAATTTTTCAGATTCTGTGAAATTATCTCTCCATGGAGTGCCGACGGCGGTTGTAATCGAAAAACGACGGGGCTTTATCTTTATGACGAAGAACATTATCGTTGGTATCTTCCTGCTGATAAAATTGAAGAATTGAAAAAAGAAATGAAGGAATACGGAGTTGACGCGTAATGCGCCAACTCTTTTTCTACATCAATTTAGACGTTTTTCGTCTAAAAGTTTTTCTTGATTTTTTCAGAAAATATAGTATAATATAGATAGTTAGAGGAAAGAATTTCAGAAAATTTTACAAAAATAATTTCCAGAAATTTTGAAATTCCTCTTGACAAACGGCGCGAAACGTGCTATAATAATTACGTAATCAAGAGAAGATGGTTGTGGGTGGGTTAGGAAAAATCTTCTTTATTGATACTATTTCCTTTTGATGGTTGGAGAAAATAGTGCCTCCTTTCTTTTGTGTTTTTGTTTTGTTTACATTGAAATGCGCGGGCAGCCATCACCGCGCGTTTCTTCTAGTGGGAAATTAGACGTTTATCGTCTAAAAAAGTTCTTGACTTTTTTATTTTTTTTGTGTTATAATTTAGTTACCAAATAAAAGAAAAGGAGATTCTCAAATGGATTATAAAGCACTTGAAGAAATGTACGGCGGTATTCCTGAAAATACCGAAATGGACAAACTCATTGACTACTTGAAGATTTACCCACCGGAAAAGTATACTTATTCCATCACCGAATGCTGTGGCCGTCCTCAAGTTATTTTTATGGACTCCCAGACTGGGGAACGCGTAGCCGACTGCGTGTGCCATAGCGGAAGTTATGGACACGAGCGCGGACTGATTGAAGCAATGGGCGCGCCGCTTGTCAATGAAAAAATTGGAGATGATGTCGAAGGGTGGTTGACTGCGGTTGATATTCTCTCAAGAATTTGTGAACTACCTCCTGATGATATTTTGAAAATCGTAGGAGAGGACGCGTAAAGCGTCCTCTTTTCTTTTAGACGTCCATCGTCTAAACTTTTCTCGCGCGAAGTCATCTTGTATGACAAAATTTCTAAAATTTCTTCTTGACAACAAGACTCTTTTGTGCTATAATTAAGGTACAAAAAAGGAAAGGAAAAGATAATTATGACAAAGCATTATCTGTTTGAAGATTCCGCAACTGGTGAAGAATTCATTATTGGAGCTAATTGTGTAACTGATGCCAGCGTAATCGCAAGTGAGTATTTTGAAGAGCCACACTTTGTATGCCGGTTGACCGAATTTGAGGCTGAGGCAAGCGGCCTAGATGAATACTAAGCGAAGAAATACAATAAAGGGGGAATTTCTCCTCTTTTTTATTAGACGTTAGTCGTCTAAAGCTTTCTAAACTAATGTCATCTTATATGTCAAAATTTCTAAAATTCTTCTTGACAAAAAAAGAAAACTATGATATAATTTAGATACAAAAAGAAAGGAGTTTTGAAATGAAAAAAATTATTAGTTTAGATATGGACGGCACAATTGTCGATTTCTACGGCGTCGAAAATTGGCTTCCGAAAATTCGCGCGCATGACGCAAGCCCATACAGAGACGCGCGCGCACTTCTCAATCTTTCAAGACTGGCGCGACGTTTGAACGCAGTTCAGCGCAAGGGATGGAAAATTCGTGTCGTATCATGGGGAAGCAAAGACCGCGACGAAAAATTTCTTGAAGATGTCCGCCGCGCAAAAATTGAATGGCTTTCGCGCCATTTGAAAAGCGTTCATTTTGATGAAATTTGTATTGTTCATTACGGTACACCAAAAAGTGAAGTTGGCACGTTACGCGGCGGTTTTCTTTTTGATGATGAAAAGCCAAATCGGGAAGAATGGACACGCGCGGGAATGACGGCATATGACGCGACAGAGATTTTTGACTTCCTTCATTCGATTGGGTGACGCATAAAGCGTCACCTTTTTCTGTTTTTGTCTTAGACGTGAACCGTGTAAAAAAAACTATTGACAAATCAAGATTCTTATGATATAATCTAGTTACAAGGTTGGA